TTGAAAACCGTTGTGCTGCGAGGCACCCGGGGTTCGAATCCCTGTCTCTCCGCATTGTGATGAGAATCAGTTTATCATGTACACTATGGATAAACTGATTCTCTTTTTTTATAGCTGATAATCTTAGAGTTAGCCTGCTCTAAGTCCGATAAAACCCTGTACACTTTGGGTCGGAAAAGCAGTGTGATGGCTGAAGTCAGTTTTTGATGTGCATTGTTTGTGATAAGCATGGCGCACATTACTAACTGATAAAAAGCAATGTTATGATCACGATTAATTATCAGACATTCGGAAACAAAGGTTTCCAGCTTAGATTAAGACTCTACCAAAGTGGTGAGACCAAATTTATCAATGTGACGAAGCTCTTGAAAGGTGCCATCCAAAAACGTCACTGGAACCAGAGAAAACAGCTTTTTATTCCAAGCTGTCCCTTTAGTGATGAAAATAATGCAATGCTTGTCCAATTCCGGCAAAGGTATGATGAAATGGCAATCAACTGGACCGGAAGCGTGTTTGGTATGATTGCTGCCATGGATGATACTCCGGCCCCATCAGAAGCCATGACAGTTGCCGGATTCATTCAGGTGATAGTTGGCAGACTGAATGAAAAACGACATGCGGACGGTACAATCAAAGGAAGTTTTGAAGGGTATGAGAAATTGGAAAGACGCATTAAAGAGTTCTGCAAGTATAAAAAAATCAAGTATTCAAAACTGCTTATCTCAGAACTTACAGCCAATACCATTAACAACCTATTGGAATGGGTTGAGAAAGTGCGTAAAGGCAAAGGGCGCATATATATTTCCAAGATGCTTCATGCCATGATAGCGAAAGCGGATCAGGACGGGTACTTAAAAGCGGATGACTTTAAAAAATGTAACTGGGTGCAGAAAGCGAAGGGCAGTTCTCAGAAAAGTAATACGCTTACGGAAGAACAATGCAAGAAGTTTTCTCAGCTTAATCTTGATGAAATCTCTTGTTCTCCATTAAATGAATTGTACCGGGATTTTTGCCTGTTTATTCTTTATACGGGGCAATCCGCCTGTGATGCCATATCTCTTAAATATTCTGACATTAAGAAAATTGGAGGTGTTAGTCATTTCGTATTTAAACGAAGGAAAATAGCCGATAAACAAATCGTACCTTGCACTGTTCCAATCAATGAAGAACTTGATAGAATCATGCTCCGGTGGCGTCATTTAGCTAAGGACGGGTATATTTTCCCTATTCGTAACAAAGAAAAGTTGCGGACACAGGGGACTAATAATGGTGACATTAAACACTTTATAGGAAAGGTAAACTACTGGTTGAAAAAAGTGGGCAAAGCTCTCGGGTGTACTTTTCCGTTACATACATATACGTTTAGACATACCGCAATTACTCATTATATAAGTAAGGGTGTGCCGGTCATATATGTGGCGAATATGATGGGCACAAGCGTAGATAATTGTGAAAAAATATACTACAATAATCAGGGTGATACATCCAGCCGGAATAAGGTGCTGGCGGCTATGAGATTTTGAGTATTATATATGTTTTTCAGTTTTAGATTGATAAATTCAGTTATTTGTTGTTCTTTTGCAATATCAGTAATATTGCTGACAATTTTTAGATATTATAGAAATGAATTATTTAGTTATTATTTATTATGTTGTAGTTACAGGAGATAGATTTTCAGAATCTCTGAGTGTAAATAAAAGTATTCATGCTGTTTCAGCAGATGAAGCAATAGGAAAAGCGTGTCGTTTATTCATTGATGAGCATGGTGATAATTATTTCATCGCACGAATAGATGTTATGAAAAATGAGATTATTGCTAACGATTAGAATAGAGAAGTTGACAAATAAAAGATTGGAGGACTACACTGAGTGGTCCTCTCTTTTTTTAAGAGGGCTTAGTGCGAATGTATTTTAACAAGTGAAATATACGTTCAAAGGTAAACGATTATCGTGAGGTGGAACTGAAGAGAGATAGATTATTTTTTGCTATTTGTTGATTTTTTGATTGTGTATTGATATATTTGAATTGGTTAGCGTCCACTGTACCTGAGTGACAGCAAAAGATAAGCTAACTAAAGCTGTTAAGGCAGCTTGAAAATAAAATATTATTATGTTTAACAATGAAAATTTTATTTAGTAAAAAAACAGAAAAGAATGAAGTGAATTTTGAGTTTGACACGAATAATAGTAGTGGCGTCTCAGTAGAAAAAGATGTAATGAGCTGGATAATAAACTTTATCCTTTGGTTGACAACTGTAATTTCCATAGTGAAATACCTACTTATTCCTTTGTTGTAAGGGGATAAAGTAAAAGGAGGGTGACTTGACAGTTAGCCTCCTTTTTTTAATCAATTCTAATCACAAATCTATATCTACCTCTTTCTTGCTTTAGCCATACATTGTTGACGCCCCCAACATTCAATAAACGAATTCGGATTATTGGGGTTTAAAAATGTTTTAAAGGCACGTTTGAAGTGCTTCATTTGTGTATAAGCGTTTTCATCTAAACTTGCCCATATATCTATGTACACAGAATCAAAAACACCTTTTAATTGACTTCTTGCTTTTTGATAATCAAATACATCATAGTTGAATACTGATATTTTATCATGCACTGGAAGGTATTGCTCGGCCATCTTCCACAAATTGATAAGATTGATATTCTTTTCCCATATTGAGATATGTTTTATTTCACCATTCTCTATCTTAGGTATTAAGTTTTTCGTTAGTAACCCGATTCCCAATCCTCCTATCAGAACATTCCCGTGAGCCTTATCTACAAACTTTTGGTTGGTATTCATTTCGTATGGCGTATCAGACATTACTAACTCGCCGGCTATGATTAGCTTGACGTATTTGCCAGGTGATATGAAACTAATAGGATTTGAACAATGCCGTAAATTAAACCACCTTGCATCAGTATTTGTAACTTCAAATAATTTTATGGTTACATCGTTCATTGATAATTCATCATTATTACCAAAATGACTTATCGCTTTTTTCCATTCTTTACATACTCCATCCATTGTTATTGTTTTAAGATAAATACATATATCCTTTAGTAACTTTTAGTGCTTCTTCTTCTGTATCAAACATTAATGTTGATTCATTCTCATGGCCATAACAGATAGATTTAACCCTTATCCACCATTTGTAATTGCCACTTCCATAATCATCGTAATAAGGCTTTCCGATGACTTCTGTAACATAATTTTCCAGTAAGTTCATTTAATCCAAATCATTAAAATCTTCTATGTCATATTCCCAATCCATTGCATCCGCTTCATGTATATGGTCTGATAACCATTCGGAAGCTGTCTGTTCTTCATTATTAAAACTATCAGGGTCAACTTCTCCACCTTTATCGTAACAATTGGATAATGCTTCGTAAACCTCATCAGATACTTGTACGTTGCTCAATCCTACTGTGTATGTTACTTTTACCGTTAAATCTTTAATCGTTTTCATAATCTATTTGAGTATTGGTTTGTCTAATGTGATATTAGGGGGAAGAGAACTGATTTTATTAGCAATTTTGCGGTTCCATTCTTGTTCTACATTTGATATAGCTTCCATTATTTTGCCAAAAAGAACGACTGGAATTTCATCGCAACAAGGGTCTATGAAAGAGATACGCCCTTTTTCATCCATTTTATACCGTATTAAAAGCTGTTTACGGTCATCTTGTTTTTTCTTTCTATTCATTTTTATGTTAGTTATTAATTATTACCAGTCACCACCATCATTTGGTATTTCATTGATAACCGTTATTCTATTGTCAGAATTAGCACCACCAGTCGGTGAAAATTCTGGAGTAGGATTACTATTAATATTCCCACACATCATTACATTTAAGGATCCACTTGCAGAATACAGCCAAAGCCGCTTACCATCCCTTTTCCACTTCTTAGCAAGTCGTTTCAAAGAATCAATCAATTTACATTCTTCGGGAGTACATTCAACTCCTGCTTCTGTTTGATATTTGCTCATTATTTATCTGTTTTTAATTTCTTATTCATTTCTTTTTCCGCTGCTTTAGCACCTTTCTTGAAACCTTCTACAAAACTGTCAAAGCAAATTTTGCTTATTTCTGGAGTGCATATTCTCAAAAACTGACAAATAGAGCATCTTCGGCTAAGTCCGGCTGATTTCTTTGCTGTTTTTATTACGTTTTTCATTGATTATTCTATTTGATTTGAATTAATAGGCAGTTTTATGAAACACATCCACATAGTTTTTCCATGTCTTCCTGTTGTATGGCCAAATAGCGGTTGCCGTTTGATAGCATTCAAAACTTCTCTGACTGTTATCTGTTCTTCGTTCCATTTAAAAATCAAAACTCCATAATCTTCTAAAACACGAAAACATTCATCAACACCTTTCTTTAATATCCTTGGCCAATCTTCAGGCAATTTTCCATATTTTTTGGCTAACCAACTTTCTTTGCCGGCATTTAAAAGATGAGGGGGATCGAATACTACCATCTTAAATGATTTGTCCGAGAATGGCATATTGGTAAAATCTGATATGATGTCTGGATGAATTTGAAGTTTACGTCCATCACACAGAACACATTCCTCTTTTCGTATATCGGCAAATAAAGTTAGAGGATTATGCTTGTCAAACCAAAACATCCGGCTTCCACAGCAAGCATCCAATATGATTTTCTTATTTGTCATTGCTTATTTATTTAAATTCGTGAACAAAGACGTATAGTTTTCCACTTCTATACGTCTTTGCCAAATGTTTTCTGTTTTAAAGAACTATTTCCCAATCTTTAGCAAATACATCACTGATAGATGGAACCCATGAGTCGGCACGTCCGGTGTTTTCGTTGTAGATAAGACACTGGTTCGTGTAATCTATATAGCCATTACTCTTCATAATTAAGTCTTTTGCAGACTGTGGAAGAGATTGCATGCCAGGTATTGTCTTTTCTGTGATAAGGGCCGGAACTTGTTTAATTACCCATACCCTTTTATTATACCAATCCTCTCTACGAATAGCAAGACCAAACTTCAATGCCTCAATTGCGATACCGAAAGACATTCTTGGAAGTACTGTAATGTCCTTTTCATTTTTGGCGATGCCAATTCTCTGTTTAAGGATTGTTCCGTACCGTTCCATAAGTTTACGTTGCAACCAAAGTAAGAATGCAGGATAATCATCTTTGATTGTTTCACGGAATTTTTCAGAATCTACAAAAACAGCGCACTTCTCGAACTTTTCCATCAAATCAGAATGTTCGATGTGCAAACGGTCAAGGAATGTATCAGCTACTTTATATGATTTCTTAAATTCATCTTCTGGTACCCACCCCTCAAATCCATCTTCATATACAACGTGATAACCGTTAAGGTCTCCTTCTCCATTTTCTACCATTTCACCATACTGAGATTGCTTTGTAAGATGATAGAATTCATTAACAGTCATAGGTTCTGCTTCAATCTGTTTTGTTCCAATGTACTTTTTCATATTACGATTAATTAAAAATGTTATTTACTATGTTTTAATCTTGTGATAGCATCTTTTTTAGAATACGCCATCACTTTCTTTCCTTTCACTGTAAACTCACGTAATTCACGATGTTGTGTCTTAGGTCTGTAGTTAGGATTGAATCTCATACCACGACTGGGATTTTTATCCATATACACGTTATTTCCCGAAGCAGCCAAACTCATCATCATGGCTGTCTCAAACATTATTTGTTTTAATCTGCCCATAAGTTAAATCTTTGTTAGTGTTGAGAAATCTTCCAACTCCTCTTTAGCAATAGCTTTGATGAGTCGGATGTCATTCTTGCTAAATTCAAATGTCGGAATGTATTTTAATACCGGATAATACAATGTGCCACAGTCTGTTTCTTCTACTTCCATATCAACTGTAGCGTTTGCCAGTGTCTCAAGTAAAGATACGAGCAATGCTTTGATTTCTTCTGTTTTACTCATTGATTAATTTCATTTTAAGTTCTACTCTCTGAGGGCCGTCCTCCCATGTTACATCAGGAAAATCATCAGGATTAAGGTTCACCAAACATTGACTCCATTCCCCAAACCATTTGAATCTTACAGGCTTTTTATCAAATAATCTAAGTGTACCTCGCTTATCTCTGGCAACCCAAGCATAGTATGTTCTACTTGTTTTTTCCATTGCTTTGTTCTTTTAAATATTCTTTATTAAAATGCCTATTCTGAATAAGCCAATCTATCATAGAAACACAACATTCTATTGGTGTTTCCTCTATGTGTGTTCCAACTAAACAATCTGCTGTATATCTTCTTATTGATAAATTATATCCTGAGCTATGTTTAATCAATTCTGGATGGTGAGATTTAAATCCAGGTTTAGGATCTGGAATCTCGTTTGGCATCATTTCTAATAACCGTGACAGGCTCCATGCTGGTATAATGTCCCGATTCATACGTGCAGAGAACCAATTGCCAGCATTTATATCCCTTGTCAGAGCATGAATGTAGTATTCACCAGCTTCAGGTAATGATGATTTTTCCAGATACATATCCGCAGTTTTCGGTTGTAATCCTAATGAAAGAAGCCTTTGGGATTGCTCTTTTGTTGTACATATATTGCTTTTGAAACTCATTGCTTGTTTTCTCATTTTTCTTTAATTTGATCTAATAATATTTGTTTTCTATTTTCAATGAAGTTAGAAAAGTCTTCAATTGAAAAATCATTATTATTGTTGTTTCGATTTCCTAATGTATTTATATCAACTCCGAATGATACTCTTTTTATAGTTCCTTTTTCGGCATAATATTTGTCAGAAACATCATCTACATTTAAATATCCACTATCTTTCATATATGTTAATCGACTTTCTGCAAAAACAGAAAGTGAGATTAATATATTTACAAAATCTTCTATTGTCATACTAAATCTCTTTTCTCTTTAATCTAATATCTGAATTTAGTGCAGTGAATAACTGCAAGTTCTTTATGAACTCTACCATCACCATCCAACTCCTGCTTACCTATATCTCTGTCAAACCATTCAATAAAATCAATAGGGTCTAAACCATCATTGCAAGCAATATTATAAATGTCTATTCTTTTATCGTTATCCAATGTAACATTATAGCAATAATGGTACTTGTTGTCATCACCATACCACTCTGCTCTGTGAAATGATACTTTCTGAATGCCGACACAGTGTTTCGCAGTCAGCCTTGTTATTTCTTCCTGTGAGCTTCTGTATGGTCTTCCCTTCCATTGTCTGATAGAGAGGATCGCTTCACCTTTTAGGACCTCTTTTATTCGTTTTTCCCATAATGGATAGTTTGTACATATAATGTGTACTTTCCTTTTTGATAAAAATGAGGACTTAAAATCAGTTGGTTTTCCAGCGTTTCTGTGATTTTTTGGGAAAAACTTTGATAAAATTATTACATGCGTTTTCATTCATTTTCTTCCATTTTTGCTTTCATATTTATAGTTTATTTATGTTCAACACTGTATCCAAACAAGGCAAAATCACCTTTTATTGGGTCATTAGGAAATATCTCTCGCATAGCATTAGTAATCTCTACAGCTGTTTTCATATCCGCTTGTTTTCGGTTTGTTAAACCAAGCTCCAGTGCCATCTTATGCACGTGAGTATCAAGTGGAATAATGAGGCTGTCAGGACTAATCTTTTGCCAAATCCCCATATCAACCGGGCTACCTGGCCTGACCATCCACCGCAGGAACATACAGAGTCGCTTACAGGCAGAACCCTTGTCATAGTCTGGAATACCTTTGATGTCGTGGAAATAAAGAGAAAGAGCCTGTATGGGCGTTTTATCAGACCAAGCTGCCACCATATCTTCCATACGTTCAAAATCTTCATACAGTCTGTGTAGGCGGTTGCCCAGTTGGTATAAATCATCATAGGTTAGGAAGCGGTAAAAATTCCTATGGTTATTGTGGTAGAAGTTGTACTGCTTCGTCATTACCCAGCAATAGGGGTCATTGCAAAAGTCCTTGTCCAACCAGTCGGCAGCCTTGATAATTGCCTTACGATTTCCGAAAGAGATCCAAGAGGTAATAAAACCGCTGATTTCGGCTCGTTTCCCGATATACTTTCTTGGAAACTGCACAGGATCGTCAGTAATAAAGGCTGATGTTTCGTATTTATTGGCCCACTTAACTAACTGTTGCTGAATTGTATCATTTGTTATTGTCTTTGATTCTTGTTTAATTAAGGTATTGCCGGAATTATTATCTATGTAGGTATTTGTGTTGACTGATTTTCTTTGGTCTTTTAAAACTTTATGCCAAAATTCAGCACTAATGCTTGTAAACAAATGCCGATGTTTGACAGTAGCTGTTTGAGATTGACTAATAATCTTTTCAATATGTGTGTTGTGCATTCTCTTTTCAATGTCAACACCAATCTCTTCAATTTGACATCGACAATTGATTTTAATGTAGCAAAATCCTATTTCGGCAATATTTCCGAAAATGAACATGTCAGATAGAAAAAACGGGTTCGCGATTTGATAAATTCTCATGATTCACTTATTTTAAACTGTGTGTTTTCCCCACAATATGTTGCATACTTGCCTCTCTTTCTCAGTCGATGGATTTTGTAAGTGCCATTTATATGAGTCACAACCACCACACGGACGAAAGCTGAATAACTTTTGATTGATGTGAGATATTGGCTCTGATATATTTGCGATAACCTTGCATTGTTCAGATTCGCCAAGCCGAATACTTCCATTCCAGCTGACAAGAGGGAGGCAGAAGCGTTGGTAGTGTTCCAACAATGCTCCTATACCGATTCCTTGTATAACTTTTACTTGTGCTAAAATAAGCGATGAATTAACGCATGAAGGAAAATCATTCATGCGCTTAGCCTCTTCGTGCCATTTACCATTGCAAGCACGCCCCAAGGGTTTTATCCGAATGTCACTTGGCTTATCACATATAGCCACTTTATCTCCGAATAATCGCAAAGCTTTTAAGTTTGGTTTATGTACTTCATCATAGTTCGCATATAAACCCTTAAACGAGGAAATTTGCAAGAAAAAACCACGCCTTTTTGCCACCACCTGAGCAAATTTTTCAGTGAATGTGTGGTCTTTGAGAAATGTACCGTTAGACAAAACCGAGACCGAAACAAAATCGCTGTTCACCAGTACTTTCAGAAAGTCAAAGAAGTCTGGATGAGAAGTCGGCTCCCCTCCAGAAATCATCACAACTTTTGAACCAATGTTCTTTGCAAACCGTAAAGCCTGAATGAAAGTGTCCTTACTCATCATTTCATTACGTTCAGGCCCGGCATTTTGCATACAGTGCGGGCAACACAATGTGCAATGCTGTGTTATATTGATAATCATATTGTTTTTATATTTATCTAATCCAGTCATCATAAATTTTTTCCCAATCATCGAATAGCCCGACTCTTGCTCCAAATGCGTTATAGCATTGTTCCACCGTTTCTTTAGGTGGGAGATAACGCCCGTCACTCAACATCATATAGCCTTCGTTGATTTGTTGTTGAAGCAAATCCATATCAACTGGCATGATTTCGTCCGGGAATAGAACAACATTGCCTTTGCTTGTTTGATAACTGACTCTTGGCAATTCATAGTGCCCATTCTGTCCTGTAAGCAAAGAACACAATCCTATTTCTCCTGTAATAAGATGAACTTCTGTGTTTGGGGCATTGATAATCATAAAATAAGCGTTCTCATCGTTCTTAAAATGATTTACACACCTGCTAACTCTTTCAGCATCACATTTTCTCATTCTTTCGTCAAAATGAAGTCCTGTTTCATCGTGATGTTGAATATAGTTTCTAACTTTGTTCCACGTTCTCACAGATAAGAACTTTGGAACAGGTAAATTCAGAGTTTTTTCGGTTCCGTCATCATATTTAAGTTCGTGTTGAACATAATGTCTGAGGGCTTTCATAAGATACATATCGGTAATATCAAAGCTCTCGTCATAACCATTAGTCGTGGAATATTCTTCAAGAATGACGCTTTCACTTGCGGCAACTTCATCTACAATCTTTTGAAACTCTGATTTAGCATTAGTCAGCAAGTGCTCTGTATTCATTTTATCCTGCATGGGGATTTGTGCCACAAGTTTTATCGGGTATTCTCTTTTATCCGTATCATAGCACATATTTTCCACGATACCACACTTTACTTTTCCACATCTTTCGTGAAAGAAATCCATTGTGCGTAAAACATCCTGATTACTTAATTTTGTTGGCTGGGTTACAAATAATACATAGCTTACTTTTACCCGGCTAAGAAGTTCAATGTGAACATTAGTAACACTTGGGGGCGTATCTATAAGAACAAAATCAGGATTAATCTGCCGCAATTTTTTCTTGGCTAATTCAAGGTATTGACGAACCATTGATTTTTCCAAGTAAATAAACTTGTTAAACATATAACCCGAGGAGTGTATCCAAATATTTTCTTGTGGATGCTCGCTCTCAAATTCCGTATTCATTGATGGAGTATTGATATCCGCATCTATAATAAATACTTTATGCCCTTTCTGAGAGAGAAGTCTCGCTATATTTGCAGTGGTGGTAGTTTTTCCAACACCACCTTTTCCTGAATATACTATAATTGCTTTCATTACACTATTTTTTATCTTCTTTAAATACAACACATGATGTCTCTTTCAATTCTGGAAACATATATGATGGTATGGTCGCTATTTTCCTTGCATTTTCCCAGCAATACAATCTCTTTTCTTTGTTGAATACAAGCTGCGGAGTGTCGTAAAATAGGTGGATGGCACCTCTTGAACAACAACCGTCTTCATCACATTCAGCTTCATCGCGAGCTATCCATATTTTATAGTCCTTTTCCATATTGCTTTTTTGCTTAAACATTATTGATTATCTTAGAAGCATCGGCTTCTTATACGATGCCAATAGATTTTCTTTTTGAAGTTTTGTGGACACAGAGGTTTAACCTTGGTATTCCACCCCTCACGACATTGTAACCTCTCACTTTGTATCAGATTGTTTTCATATTCCATAAATCCCTTTACCGTTTCAGTAATATTGTTAGGATGAATTTCATATATTTCATTTACTACCATAAAATATTGATTTATTTTCTGTTAAAATCTGCCGGTATTTCACCAAATGTTCTGTTGTCCCATTTTACGACTTCTATCTCATCAATCCAATATGCCATAGCTCTGAGGTATATTTCAGCCTTCATCAGTTTATCATTGCGTTTGCCTGAAGCGGTACGTTTGTTTTTGAACCAACTGATTGCTGTCGTGCTATCGGAAAAAATAACTTTTGGATGGAAATCATGTTCTATGATGTATTTTACGGCCTCTACGATTGCAAGGAACTCACCAATATTAATGGTTTGATTGCCCAAATCACAGTAAAATAATGTTTTCCCGTTTTTTAGGTCAACCCCCTGAAATTCCGTTTTACGGTTTTTTGTCGAGTGGGCGGCATCAACGGCTATACCTTCATTGAGACTAATCATATTGCAAGACTATTAATTGATACTGTTTTCATCATCTAAAATAAAATCAGGATATTTGAATTTCATTCTTTGCTCCATTGAAAGAGAAGAATAAATCCTTGCGTAGTTTACCATTTCGGTCTGTTTTTTATCCAGCATATCCATAGTGACAAATGTATTGGCTTGCAATAATTTTCTGTGTTTGTCCCACTGGAGCAGGGCTACACCATCGTTGACCGGGCCAAAAATGTGTACTTTGTTACGAAATACTGAACGTGTTTCTATCCAAGTCATTGAAAGATTGCGTTTCATGTAAATCGCAATAACATCGACCAATGATTTGGAAAGTTCTAATTGTGAACGCATTTGCCAATCGCAAATCTTACTGAAACGGTTTTGATACCTGTGAAAGAAATGTGACGTGAACTTAATAGCTTGTTGGCTTTGAATATAAAAAGCAATAGCACACATTCCTTTTGATGTGTCCATCAGTCCGATATGAAAAGAAGTCCAGTCCCATCTCTTTTGTTGACCCTTGCCAGTCTGAACATAAACTAATATACCAAGATAAAGATTTCCACGTTGTGATGTAAAAACTTTAGTAATTGCTACTTGTAGTTTCTTACGACGCTTCCACAAATACTTTACAACATAATCCGTCTGGTCAAAGTTGATAGTTTGAATTTGAATATCTTGAAGGTCTGCATAATATTCTTCAAACAATTGACCACTTGACATTCTTTCTTCAAACATTGCTGTGGGATTGTTCATACAGACGTTTAACAATACAGGCAGAATTGATAAAATCCTCAGCCACACCATGTGCATTTTCAAGGTCAACACGTCCACGAAGATTGTCGGCGATGGCCTTTATCTCACGTTTCCTACGTTCTTTGCTGGAAGGGTCATAAATAATGACCTTGTTGCCGAACTTCACGGTAACTAAGAATACATTTTTCCTACAGGTCGTTAAAATAGTGCCGGTAAATTTTATAATAGATGCAGATTTTACGATGAAGCCTTCTTCGTTACGCATTGGAATCAAGGTGCAGCTATAAAGAACATTTGGAATAATGTCTTCGGAAATGGCCGGGTCAATGAATACAATCTTCTTTTTGACAGTATCTTCCCTACACCCTCTCCAGCTGCCATTGGATTTAGTTACGAAGCCATACAATCTGTCTTGCATATTGTTAAGTCCTTTGTAGAACTTGATATTCGTTTTGATTTTCTGTATCATTTTATTCATTTTATCAATTAAGACAGGATAAATAAAAAGGCCCTGCACCATGTAATAGTACAGAGCCTTAAAGAAGTTTTATTAACAAACCTTAAAATCGGGTCGGATAATAATTAATAATCGGCACGTTCATCACGCTTTATTTGGTCCACATCCGGGATTATGTGTTTTCCGGATGAATCAAGTTGTTGAATCAATCTGAATGGCTTATTGATATTGGACATTTGTAAACTGTCTATGATATGGGTCTTTAATTTTCCATTGACATTTTCAGTTACAAAAAATTCATCATAGCCATTTGCATGATTGTAAAATTGAACTATCAGGACTTCATCATCCTGAATTTTCAAATATTGCCATAATTGTTGGATTTTAAATGTTGCGTCCATGATATACTGCTTTTAATCAATTATAATTCTAAATCGTCTGCAAAACAATTGGAGCATAAACCATTGGTACGTTCATGGCATTTTTTTGTAATGCGTATTCCGCAACGGTTGCAAAACAATATTGACTCATTCCTTCCATGAAGTATTTTATTAAGGTTTGCCTTGCTGATATTATATTCTCGTTGCAGGGCCCTCATTACTTCAGGAAAGTTGTAATTCTTATCTTGATGCTCCAACCAATGTAGTCCGCTTGTCAACCTTTCATAGTCTGCACGGATAAGGAGACTGCGAATATAAGTTACATTAAGCAGGCGTTGTGAATTAAATCGTTCTAATATAGCCAACTCAATGCCTAATAATTCACTTGCTTTTTCCAAATCCTTTGGACGTAAGTTGAATTGAACAGAATCAGAAACTCCCATGCTATTCTATCTTTTGGAATGAAATAGTCAGAACCGGCTTATATTTTTCGTCAACATCAATATTATAGAAGTAGTCTGACAAAAGGTTTAGCATTACGCGGTTGCTATTCTCATGAGACATCTTATCCCAGTCAAGTCCCATCTCATCTGATAATGAACGGGCCGCTTCATAAAATGGACTTTCTTTGGGAATTTCGTTGACATCGACAGGTGCATTATCTCCAAATAAGTATTTGGAAAGGCTGAAATAATCACCAATTGCTTTTTGGGATTTTTCCAATAATTCTTTTTTTGTTGCCATAATGGATTGTTATTATGACACTGCTCTCATCAATTAATAAAAGACAAATCGCAATGGATAACTTCGCAAACGGCAAGAAGGGTCTTGATAGAAAGTGGAGCCACATATTTGTTAGCTCCAGATGTGGACTTGATTTTTTCAAGTTCTTCTTCAACCAATGATTTTGGAGCCGTATAATGAACCGCTGTCTTTCGATAAATTAGTTTGTTATCTACTTCATAACGATTCATTAATAAATCCAACACCTTATGCACATCAAGCACTGACATCGGGTAAAAACAATCTTCGGTAGCCAAGTCAGTCATCACAAATTTCAATCCCAAGTCTTGACAATATGCGATTAAATTTGAAACCGGATAATTGCTTCTGCCGGATTTGATGGATTGGACAGCGTATGCCGAAAGACCACCTTTGTACACCTTATCTTGCGATACCGCTTTAAGTTTCTCTGCAATTTGCTCTTGATTCATCTATGGATCGTTCTTTTAATTGTATTTACTATTCCAATAATATCATTTCTTACCAATTCATAATTAAAGGCATCTACTTTCTGACATTGGTCGATAAGAGTTTCAAACTCATCATTGGCCTCAGATAGGTCAGATATATTTTCTGACAGCGAATCGTTGCCGGCAGAAAACTGAAATGATTCCGGCCTGTTATCAAGTGCTTCCTCTTCCTCATCCATACACTGCTCAACTTTAATTTGTGCATTTCGAATGATTTTTAATGCAGCCTCCTTGTCTATTACCGGGTCTCTCAGTCTTTCTAAATCATCCAATACAAGATGAAGTACATTTCTTCGTCTTTTATTCATACTTTTTGTTTTTTAGAACTTTACTGAAAGGCAATGCAAAGTTATAAAAAGTTTTGCAACCACCTTTCAGCTTAAAATATTTATTCTGTCTGTTTGCAAATAATAAGTTCTTCGGCATACGGAAGAGATTCTATCCATTTGCAGAACATTCTCCATTCTGGAAGCCTGTGATTCCTGCGTTGCAAATAAATTGTTCGTAGCTGCTCATAATTGGTTGATACACGCATAAATAGCATAACCCCTTGCGGACAATTGGAAAGAACTTTCATAAAGTTATCTTCACACTGATTGGCATTATAATCGGAGATAAGTTCTTTCATCTGCCGTTTACTTTGTTCAGTAACCCACTTATTGCAACATTTATCAAAATCCATTTGCATTAGCCTGTGCATCTTTGATGATGAGGTTACAATATCGAACCAATGATATCTTTGCATTTCAGGAGATATGTAATTGGGATACTCAATATCAAAGCTAACACGGATTCCGGTCCTAAAATTGGCATGGCACCTTATTTCCCCGATAGATGCTTTACATAGTTTTTTTGCCCGTTCAAGACTTTTTTCAAACTCCTCATCAGTATATTCCGGTGGAACTAAACGCATCGCATTTCTACAAGCGATGACTGATTCTTTCAGGTCATAGACCCTTACATTTGTCACGTTCATTTTTACTATCTATTTTAATTAAGTATGAGACCGTAAATAATAGAGGAATTAACCTTGCATTTTATAATAACAAAGGTTAATTCCTCCAATAATCTTAATGTCGAAAATCATTTCTTAAATGGATCCCAGCCTAAAAAGATTGCAATAAGACCTAATATCAATCCAAGTGGAATCAATGATGTAAGTACCCATATTATTTTCCACCATGGTGAAGGGTCTTCAAATATAAGAAAACCACAACAGAAATAATACCATGCCCAACTCAATCCATACAAAATGCTAATGATTAGTCCGGCAATGCCAACCCACATAAATAATATTCCAATCTTTTTTGCACGCTCTTTCCATTTACCTTCAGATGTTTTTTCAATTGCAATACAGATATTAATTGCAATACCAATTATCATCCATATCGCAAATATTATCCACTCCATAATTTTATGCGATTAAGTTTTCATAAATACATTTCATACACAAATCTCCAATGGCTTCTGATTCCAGTCTGGCAATTACTTCCGGGTCCTCATGCCATCCCCACTCACGAAAAATGCGGATAGTTTTTTTCTTTTTCAAATAGCTTCCAAAGCACTCTATTTGATTGGGCTTTAATTTGAATGATATTGATGCGGTATTGCTGTCCTTGTCTTTCCAACACGCTTGTTTGTTTTGGAAAAAAGTTATTACACTGAACGGGACAACACCGGACTGTAACCCCATTTGTTCCAGCATCCATTTTCCTTCATCTTGTTCGCCAAAAAATCCACGAGTAAACTCGTTTACATAATAGCCATTAACTTTAACTTTGTCATTAATTTCTTTTCTTTTCATTGTTATTATTGATGGTAATAACTGCCTTCATCAATATATCCGTACCTTAGTCATAACACCATTCAGTGATTTCACAAGTATCGGGGTGTATAAAACAAATAAGTTCAACCTCTCCATCAGGCGTATCTGATGTGTGCAATGAAACGGCTTTAATATGCCCGCTATTTGTGTCATCGTTCCAGCAGATATTAAAATCGACTCCGACATAATCAGAACTGGTCGCCATGTGGCTACGGTCAAGTTCGACTTCACAATATATAATAGAGTAATCATCGTCAAAGCCGTTATCACGTTCATACGAATTTAAAAAGTTCCACAGTTCTTCGAATGTTTTTGCTTTTGATATAGCTTCTTGAATAACTTGTTTTGCTTGTTCGTATGCGCTTTTGTTGAAATTGTTGTTAAACAATTCTTGTTGTTCTTTCGTTAAATTTATTCTCATGATTTATTGTTTATATATTAAACATTTAACCTTGCACTTATTGCTAAATGGAATATTTTATCAAGATTTTTCTCATTTCTTCCGCATATTCAAATAATTCCTCTTTTGAGAGGTCTTTACGTTGCCAGTCAAACATATTGCAATATCTACATCCAATAGCTTCATCTTCAATTTGTTCAAATGTGAATTTATGTGGATTCTCTTTTTTCGTTTTTGATTTATTTTTCATATCTTTACAACCCTTGTTTTTCTTAACTCTCCTGAATATCCATGTGCTTTTAGCCCATTGACAAAGAAATCAACCGGAAGTCTGACATAATCGACACAGGAATAATGAACAGGCTCCCCAACATATTCATGAGCAAGCAATCCATTAGCATAGGCACTTGCTGGAATTTTCATAAGGTCCAAACTTGGATATTGTGTCAATACCGTTTTGGTAATAAGCAAATTATAATCATCACATTCTGATTTATTGGAATGTGGACATTTACCAGCTCTATTTTTAAGTTCACAATCCTTACATAGCTTGTTTAGTTGGGATTGCAATTTCTTGTTGATATTCTGGTTATAGCTCATACGTTTACCACTTTAGAGTATCTTAATTCTCCATTATACCCTCTTCTTCGGAGTTCAGCAAAGATGTTCTCGTCTGTAAAGTCAGCAAGTGTAAGAATTGCTTTATTGCCCTGTTGAGGTATGTAGTTTGCAGGACGTTTTTTGTCCAGTTCTTCTGTTTCTGCTTTCAATTTTGGTCTTGCCATATTTCGTTTTATTTAATTGTCCATGAAGTTGTTACATCACATCTTTCGATTGTGTTATGTTTGGTCGCACAACCTTTACTCAAAAGCTCATCCAAGTATTCTATATCGACATAAATACCAGATTTTCCTCCCCAATAGCTATTTGTTCCAGAAAAAAGAACGGATTTTGTGAATATTTCTACATTTTCCACTATGATAGTCATAGAGCTTCCATTCCATGACTCATAAATGTGCATTTTCTTTCCCCTTGTCAATTTTAAGATTTTAGCTGCATCGTTTTTTTCCGCATCTGAAAGTTTGTTTGGGACATATTTTCTTGCAATCCTATCCAGTTTTTGAATCACTTCGTCAGATTGTAAAACATTCAATTCACCCAAGGATGAAATGAATCCTTTTAGATATTCATAGGCTTCCGTACCAGAAGTTGTGAATTTTTCGTCCTTGTCATTTAATGCCGGACCAAAGCAACCGCAATAATCAGTCAAAATGTCTTCGAGAGTTTTCATATTCAAATTGTCTTTATCAAGTTGTTTATTGGAGAATATTTATCCCGAATAGGTCATCTGGTGTAAGCCGTTTTAATGACCAATTCGGGATTTAATTTGTGATTTATTTTACTTACGCCATTCAGCTTGTTTACGCTCAATGTCAATCTTGTTGTAATTCAAGAAATCTTTTAATATCCCAAATAGTTTATATCCTTCAAAATCAATAGGGGCAATTATATTTTGAAGATATAGTAAAGATGCCGTTTTGTTCATCTTAGGAAATTTACATCCATGAAACAGAATAAGATTCTTCATAGTAAAGAAGGCTCCGGCACCTTTATAAGCATCTTTAAACTTTTTAGATTGCGGAAAGTCATTGGAAATATATGTTTTTTTAACCTCATTGTAGAATTTGTCAACAGCATTGTATAACATGGATGCTGAATGCGCTTTTTGTATATGATTTAACGCTTTTTCTAATGGTGCATAAACTTTAACTTGCAAATCTTCTACAAATACATCACGTCTCTTGAGACGGACGTAGGGAACGCCTTTACATTTTCTAATACGCGTCTTTTTAAGCATTTCTTTGAGTTGGCCAATATAATGTTGAGCCATTTCTATAGCTACCTCCTTATTAAACCATCTGTTACGTTCAGTGAAATTTTCAGGGTCATTGGAAAATAGCTTGGACTGAACACGATATTCTTCTATAACCATATTCCATTGATATTTGTACCCTTTACGATTCAAAGCTTCTGTAAAACCAATTTTTCCATGTGTGTTGTAATCAGTCTGTGTCATCATGTGAAACACTTGTGCCATCACCCATCGTCTAAACAGCCGGCGGTTAGGCACTGTTCCACCATTAATAATATCTGCAAAAATTGGATCATTATCAGGAATGACTATAAATCTTCCCTCAACCAGTCGTCCTACAGCTTCATCACCATTTGAACTTTTAATTGAAAATAGATTTGATACATCTATTCCGATATTTCGGAGAGCGGCAATCTTATCATCAGCCGTCTTACATTTTACAACAACCTCTTTGATAGGACGCTTATTGTTCTTTGATGTTTTATTTCCTTTTTCTGCGATTGACATTTCTGTGCCACATACAGGGCGGTTTGTTTTAATTCTTGGCATAGTTGATATCTTTTAAGTTATTATTAATTTTCTTTCTTTGGTTCAACCCAATCTTTTAGCATGATAAGGTCTTTATGGTAAGGTGATTGCCAAAACCATTTATCCTTAGCAAAATCATCCCATTTTAAAGTGCCGGTCATAATTGCTAACAAGACATAAAGTTCAAGTTTAATTTGGGCAACTTCACGTGCCTCTCCATAAAGCATATCTTCATCAGATAGTTTTTGCTCTGGCAACGCTGTAAAATAGTTTTTACGTTTACTGACGCTTCTTTCAGAAGGCACACTGTGATGGTATCGTACAAATAATTGAGTGATAATTTCCAGCGAATATCCATCTTGTTCTATATCACATTCACCTTCATATTTGCCATTTTTAATGACATATTTCCCGTCAATTTTTAAACTTCTTTGCTGAAAATTGACAGAAAATCTGGAGCCTTGCTCCACTTTCTTAATTGTTTCTTCGTAAATGTTGTGCATTGTTGATACTATATTAATTGAATCTCATCAGCTTGGTACATCCCTTTAATTTCTTGATTTAAGAGCTTTAGCGGTCAGGAGACAGAAATTCAGCTTCAGCCATGGTGGTGAACCTGGCTGAGGTGTCTTTCTGGATCCTGAGTTGGTAGAAGCTCATATAAATAAAATGATCTGTTATTCGTGGACACATGACGATAGTCTATGTCCTGAATATATGTTGATCGTTTATTAAAATATGTTATTGCGCTATCAATAGTTGCACACCCAACTTTAATTGATTAAGAACTGTCCATATTGTATAATTTAAATTGTATGATGTCAAACTATTAGTATGTCTCTTTAATCGTTTGATAGAAGCCGCCTATGAGTGCAATTTCCGTGTGATAACACGGGGATTGTGCGATTCAGCTTGCTGCTGCGGATTCTTAAATATTAGCTCATTCATCATACACCAGCATACTTGGTTTATTAAAGACTGGCAACAAGCGTTTTGTAAGCCGATTTACTTACTCTCATTGCATTTTGCATACACCCAATAGTAAAGTAACCAGGTATTATTCTTTCTGTTTTTAACCGATTAGCTTTTACATTTTTGCCTATGCCACGTTGTACGCAACCATTAGACTGAGTAGCTACATATCCAAGCCCACCAATTTTATGTTTGCCGGTAGCAACAGCTCTTAGGCAATCCATTATAAACATATTCAAAGTTTGAATGTCTTTTTGGACATTAACAACTGGAAGAATTTGTGTAGCCCAGCTATATTCTCCATTGCCACCATATAAATAACGATTTACGCCATTTATCGCTTTGGCCAATGATATATCTCTAAGTCTAATCGTTCGTGCCTCAATTTCTTTTTGAAAAGTTTTAATTCGTGTCGAACTTAATGATATGTCAGCTCCTTTAATGGAATATCCAAGAAATTTGAACCAACGTGTATGGGCAAGAAATTCTATCTTTTTAGGATTAAGTTTCATGTCATGCTTCATTACTTCTTCCTCCATAATTTCCATTGCCAGTTGATAATCAGGACCAACAAATAGTGCATCATCTGAATATCGAACATACATTCCGTTTAATGTGCTTAAACGCTTATCAAGGTTGAACATTACTACATTTGCGAGCCAAGAAGCTACTGAACATCCTTGTTTTAGCGACTGATAAGAATTTTGCAGTTTGCCATCAGTATCAAAATACCAATCTGAGTGATAATATTTGCGTAGAACATCTATAATTGCGGAATGTCCCCATTTATCTTCTACAGAGTCAAATGCTTCGTCAATAAATCGAAGCGGAACGGAGTCAAAATATTTACTAAAATCTGATTTCCATCCAATCACTTCGCCTTTGGTTTTGCAAATTTTACAAGATATGTCCTTGACTATTTTACCACAACCAATGCCTTTCTGGTATGATAAACAACTTGGATGAATCATTTCCGGCATCAGTTCAAATAACAAGTCATTAGCTATACTAAGAAACACTCTATCAATAGGTTCATTGATATACACTGTACGAAAATCACCATTATCTTTTGGTATTTTAGCCGTATGCGGAGGGGCAATCTCATATTTGCCTTGTTTGATCGCCTTGCACATTTCAACCCGGACTTCTGGTTTTGTAAGTTGATAGAGATGGGCTTTATTAATACTTTTATCCACACCTTTCTCAATTGCATAAACCCAGCGGTCGGTATTGAAAAACATCTTCAATATCTTATCTTCCATATCAATCACATAGTTTAATTTCGTCATTGTAATAATTCAATACCCATTCGAGTAATAACCTGCGGTTTTGGATATCAAGTTCTGTATAGAATTTGATGAGATATGTATGTGGATCTTTTGATTGTGTAGCCAACTGCCATTTATTGACCATGTGGCAGATAGGGCACATCCATTTGATTGCCGGTATAAATTCTGGAACATAAACTATTTCGTTATTATTATTCTTATTGGTATATGGAACAACGTCATAGTTCAGACTGAAATATACCCATTTGTTTATCGCTGCCATAGCGATTCGTGAATTCTCTGTCATAATTTTTAATGTTTAAGATGTCCGTTTTTGAGCGATTTTATGTTTGTTGGATTCTATCAATGTAATTATACGATCTTTAAATGGTGGTACAGAATTATGAACGCCACGACATTGAAGAATCTCCAGATTTTTAATATCCATTTCGATAGTTGCAATAGACACACCATTGACAATGGCGTGCAATATCAATGAATGTTCCTTTTGGTAATACTTGTTTACAAATACACAATGGTGCATTGTATGCCATTCATCAATAAATTCTTTTATACTGGTAAGAGGTTTAACAGTTATTTCTTGATCCTTAAACTCTAAATCAAAGTATCTGGATTTTGCTTTTTGATATTTTTGTTCATCCTTTAATACTTGCTTAGTGTTGGACAAATACTTGTTCTCGCCATCCATTTCACGTTGTCTCTGTTGTTGTCTGCGCACTCTTTCTTCTTTGGCTTGTCTTTTTTGTTGCCAATAGTCATGCGCCTTATTTAGATTGTCAGGACAAATGAATTTTGGATTTCTAATATCTTTTTCCATATAACTTAATGAACCTAACAAATCACACCACATGGACGCATCTTCAACCATATAATTGTTTCGTATTGCTATCTTAATGGATGGCCAATATCTATCAAGATAATAGGGTGAACTCATAAAATATCCTGCAAGCTGAAACTGACCAGCTTTCCATAATGTTTCTATTCTGTTGTTTGTTAGTAAGCTTTTTACAACATTAGATGGATTGTAATAGTGAAAATCGCCATTAAATCCATTCCTAACTAATTCAGGAATGGCATATATACGTCCGATAATTTTACTCGGACAGACTGAATGGGCATAATGTTCTGGGCGAACTTCTAAATCACTGGACCAATCCCAAGAATCCACATAATGGCATAACCAATTTCTTTTTCGACTGACAATAACTTCTCTACCATCAGAAGTAATCCAACGATGAAACGCTTCACTGGCCCACCAAGTCACTTTTTTTCCCTTACGCAAGGTTGCAGACATAAAGTACATTCTTATTACTTGGAAACCTCCGCGTCTTGTAACTGTCGCGAAATAATCTTTGTAAACAATCTTGCGCTTCCGGTCTTTTTCAACTGTCAGTTTTGCGGAGCAATGCGGACAAGTAATGATATCGGCATTGTTTTTATTACCTTTCCATGAATTACCACAATCCATGCAGGTATATTCTCCTTTTGAATTGAGTTTTGCAATATGAGGGACGACATGTTTTTCAACTTACTTTTTCTGATAATCACTAAGTGGAGGCAGTTTCTTTAAGTTTTCCACTACCATTCTTTGCAGTTTGTTCCTTGGCTTCATTTTAGACTTTATTTGTATTTGTTAGAAAAGCGGAATTTCCAGCACATCAGGCAAATCAGGATCTGTTTTTGTGAATTTTGACTTTCTGGGTTTTGTTTCCTTTGGTTTTGCAATTGTTTTTTCAGGAACGGAAGCGTGTTGTATATCCTCTACTTTATTCTTTGGTCCATTGACAACAATATCATCCTCATCATAATAGTGGATAGCGAGACCATAAACTTCCTCATCAGCACAAGCCACGCATCGTTCATTATTCTTTCGATTTTTCTCTACTTGCTGGAATATATATTTGCAGCACTCGGATATTGACTTGTTTGGCTTTGCATAGCTCTTTGCAAACATCTCATCTTCTTTTGCGAGATTGTCAAGAAAAGTCTTGATTGCCGTTTCAAACGATGTGAAATTCAAATCCATAATATTATAGTTTTATATTTTTGTTATAGAAAGAAGAAAAATGATTTGTGATTAAATTTTAGAGAGTCTTGATTCAACCCGATTCCAAACATAAAATTCTGTTTGGATATTTTGATGGTTTCAATATTTGTTGGCGTATCACCTTTGATAAATTTGGCTAAACGAATTGATACATTTGGGTATGCAACATTGACTACATCATAAGCAAAAATTTGTCTCTTATGTTTGATTATGATAGCATCACCGCCCTTTATGATGGAGAAATCACGATATATTGACATTCTATGTTTCTGCATAAAAGAATGTAAAAGTTCCTGTTTAAATTTGAGAATTAGGTCTGATTTATTTTTATTCAGTTGCGATTCATTATGCTGAAACGTGCTCGCAATGATTCCTTGTAAAGAACCGCCATTTTTCATCAATGAATCAGCTTGTTTCCCCATAAGAGCAAGCACTTTTATTTTTGCTTCTGCTATAGCGATACTGTCTTTGTTTTCAATAATTTTTCTTATTTTATCCCATTCTATGTCCATTGTTCAATTAATTAACGCCCCCTTTATCTCTTAGCTCACTTCGTTCGCAGTCGCTTCGCTCTAAGGGTTGAAGAGATAAAGGGGGTAAGGGTTAATGAAATGCTGCCACGGCACGCACATAGTAGCTGTTCGACACCTTAGCGTTCCAGTAGAGGTTGCCGCCGCCCAGGTACAAGTTCCAAGCGTGCGTCGCCGAGTACTCAGTGGAACTCCAGTACCAGCCATCTTTTATGCGGCTTCCGCCGCTAAATTCGATGGCGGCATTGATGGAGCGTTTATTGAGATAAATAAGATACAATTCAGCAACAGAAGGAATCCATTCATCATCTTTCAGTTCTATATCAGTGCCTACCTGTTTGATATGTTCGGTATTTGATTTGCCATTCCAATCAGCAACCGCATCGTCATAATTGTCAATATAGCCGTCATAATTACCATCGTCCTGTGTGTTGGTTAATGGCTGTTCTGGTAAATCCTCCAAATTAATGGCGATTGAGCGCATTCCCATTATAACTCCGATACGCTTTACCATTTTTTGCGGTTTGTTCTGTTTTGCAAAGTCAAACAATTCAGCAGAACCATCTACATAAAGATAATAAATTCCATCGGAATGCAATGTCTCTGTTGTGTTTACAGGAAGTTGATTATCTAACTGATTATTAGCATTATGATTCAACCAGTCAAAAAGTTGTTTTGCTTCTTCACCAAAATCATTGTAAAGAGCGAGTTTTAATTTTTGTTCTTGTGATAATGCGTTATACGCTTTTTCTACATACTTTTCTTCAATCATACTATATAAATTTAATAATTAATTATTTACCGTTACTAAGGCATACAGCCAACTTGTCAAGTTCTGATGTTGCAAAATAGTTTTGCAACCCCTTCAGAACGGATATTTTTTGTGACTGAAGGAGTTTTTTGATTGTAACCGGGCTACCGCCACGATATAATTCGAGGCAATTTTTTGCTTGTTGTGTCATTTGATTTATTTTATTAGGAATAGTATTAGTATCATCAAAAATTAGAATGAGAATGCTTTTATTATTCTAATTATTGTAATACTATAAAAGATTTTAGACATCCATCAATATACTCTGACTTATAGAGTTTTCCATGATACGCAATGTTGTTAAATGAAGCGGCTCCATACGGATAATCCTCGCCGTTAATGGCAGGCGTCCCATATTTTTTACCATTTTGTCCAATATGATATTTTACTGCCTCAATATATCCGCATGGACTTAATTCAAGTTTCACATTCTTTGGCCAATCTGGATATTTGGCCATCACTCTTTTAAGTATAGCGTTGCCAGTTCGTCCATCAGTGACGAAAAATGCTTTTGGATAATTGCCTAACATAAACATGTTGTTTTTAAGATATTAGAAGATCATCTGAGAAAACTTTTCCAAACACGCATTTTTGTGATGATTTGTTGATAATATCTATGCGCCATAATGTGTAATCTTCAGGTAAACAGCTTTTTATTATTGTGAAAGCAATCGAAGCTTCTATTTCCAATTTTTGCATATCAGACAAATCTTTGGCTCTATATACTTTATGGTCATTGGGTGGTGTTGTGTAGTTTAAAGAACCATAATACGAGTGTTGTTTTACAGAATATTCAAAAGTATCAATATTAACAACACATTCATAATGTCCATCAAAATTTCCTATAAGATTCCATAATATGAACCTAATACCTCCACTTTCTGTCTCATACACTTGAGTTGGGTGATGAATAAATCTTACGCCATCGCATTTCCTTTCCCATGCGTGTGCCCTGTTTTCTTTCCAATAATCCAACCAAGCATTTACTTTAGATTCAAGAAATTCTCTGCTTAACATTCTAATCCCGGTATTTGTGGCAATTGGCGAATAGCTTCTTTCTGCTCTTCTTTCTTTTGCCATTGTTCGTATTCTTCACGTGCTGCATCGGTTGACGGAACTAAAGAAGTAGCATCTGTATTACATCTGATGTATTCATAAACCGAATCTTTCATAGTCCAATCACCATCTCCGTCAATAGGTTCATCGGCCTTCAAACAATATAGATACCACAGAATACACTCCAAATAATTAGTGTTATCAGGATCTACTAAATAACCAAACCAATCTTCGATGTCATTACTCATAAAACTCCAAAAACCAGGAGAGTCAGAGTGCTTTTTCTTAATAATTTTAGTGAGCCTTACACGATATTCAGATTCACACATTAAGTTGGTAATCTTTTTAATAAACGCATCGTAGTCACCAACTTCAATATTGCAAATAATTTTATCAGAAGTGAAATTATATTCACGAGGACTCTCAACGCTTTCAAATGTTAGCTTGATATTTAGCTGAAGTTTATCATTCAATTCATCAATGTACATTTCCGCAAAGTTCTTTGCGACCGCATCACGATACTTATCCGAATCTATTTCCCAATCTGACAGATGCTCAAAATCTGGATATTGGTCATGCAAACTTTCCTGTTCATCTTCTTCAATATATATTTCGCTGAAAATGGTTTCGTAAAAACCGGGAAAACTTTTTACTTCTATTGTTGTTTTCATAATTACAGCCTTGTTTTTAAGTTCTTGATACACATATATATTCTCCGGCAATGTTGTATTCAGAATGGCGCCCATCATAGCCGTTTATTACAGAACACCATCCGTCATATTTAATAATGGATTCACGCCATTCTTTCAAGCCTAATGTTGTTGATTTTGCAGCAACAGATTCTCTCCAGAAATATTCATATTCATCATCATCGACTATATCCTTGGCAATTTCGGTAAGTTCATCTTCTGTTCCTATGTAATATTCAGTTCCATTTGCCGCATATAAACAATCGCCAGATTCTTCAAATGTAGCATTCAAATCACTGAAAGTCAATTCAAGATGGATACCTAATGCGACAAATCGTTTTGCCTCTTTCTCCTCACATTTGCGCATTTTCATTACCTTTTTGACTATATCTTCTGTTGCTTGGAAACCCTTTGCTTTCATGTCGAAATCATCTGGAACGGCAAGTGATTCGGACAATTCCTTTTCTTCATTTTGCAAGGTTTCGCACAAGACATTTATTCTATTGAATATGTCTTCCGGTATAGGCAAATACAACCAGCCTGAACCATATTCATATCCATGACTGATATACAAGCCTCTAATAGCCAAGAACAAATCCTTAACATATAAATCATTTTCGTTATTATTTAATCTTTTAGAAGTTAATCCGAGAATATAGAGTATTGGATTGCCGTTCATGCGTTTATTAATCAAATTTCTCAATGTCGGCATATACTCAGGTGACACTTGATAAAACTTACACATGATATCAAATGAAGTGCTATCAAATTGTCTGCGGAAGTGCTCATCATACCCGGAAAATAGTTTGACAAACCCTTCAAAATCCTGTTTGTATTGCTCTCCATGAAGATATGTTTCTTGGTCTTTGGTACCACTGCCCATACCACATAAGTGATATTTGTTCCAGAAATCAAGCAATTCTTTTTGCGCTGGTGTTCTTGGAATTATGCTGTTATAGCATTGACCACAACTCGAACCACCTTCTCCGCATACAGATACCTCATAGTGCTCTGTAAACTCTTCAAGAGTGTCAAAACGCTTTCTTGTGCAAGGCTCCATTTCACGAACTTCAAATTCAATAGTCCAGCGATTCATGTTATTATCACGAATTGTGACTGAACGGTTATATACTTTAGTCTTCATGGTTGCTATTTGTTTAATTCGTTAATAATCTGCTCTATAAAAATCCTGGATACTGGTATTTTTTCTGAATACATTACACCAAAACTTTGCCGGCGATATTCAAAAACAATAGGTTGGTTTTTTGATGTGCTTTCTAATTTTGCATTCAATGCACCAACCCATTCTCTTGCTGGTTTAGATTTTAGGAATTTCAAGATAATCGTGATAGATTTCTCCCAGTCATAAAACTCAGGATTCCAAGGATTGCTTATCATATCCGAGAAACGGATAACAAAGCAGTGTTTGCTTATCCGCTGCATCGGTTTATTTTTGGCTACTTTCAACATGGCGGAAGAAATAGCTTCCACCAATGTGTTTTCCATTTCACTCTTCTTTTGTTCAAGCAGGACAAGCTCTTGTTCAATTTGTTTGATTGATTTATCCATATATATAATTATGAGAAGTTTTTTACTATTACTCCGAGCGAGTCAAATTTCACGCCCAGTTCATCATGTGCTTTATTTGAACCACATCCACATTCTCCGACTTTCTCTCCGGAGCCACATTCACATAAGTCAATCCCCCAATTATTTACGCAATGGTCGCAACAAAATGAATCTGGGATTGTATGAGCTTGCGATATATCCAATTTTAATCTATCAAATGTTTCTTGATACATACTATTGGATGCCCCGTTATCATATACGATTGTAATTGCACCGCATACGCATTTTTGTATATGTGTTATTATCATATTGATTGCTCTTTGTACCATTGAATTTCATGCTCATTTGCCTCTCGGTACAACATATACACACCTCCAAGAGTGGAGTTGTAAATTAGTGTATAACCATCTTTCTGATGAATGGAGTCTGTTCCATTATTTATCCATCGTGGTTCTTCATCACGAATGTCGTCTTCTGACCACTCATCACTGTCCCAGTCTTTCAAATAATCAATTACAGCTTCTCCATTTGCATCGGTAAAAACAGTGCCATACCCTGTACCATCATATAATTTATCGCATTCGGTTTGCATTTCTCCAAACTGAACATCAATAATTATTCGATATAATCTTTCATTTTTGTTATTCTCAAATTTACTTGCCATAATTAATCTTCATTTTCTTGTTTTTTTGTTATTGAATAGTTTTCAAATTGCGTCCATAGTTCTATATTTTGAGCTTTTAACTTTCATTAGTTGCTAAAAAGGAAATGCGCAACTTGGCATAGGAACCAAATTGCGCACTGAACAACAATTATGACCAATCCATTTGTAGTGTTCCGGGAATCGAACCCGAAATTACTACCATAACACTTATTGATGTTTATCATACACTTCCATCTTTGCAAAGTCATCCATATTGTTCCACCACTCCATAAAATCATTAGTGGCAGCGTAACAATCTATATCTTCGTCTCCATCCTCATCATGGTATATGTATTTATCCTTATTCAAACCAGCTACGAGGAATAGATTGTCGTAGTCGCCTGACAAATCTTCTGCCCAATCATTAGCCTGTTGAACATCATCATTCGATACCCCTTTCTCTAAATGTTGTTCGTCTTTATATGACAGCCATCCACATACCGTATCAAAGTCATGCCAAAATAAATCATTTATTGCTGTATCAGACCAACCGTCCTCTGGCTCAATATCTATCAGTATTTGTTCTATTGTGTCCAATTGTTCCACAGTAAGCAATTTTGCTCTATCTACTGCTCCACTCCAAAACTTGAAGTTACTGAGACTGTCTTCTACATAATATTTCATGCCATCATTCCTTTTTATTTATTTCATCCAATATTCGTTGCATTTTAGCCCTTACACCGGATGGAGAATCTATAAATCCCCAACCTTTAGAGATTTCCTCATCAGAAAAGCCAGTCAGATAGTATTGAAGGCCCACTCTTAATGCTTCTATAACATAAACGCTTGCAAGCGGACTTCCATCCAAATTGCAAGCGTTTACTATTTTCTGTTCATTTGTCATTGCATTTTCTTGATTAATTGATTAGCTACATATCCTACATTCTTTTTATATGTTTCCCATACCTCGTCATCATTTTTGTCTTTCATGGATTCACAACCACAATCATGATAAAATTCACGCAATTGATCGTAATACACCAAAAGATTTCCGTACTGAACGATATTGAAATCTGGCTCATGAGGGAAATGCTCCATGTATCGTTTAATTTCACTCAGGCTCTCTTCTTTGGTATCACACATGGATAATAATTGATGTTCGATATGAGGAAGGGCTTTATAGAATATACATTCGGGATTTGTATTAAGAATTTGCACTATCATAAAGTCCTTTCGTTCATATCCGGAATCAATAATCCACGGATTTTCCAGGAGCAAATTCTCAATCGCTTCAACCTCGTCTTTACCTTTTGCACGACCAAGAACCTGACAGTTGTCTATACTATCTCCATTAGGGGCTTGACAAAAACCTCCCAATGTATAAATTAGATATTCGTTCATAATGATTCTTCAGTTATTTTGAGAGTTTTCATCAAGGCATCTACCTCTCTTTGTTGTTTGTCAATATATTCAATTGCAGATTTTACAGCATCTTCCGCTGTATCTCCGTAGAAGTCGTGTTTTTTCGACCATTGCTGAATAGATGTGTGATTGTTACAAATCTTCACTATCCATCCACTTTTACGTTCTTTTTTGATTCTCACCACCTTTTTAATAAGGTATCCATTTTTGAAAATAGAATTATGAGCACTTAAAAAATTACGCCGTATCATATCATCGAATTTTTCCTTAGATATAGGTCTGATGACAGATAAGCGACAATTATCTAACTCCATCTGGGTTGGATTCTCCGGAAGAAAATAAGTATCTGTCTCGAAATCCGGCAATCTCCTTAAAGTCAAGGAGTATTTTTCTAACATTGCTACAATATCCATAATTGAAATTTTTATATGTTTACGCCGCTTCTTTAAGTCGATGCTCAGATATTACTTCCTCTATCAGCTCATCTGCCTCCATGTAATACCCCCAACACGAATCAACTTCTTCCCAATCAAAACCTTCTTCATCTTCACGTTCTATATCATGGTATTTCTTAGTGTATGACACTTTCTTTTCCAGGACAAAACCTTTCACATCCCCCCACATCCACATACCGATACATTCAACTTCTCCATCAATCAATACGTTAATTTTTGTTTTCCAATCGGTAGTATCAGTGCTAACCATTTCTGCGTATCGTTCCTTTGTGCAGAAAGCCACACCTTCAATATGGTCCCCCTGACTATATCCTGTGGTGGACCATTCTTTGACAAATATGTCTTTTCCCAAGTCGGAAAGAATTTGAACCAATTCGTTACACTCTAAACTCTCAACAAAATCGTTCGTGCAATCATACGAAAGATCTGAAGGCGATACGCTGAGGATTTCTTGGTAATCTTTATTCTTAGCGTATCGTGAATTGTCATGCCATTCCAGATACCACATGTTCGCACTTCTGTCATATCGCATGCGATAGCCGTCCAGTTTGCCCTTTTTGAAATAATTCAGTAGGTCTTTCCATTTTACATGATCGCCAATAAGCCGATGAAGTGCATCTACAAGTGAATGATTTTTATCGCCGTATTTTCCAAAGACCTCCTTCCAATTACACGCGTCGGATAAGCGTGTTATACTTCCATATTCCCACAGGAAACACGCTGTCATATCCCAATCTGTACAAGGACACATAGCATCTATATCGTAATATATCTTGATGCGATAATTGCCTATTTCTTTTGCTTTTATCAATCTGTTTTCCATAATGAATGTTTTAAGTGTGTTTAGACCAACCGTAGTTGGGTGTTAATTGAACTGCATAATTTTCTTGATAGCCGGTTTCTTTCCATCCATGAAAGACAATGCCCCCAACCAAACCGGATTTTCCATTGATATATTCACAAAACCCAAACTCATTATAGCCCGGATTATAGCTTACTTGAATATAATGGTCTGAAGACATCTGTCTATAACGGTGGAATCCTCTTAAAGCATCAACCAAAGAAGTGTCATTATGTACTTCACAATCACGAATCAATTGTTTTAGCTTGCTAATCGAAATATTGTTCAGCTTTACTTTTACCTTACATCTTTTAGGTAAGGTTTCATAATGTTTTTCCCATTCTTTAACAGCAGGAATCACATAATCACGAACCGCTTCTTTTGCCTGATCCAGTGATACTTCGGAAATTTTGTCTTTCTCTATAATAAAAATATGGTCATTTGGGTACATGTTCAAATAGGCATCAAATCCATTGTCTCCTTGTACATAATTAAGCCGGACAGATTCATTGTTAAAAAAACAGTCTTTATATTCGCCTAACTTCAGCAAGTAAGTATGGGAGGTGCCGACCATCCATATCATCGGAAATTGACACGCTTCTGCTTTTTCAATATATTGCTTATCGTATTGCTCAAAGTCAGATTGAAAACTGGTCATAACTTCTGCTACGATGTCACTCATCTGTTTTATAATTGAATTATTCATGTTAAATTGATTTTATTGTTGTTTGTTAGGAATAGAAGAAAATAGCGTCTGGTGGAAAAAGTGACCGTATAATTTTAGTTAACAGGTCTCATTACAAGAAATAAAGCAACTTAAAATGCACTTTATAAAATTCCAGCCAAAATTTCCTGATTGTTGGTGAAAATTTAGGGGAATGCCACATTAGCACTCCCCAAGACATACCTAAAACCACACCAACAATACTATTAGAACATATAAATATACACGGGGATAGCAATACCGTCCCGGTCAAATATATTATCAATGATTTCATTTTGAATATCTTGTTATCTTGTTGCCTGAGCACGAAAGTATCCTTGTCGCACGTCTGACCTTAATTCTTGTTTTCATTTTATGCTACTTTTACGTTTAAACCAAGTGCGTTAGCACATTCTTGTGCGCTGGCTGTACGGAACACCCAGCCCTCGCCACCATTCAAGCGGCTATTATAAACTCCTTTAAATTGTTCTTTGAGAATTTTGCGCAAAGGCTTTGTCTCTCCACGCAATACCCAACACTTGTCATTGTATTTTTCAAATGTCAACCCAAGTTTCTTGATTGCTTTTGTGTCCGTGATAGCTATCAAGGTGTCATTGTCTTTACTTTCTTTGGTTTCTTTTTGTGCCTCTGATTTTTGTTGCTTCTCTTGCTTTTTGAACTTTTCAGCCATTTCTTTGGCTCCGGCAGTCTTGTTGTTCTTGGATTTTGATTTCGGTTCCGGTTTTTGAGTCTCGTCAGAAGATACTTCGACCTCTACGACTACTCCGGTATTACCTGATTTGATTTCTGCTACTCTGGTGTCAAAAGCCTCTTTAACCTGACCGCAGATGTTATTTGCGACAGCTTTCAACTCATCAACAGTATCATATTTTGCGAATACGCTTGTGAAGTTACACTTCACTTCAATGTTTGTTGCCATATTTTTGAATTTTTGATTTTGAATATGAAAACGGCTGACACCAAGAGAGGCATCAGCCGTCAGACTTGAAAATATTGCAGACCATTATTCGTCTGCCAGCGGATCACGTGAATCAAGCTCGTCCTCAATTAGGTCAATCTCATCGGATAAGTCCCTTACTCGATATTCATTCACTCCGGAACCTATTTCATCCAAATATTCATCACGTAACTTTTCCAACTCATTTGTTGTCATTCCTGCATAATTTGCCATAATATTGTTCCTGCTCCTTACAGGCGTTTTAATGAATTTTCATATCCTCTTCCGCTATATCCTTTGCCGCTATCACTTCGGCGGCAATGTTCATCACAGAGTTCTCGTCAATACCGCATTGTCCGGCTATATCCGTAATCACTTCGGCATTAATAGGCTGCCATGCAACCATGGCGATGGCAATTGTTGCCAACGCCAATCCATTCTTGTTTGCCATATTCTCTTATTTTTATAATTAGTTCAGAATGATTCTTTTTTTGTTCGTTCTTTTGTTTATTACCATTGCCAAAGCACATTCGACATTGTGTTTCAGGCACAGATTGTATGCTTCAACAACGCTTTTTGATGTTGGCACCAGTGTTCCATTGTACAAGATATAATACTTGACCACTTTCTTGCCTTTGGCATTGACAGTTTCATCTTGTACCACCTTCTTGATTTGAGAATTTACGACAGCAATAGTATCGTTTTTCACTTCTGATTGGGCATACGCCGTCATGCTCCCGACAAATAGGGCGAGAGCCAAAATAATTCGTTTCATTTTTATTGGATTTAAATTGTTGTTATCTCTGTTTTTTGGTTTAACACCAGCCGGCAAGTGGATTTGGATTATCAGCACCACAAGCGATTGCGCCTCTTAGGTCGATAATACTCATTTTGATGTTATCACGAAGTTCGCTCAATTCCATCACTTTCTCCATGATTTTAGGAGTCTGGGGCATACATTTAAGTGAGTGAATTTCTTTGTTGACTTGTGTTAGTTGCAAACACAAATCACTCAGTATATGGGAATTTGTCATTGCCTCTGATTTTATGGTTATCTTTTCTCCATTCTTGCGCCATTCGCCAACTTTGTTGAAAAACTCATTTTGGCTCCACATTTACGAGAAGGTCTTTTTCCTTTGGCTGCATAGAAAATCTCTTCTGCGCTCATCATATAGACAGGCTTGGAAGTGTCACGACATTCAAATTCGGACATGTTTTTATTGTTGTCAGGATGTAAGATAGTCACACGCTTTCCCCTTACAATATAGTACGCTTTGAATCGGGTATCTCTCCCGTATTGCATTTGCACTTTGACTTCCACGTCTAAACTTCTGCCACGAATGCACCAGAAATTACCAATCTTTCCGATGGTAACTTCACGACGATTTATACTGCACCGTCCGATAAATTCAATGTCATCACGATTGAAATCTTTGTTCGCAATATGCGCCTCATTCAAACGCATAATTCCCACGCTATAAGCGTTTAGCTCCGATTTAGGCATGGAGATTCCTTTGATGATTTTTGCTCTCATTTTAATATGTTTTAATTAGTTGACGCTAAAGGGGCTCGAACCCTTTGCACACCTATGGCTTGCGCATCGCCACGAATGTTGCGCCAGAAATAACGGTTGGTATTAACAACGCCACCGATTTTTGACGTTGCTCCATCAGATATTATAACCCCGTCATCCGGTTCACGGGTACCACATACCCCGATAGTGGAACAAGTATTCATTCACGAGGACACCAATTTAAGCCCGGTGCTTTGGGCATAAAAACATCTTTATTTATTACTCAAAGCCTCTTCCTCTTCCACAGAGCCACACCAACAGTCCAGAAAGAAGTTTTCTTGCTCTTCTGTGGGTGCATTTGCATTCACATTGTATGTTGCACAATATGCCTTCCAACTTGCATCTGGCTCAGGTATGTTATTATTGCAGCCAGAGAAAAATGATACAGTAAAAACCATTATGGAGAAAATAATCGCTTTCATTTTGCTTTGATTTTTAGAATTAATACTTAGTGAGTGGGGAAGGCTCGAACTTCCACAATGCCGCCATGTTCACCCGAACCCTTTCTCAGAATTGCACCAGGTCTTTTTTGATTTCGATAACCTTGCGCACTACATTCCCGTTTGTATCTTTGTCAAAGCGCACAATATACACGTGTTCCAAGCTCTCCCAATCTAAGTCACTAAGCACACTCTTTTCGTTTTCCTTTTCAAAGTTGCTTTTCTGTTTCAGACCTTTGAGGATAGTCGCAACGCTCCATTTGTTGTCCGCTATCGGAGTAAGCATATAACGGCTGATTGGCTTGCCGTCCACCTTTTCAGCTTCTTCTTTCGTGAACACCCGGAAGAAAGTTTCCATATCACGCAAGCCCATACGCTCCACATCCTCAGCGCATGGTTGATACTTTGCAGGCACGTTCCTGAATACGAAGGCACGTGTTCCCTTGTCCTCGACATTTTTCATGCCTTCGTGCCAACCGTCCATAAGCAACGCCGGAGTATAGCCTTTCTTCTTGTTGTTTTTCTCAAAGCGTTTCACCCCATGCGCATTCATCCAAGACTCCACAGTAAGCCCATTGCAGTCGGGCAACTGTTTTGTGTACAGCCCGTCAAATTGTTTCAAGACTTGTGATAACTGTGACGTAAGGTCAAGAATACCACGTGCGCCCTTGTTCTCTTGTGCTTTTGTAATTGTTACTTGAGTTGACATAACGATATAGTAACCCCACACGTGAGCGGTTACAACTGCTTTAAAATGAATAAATTGATTGAATTGTGGGTACGGGAACGCATTGCAGTCCCCAGCGCCGCTTTTAGTACGGACTTACCCTATAAAGTGTTTTTTGAATTGTCAATTCATTACAACGGGTGCAACTTGTGCTCCTGCACCTAACACAGACACGCCAACCCAGTGGTTACATCAGTGCGCTTCGCTTGTGCTGCCTTACACGTACTTGCGCAATGTATTTTGAACATTCCATGTATTTTTGCGTTGAATAACGGTCCCAATAGCGGGAACCTGTGGGCGTACTTTGCCCACGCACAGGCATATCAATCCCATGACTTGCACTACAACCTTATTGTGCCTTGTACCTCTCACATACTCTATCTACTTACATTCCGTACCTATTGCCTAACATAGTTAAGCCGAATTTTTGTGCATAACACAAAAGCGGTATTTATTGAAACGCTTTCAAACGGATAAATAAATTATCTAAAATCTTACACGCTTGTAAGAAGTGTAAGAGTTGTTATCGGTGTTATCCGTTGTTCAAATCTTACACCCCAATATTGAAGTGGTTTTTGGACGGTTACAACAGTGAATGAGAATTTTTTTTGAAAAAGTGCTTTTATTATATTATATAATGTATAATGGAGCTTGTTTTATTTGTAAGTTATTGATAGTCAGCTAAATGTAATAAGATTATTTTTCTTATAAAAAAAATGTTTGAAGAGTGTTTTTGAGAGACTGAAAAGGCTTGAAAAAGGTTTAGGGTTGTTTTATTGTTAAAATAGTGTTAAAATAAGGGGTTCTACATATATATAAAACTTGTTTCACTTATTTTAAAAAGTGAAACAAAACAATACAATATTATAAATTGATTGAAAATCAATGCAATATGCTATATGTTTAATAATAAATGTTTTTTAACACATTAATAGCTGGTTTATAGTAAAAAAAATATGTTTCACTTATTATAAAAGTGAAACAAAAATAGGTGAATATGTATGCTAACTATATGAAAATAAATAAAATAACTGGGAGGGTGTCTTTCTTGCTCTTCAAGGCAGATGTAAATTTTCCCCGATTTTCAAATTTCAATTTTCAGACATATTTTACCAATATCAAGAGATAACATCAGCTCCACAAAATATCATAATACTAAAAAACTTTATGAAAAATCTCATTACTAAATTTGAAATATTGTCTTTTATTTGATTTTCAGTACTTTATGTGTTTTAGCCTATTTCTATCAAACAAAGAGATTTCCGAATCTTTGTTTTGCTGGTTGTTATTGGCTGCGATTATTTGCCCAGAAACCTCATTTCTTTTACTTCTACGGCATTTTATTCGTTGAAACGCATATTTGTATGTCGAATGAAAGATGGTCGCTAAAAATGGCCTTAAAATACGTTTTTTTGAAATTTGCTTTAATAACCAGAAATTTTTCACCATGATTATTCAGCTGTAAATTTTCTCATTTTCTATTCCGACACTAATTTTTCTAAAATATTTCTGATATTGAAAATCGCCTGTTGTGCAAACTCCAAATTTTTCCCGGTCCAAATTTCAAATTCGATTTTTAGTGTGCGATAGCGGTACGATGAAGGTGTGGGGCTAAATGGGGGTGGGATGAGGGCAGGTGCGTAAGCACAGGGGAATTTTTGCGGAGCAAAAAGGCGTAAGCCCAACAGCAGTTTAATAAAAAGTCTGAGAGTTGAATTGATATTTGAAAAACAACTTTTTTAAATAAAAGCTGAGAATGAATCCCAAATACAACTTAACCTCCCTTTTTAATAAGATCCTGAAACATTATCACCGAGTCTTTAACCTAAAATGCGTAAAAGCCTTTTATAATAATCCTGAAACATAGGAACGCAAATAAATACGCCTTTTTGCGCACACGCGCACGCACGCCAGCTTCGACCGAAATTTTTTCTTCGACTTTAGGAGAAGAAAAAATGTAGGGAGGAGCTGTTTTTCTATCTCCTTTTTTTCTTTTATTTATTTTCTTTTTTTCTTTAAGAGATCCAAGAGATTTTTCTTTTTTTCTTTTTTTCTTTTCTTTGTTTCCTCTTTCTTTTTGCTGGTCAGTCCGTGCAGATGCAAAAAAATGCGCCGAACTTCACAGCCCAGCGCATTTACCAAAATCCAAAATTATTTGCTTTATCCATGTATTAATAGTTTCATCATCACAGAAACCTCAATTTTTATTCTACCATGACCTCTTTCCCATACACTAATGCGGTTTGAAGTTCCGTCAAACATCCTTTTGACTTCTGCCAGTTCTTGCAGAGATAAATTACATCACAATCAAGCAATGCCTCTATGCACTTTCCCATTGCTACATTGTATGGGGTGTTTAGTGACTGTACCACATCGAATGGTGTTATGACATCATAGTCTTTTTGGAACAAGTTTGTAGCAACCACAAATGCGTGATTACGTTGGTCGTTATAATTCTCACCGGTTATAGGAATTGAAACATAAACTTTCTTCATTATCACAATTTTTAAATCACATTGCTGTTATCACGTCTTTATTTGCGTCGTTTGTTTGCTCTACGTTCTTTACGATTAAGTTTTCTAACCTCTTCAATTCTCACTATCGCATCTTGCTTGGGGAAATCAAAAAGGGTATCAGTATGTTTGATTGGCGATGCAGCCAAGACTGCGCTAATTAAAATTTGACTTATCATAATTTTTATCTATTTTGTTTGCCGGTAGCCATGAAAACTGCCATTGATGGTTTGAAGAAAAACATTGGGTAATTTGGTCAAGGTCAAAAAATACTGCATTGAAATTGTCTATTTTCAAGAATTTGTGTACTGAGCCATCTTCAGTATGACAATGCAAATAAATGCTTGACCCCTGTTCTGGATAACATGAGAATGTATTCCAGTCCAACGCTGTCAGATATTCCCTGAAACTCATGTCAATCGAACTTGAACTTATGGTCAGGAACAATTAAACCTTGTTGCTGTTTCCAGCCTTTCTCTTTCTTCAACTTGTTGAATTTTTCAATCAAATCAATCATAACGTTGTCACTTACATGACCAAGATGGAAATATACACATCCGTCTATGTTCCGGCAGTCCTTGACAGTCTTTTCAGGGCATTTTACAACAAGTTTACCATTTTCCATGATTGGTTGGAAACCGTAGTCGGATAATTTAGAATCCAGTGCGACTACTGTTAGGTTCTTAAATTTTTGATACTCAAAATGAATAGGTCTGCTCATATATTAAACATTTAAAAACAATAACTGCTCTAATCAATTAATCATATTCCTCCTCTTCAGCCAAATCGTGGCCCGGCTCAAGAACATGGTTATCGTATGCGTTTTTTATATCATCTTTAGTGAGGTTCATGATGTTTGTTTTTCGGGTAGCCTTGCGTATTCTTGTATATATGCCGGAATCTTCTCCCTCCACTAAGTCATTAAGATGTTGAATTGCTGTATAATTGAGTTTGCGTATTCTGCCGGCTCCACGTTGCCCATTTGGGGCTTCTTGTAACAATCCTACTTTCCGTAGGGAATATAAACAGGAACTTACTGTAGGTGTTGAGATTTTGATTTTAGTGGCAAGCTCTTTGACTGATGATGCGCATTCTCCATATTCATTAGTCTCTTCAAGAATAGTGGACACAATCATTAGTTCATTGTGTGTCAAATAGTATATTAATACTTTTGGAATAGGAAGCACCATTCCATTAAAGACCAGCTCGTTTTCCACTGAAGCCAGCACTTGATATTTTACTTTTGGCAAGACAATCCCTGTCTTTAATTGCTTCGGATCAATTTTGATAATAATTGGTTCCGGTTTTGCGAGTATTGCTTTTTGTGGTATTCGTTTCATGCCATGTCATTATTCATGACACTGCTTTTAATCACGTCAGGATATATCCTCATATATAATTAGTTGCAAAGCTATTAAAAAATAAAATTCGGTCAAAATAATCCGTATTATTTGAGTTGGATTTAAGTTTTAATCGTACTTTTGTCAGTTTCTAATTTCAATAATATGAAAACATTAGACCAAATAATCAGATATACATCTCAATGCAGGTTCCCGGATGATGACTGGCAGAAGGTACTTGCTTATTGTCGTGAGCGTTTTAAAGGGGGTAAAATACATAAGGCCTTATCTCCGATATCTGAATCATCGTATGACCAATTTGTTAACTGGCTTGATTCAGGATTCGGTTCCGGGGATTTGGTCAGCTATGGTAAAACAATGGGGGTAATAGGTGATTGTACGCCTGAAATCACAACTCTTATCGCATATTGCGACTATGAAGGAAATCTTATAGCCAAGAAAATGAATGTTCAAGATGCTTTAAGGTTAAAACGTCTTGATGATGAAAGAAGCAGGGAGTTGAAAAAGAAAATTTATGAGCGTGGTTTTGATATAGTTGCAAGAAATGCGAAATTGTCCGAACTGTACATCCCTAAGAAAAATTTCTACGTTATTTTAAATGATGGTGAATATGGAAATTTAAGTGTCGGAATATATTTAGAATCAAAAGGTTGTTCGCATCATTTTTCTGCTTTCTTAAATAAGAATGGCAAACTTGAAATGGATTGTTGGATAGATATTGAGTGTACACCATTTAGGCCGGCTACTGAGAAAGATATTCAAAGATTGCATCAGGCTACTTCTAATGCCGGATGGTCTTTTAACGGAAGGACCAATACATTTATTAAAATGCCTAAGCGTGGACACAATAATGTTTATTGGTATATGAATGATCGGTTTGAAATAGTGTTGGATAAAGATAACGGTTCCAAGAAACATACAGAACGATATGATGCCGGAAATTATTTTCTTGACAATACTGAAGCACTGCTGTTCATGAAGGAAGTTAGAAATATAAGAAATGGAGGAGTTTGATTTCCTCCTCCATTCTTATTTTATTATAAGTCTATAGGTTTGAATGTTGACTGAAGCGCCACATCATACCAGTAATCTTCCGCTTTTTGTATTGGTATCTCCGCCGCTATGGATTTCTGTTTGTTTACTTTATTCCATTCTTGCACTTTGTTTTGAGAGAAAGTGTACATGCCTATCGGACATTGCCTTAAAATAGCTTTCTCATTAAAGCAACTGAATATCTCCGCTTCTTCAACATATAAATGTTCTTTGTATTTTTGCTTGAACAGAATCCAATTATCCACTTGGTATTTATTATAGAATAATGCCCAACAATACATGGCAACTTCCATATCTGTGAGTTTATCCCATCCATTATTTACATCATCTTCTGCAAGCATAATGATTTGACGAAGATATGTTCTATTTGCTTGTGCCTGTTCACGTGAAATTTCATATTTCTGTAAAATATCAGGAACAACCCCACACAGGTTCATTACCCCATCTTTAGTAATTGTGTAATCACCATCTGTTTCAGGAAATTTAAAAATGCGATGAAGTCTCTTATGGTCATACGCATTTACTTTGCGGATAGAATATGCCTTCCCCCATATACGTACTTGTTTATAATTAGATGCAGCATCATTAAAATCAGATTCTATATCAATTACAAGCCTGTCAAGTATTTTTTTAGGAATTTTGAATCCCCACATATCATTAGGGGTAAATTCATCATCACATTCTTCCGCATCAGTTTGAAATGTTTCAAAAAGACAACTGAGTGCATACGCAGCGTGCAACATATAAGGCTGATCGCTAATTTCCCAAGGTTCGTGCATTAAGATGTCTAAATCTGAAGCACTGTAAGATTGATATTCATTCATCGTCTGGAAGTATTGAATTAATGGATTGAAGTAAGTCGGCAGAATAAGGAGAATTGTTTGTAATCATATTCATTACATTCAATTTTAGAATACGATAAATGGCGGCACCAATAGGATTATTTGGCTGGTGCATGCAGGAAAAGACGGCTTGCGCTATATTGTCCGAATTTCCATGTGTTACGGCTCCACACTGTCCTTCTTTGTGGGAAATGATAAATATATCAGCATCTTTTCCCATGATTTTTTTAGCTTCTCGAAGCAAATCGTTTGTTTTTGTCTCCATAATTTTGGATTATTGATTAACACTGCTCTCATCATTTAATATATCTTTTTGGTTGATGAAGAATCCACAATGTTCATCACCAATTTTCCATTTTGGAGGAATCGAATTATATGGTCCCGTTCCGTCATTTTCTTGCTCTGTATTATATCTGAAACAATGATATCTATCTAAACAAGCGCGAGCATTACATGTTTTGTTCGTTTTTTTTAATTGTCGGTATGCCTTTAAAGTGATTTCAATCACAGTAGGACGAAATTTATCCAAGAAACGGTCTGGTATGGTTCCTATAGTCCATATATCGTTTGATTGAAGCAAGGATTTGTCTGGGCGCATAAAATAGCGCATTTTACCTTTGCCTCCTAAAATAAGGGTTTTATCCTTTTTATTGGCTACTGGATGTATTCTCAAACACTTGTTACTAATCACTTCAAGATATTTAGGAGGATAATCAATTATATCTTGCCAAAATGCACATTCATAACAGATTTTTTTCTGTTTCATTATGCGGCTTATATGATTTTGAGAATCATATCCATGCAAAAGCATTTTTATTCCGCAGCATTTGCAATATCCAATATGATTAAATAATTTCCGATACATACCTTTATATTTCTATAGAGTTAAAGATGCTGGAAATCTCATCGTCACGTATTCCCAAATATATCATAGTTGTATCTAAGCTTGCGTGTTTAAAAATACGATTTAGATATATCAATGATTTCTCAGTCCTTCCACTTTTTTCATATACATATCTGCCGAATGTCTTTCTAAAGGTGTGTGTGCTGAAATTATCTATGTCAAGTTCATATTGAATTGCCCACTGCTTTAATGTTCGATTAATATATTGTATAGATACCGGTTTATTTTCATTTCCTTTTTTATTGGCTAAAATAAAATCGCGTTTATCCGGTTTTCCCATTCGTTCATATAAAGTTGTGAAATGGTCAGAAGCATTTTGGCCAATTGGTATGACATGGGTTTTACCTGTTTTTTTAGCCATAGTAATGACTTTCCGTTGATTAAGGATGTCAGTCCATTTTAACTTGCATACATCAGAGAAACGCAAACCGGTACAGAAGGACAATATGCAATAGCAGGCCCACCAATATTTTTTTTCATTTATTAGTGACTGTACAAGTTTCTGATAATCACTATATGGCAAATAATCTGCCGTTGTTATACTTCCCTTTTGGCTCATAATTTTATTATTTTGGAATTTGGTAATGCAAAACTATCGTTAAAAACTGGAATAAACAAAATATTTTTCTTGTTTCACTTTCTAATAAAAGTTAAACATATTGTATATATCTGGTAGTCAATTAAATATTAGTTGTTTTATGTTTCACTTTTTATAGTCAATCATGTAATGAATGGAATTTATATACATTATATAATATAAAAAGGAGCGCATTGTAAAAACAACACGCCCCTTGGGACCACCGTCCTATCATGTAGTTAAGAGTTTACTTAGTGCCGGTATGCCCAAATCCACCTTCTCCACGTTCGGTTTTGGACAATTCCGTAACAATTTCAAACGGTTCGTTACAATAATGGCTAATTACCATTTGTGCAATCTTTGTACCTTCTTTTACTATAAAGGGGATGGATTCATCACTTTTTATAATTACTCCAACTACACCTCTATAACTTTCATCTATCGTGCCAATAATAACATCGGCATCAAATCTCTTTGGAGTATCCATATCTTCCAAAAGATACCCTTCAATTCCTTTTAAAGAAAATCCGCTACGAGGACGGATTTGAGCCTCTGTCTCGGATTTCAGTTCTATACTGATATCAAGTTTTATGAGGTTGCGTCCTGGATTGATCACAAAATTGCATGGAACATATAAATCATAACCAGCAGCACCTTTTTCAGCTCTTGTAGGCACTTTTGCGCCCGGTGATAACAATTTTACTTTCATCTTGTTTATTATTAATAGTATAGCTTGATTTATTTACTCAATGTTGTAAGATATTCGCTTTCTAACATTACAGATGATTTGAGCATTTTCCTGGTACTATAGATTTTTCTATCCTCGCCAATCTCTGCATCAAAATCAAATAAGGTTAGTTTACCAATATCATCCGGCTCAATTTGAAAGTCGGATGGAACAGCTCTCCAATATCTTTTATTTACTGATATTATTTCTCCATAAGCAGCCTTAATAAGTGATTGCCTAAGTGTTCCAGTAAGTGTTGCCGCTTCACTGATTGACTTAAAGATTGCAACCAAAATATACGTTGCGTCAAAGGCAACAATCGTTGTAGGATTGTTATTTGGTTCTTGCTTCGTCATTTTTTCTTTCGTTTATGATTTCATTAAGAACTTCGGATGGCAATCTTTGAGCTGCCATACTATAGAGAAAGCCATTGCTGTATGCCACTCCGTATGATATGGCATCTGTAATAATACTATTGAAATATGCACACATTTCGGGATTTGCAAAAGCAAGAAATATAAAAGCCAATTCTGCTGCTACCAAAATATGTCCATTTGTATTCTGGTAGAACAATTCTGATGTCTTTTTTTGTGATGCTTTGATTAATGGCTCTATAAAATGCTTGTTAGTGCGCATAAACACCTTATAGTCTATGTATTGAATATGATTCTCTTCAAAGTAAGTTGTATAATCAAACACAGCCTTGTCCTCTCCCATAAATCCAAAGTATAATCCTTGTATTTCTGGAAGTAGAATCTCCGTCGTTTTAAGCTCTTTAATAAGTGTAGTTGTTTTATAATCCATTTTTATTCTTGTGTAAGTTTCTCTTCAAATACATCCATAATGTTTGTTTCTGATATGCTGGCAATTTTGAAATCAGCCATTGTACCTTTCATGCCATCCATAAAGTTTTCAAGTGCATTATGGAAATCAGAAGCCTGTACCAACATATAATTTGCAGTTTGTTTTTCAATGCCACTTTTTTCATCAAGCGTGATGAAAAGAACTTTAACCTTATACCATCTATCTCCTCTTTCATCATAAAAGATTTCAGATATGTTTGTTTTCTTAACTGCTGAAACCGTAAATTCACTGGATATGTACGGTTTAACTTCTTCGATTATGCGTGCCTCAGCTTCTGTAAAAGACAATGCGTTTACAATATTTGTTTCAGTAACGCTTTTTAAAGCTCCATCTTCCATTACTTTATTGTAACGGATTTTTGTTTCTATCCAAAATGACATAATTTTGTTGTTTTTAAGTTGTTAATATTCTGTTATTTGATTTCATCAAGATTGATATATAATGCCTCTTCAGGAACTTTACATGAATCAATAGTTTTTGGATATTTGATTAATCCCCAATTACGTTCAGAATATACCTTAAACTTATATGTATCATAACTACTGCCAATTTTGACACATATATTACAATCCTCTTTTGGTGGATTAGTCCTTAAATTTTTCCAGTTTTCCATGATTGCATTATTTAAATCGGTGTACTTCATTGTATAATAGTATATGGTGTACATTAAGTATATGAAAAGTGAAACATGGTTTATTGTAAACTATTGAATATCAGATGTTATTTTTTTTATTTTTTATTTGGGGAGCAGTATATCTTATAAAATTTTGGTGTTCAGTGTTTTTGTGAGTTGCTGTACAGCGCATCTATTAACAATAAAAATAATGATATGCGTAAACGAACAGCAAATAATTCAAATGGCAATTTCTTTACCGATGAAGCTCTTGTAGCGAGCTATAACATTGTTAAAAAAACAATTGTTGAATACACTGATGAATTAACCAGAAGATGCCGATATAAGAGTGTAGTAAGTCAAGTGGATGATGGTGTCGTTATGGATGATCGTTCCAGACTGATAGACATGTATGATTCTTGTTATATACAAAATGCGCATCTTCAAGGGACAATTGCCACTCTTTTTTCACAGTTAATTGGTAAGCGGTATATGTTTGCCAAAGAAGATAAAGATGGCAAATGGATTAGGGATCCAAAACAATCCAGAATCTGTCAAGGCTCACAATTTGAAAAGATAATTAGGGCTATTGTTGAATCGGAACTTTATGGTTATTCGCTTATTGAGATTATGCCGGAATTGGATTCTGAAACCGGTTTACTTAAAGAAGTGAACAGCATTGAAAGACGATGCGTATTGCCTGACCAGCGGCGTGTCGTACAGCATTGGGGGCAATGGACACCAGGTTGGGATTTGGATTCTGAACAATATAAACATAATTATATCCTTGTGAATAACGGTGGATTTGGATTATTCGCCGCAACCACTCCTAATATTCTTGCCCAGAAATATACATTAAGTAATTGGGTTAATTTCAGCCACACTTATGGGCAGCCAATTATTCATGGAAAGACCGGTGCTGAAGACAATGAGTCAAGAAATAGGTTGGCACGTAAAATTGCTTCGGCGGCCCAGAATAAAGTTCTTGTGACAGGTAAAGAGGATGAGATTGACATTAAAGCCTTTACCATGTCGAACTCTGAAAAGATTTATGAGTCACTTGCGAATTATGTCAATAAAGAGAATGACAACTTAATATTAGGGTCTGAATCAATGGCTGGTGGTATGCAGTCTTATGTTGGTTCAACGAAAGCCCATGAGAACATATATCGTGCAAGAATCAATTCCTATCGTACAATAGTAGAGAATGTGATGAATGAGCAGGTGGTTCCGGTTCTCAGATATTGGGGGATAATTTCAGATGATGTGTATTTCAAGTACATGACCAAGGTCGAGATGTCAGACGAGAACAAAATCAAATTGTTCGATATGCTTACAAATAAATATGAAATTGATCCGGAAGAAATAAACAAGGAATGGGGTATCGAAGTCGGGCAGCAACGCAATTTTGAATCCAGTAATGGTAATGAGGGAATAGGTGATTGGGGAGATGGTGATGAAGATGGTCATAGAATGAGTGATGAAGAATATTATAAGCGTTATGGACATCATCGGGATAAAGTAAATTTTCTGTCAGGGGTGCATTAAAAGGCGGATGTACCTCTAAACTTTCACAACGGGTAAAAGCTGCCATGACAACAGAACAACAAGCTCGTCATGATAGTGAATACCAGTCATTACAAGCCTTATTCATAGCTTTGCTAAGGTCTTTACGTGATGGAGATACAGAAGAATCTCTTTATGCTTTATGCGAACTCAAGACTGATTTTGCATTTAAACATGTGTTGGATGGACTTGGAGTGGAATATGATGAAGCCATTATATTGCTCCAAAGTGCCAATGATGATAATTTGACACAGCATGACAAGGAATTGAGAAACCGTTTGATAGCTGCCATTCAGAATCTTATTGATTTTTCTGTTTGTGAGGAATACCAACTTTATGATGAGGCTGTTGAAATGCTGGGGGACAGTGAATTGGATTTTAATTCGGAAGATTATGAAGATTTACTGGCAATATGTGAAAAATATAATGATACATACGCCTCCATTGAAAATAGCGATATTGAATATGCCGGGAAAATAGCTGCTATGTGGATAAGGATGCCTGCCAATGATTATGTTGTGTACTGGACTCAAAATGATGCTAAGGTCCGTCCGTGGCACATGGCATTGCAGGGATATGTTGCGCCAAGAGATGAATTCCCGTCATGGATGATACCTCCGATAGAATATAACTGCCGGTGTTTTCTTGAAATTCTTGAAGTTGCTTCTGTGAATGGAAAATTACATCAATTTAAAGGGGCGGCTAAAGACATTGAGAAGCCTCAAAAGATAAATAATGTTTATAGTGAGTCTTTGGCTAAATGTGGGAGGATTTTTGGACCGTCACACAATTACTTTATCATAAAGGAGGATGATAAGGAAATGCTTCAAGGCTTTGTAACAAAACTAAAAGAGAAGTACCATGTCTAAAGCTAAATTTGATCCAAGCAAATTTTCAACACGATTTGGAACTCTGTACTATGATGGCCAAAAAGCCAGCCAATATAGGATAAAACAATATAATAAATACGTTAAAGGGGCTGGTGGACGCATAACATCAGTTCCTAAACAATATAGCAAATATTTCACTTCAGGAACCAGTTTTACAACAAGGCAGGGGCATCTTCAATCGTGGGCGAAACCATTGACTTTAAGAGGTGGAGAAAATCCCAATTATAATTGGGGTAGAGTCGGTTATAGGGATTTCGATGGTGTCATAAGAAAAGGATCTTCAAGTGGACGTTGGGGGGCAGATATCAATCAAGGGAAAAGGGGTACTCCAGGTTCAACAACAGTGCTTGCAGGAACAAGACAATGGATACGACAAATACAAATCAGTTTGCATCAGTTATATGTTAATGCAGAAAATTTTCGTGTTGTAGCTGGACAACGTGCCATAAAGGTATTTCAAAATTCATTCAAATATCAGCAATTTTACAATAACAGATCTCATAAATGGGCCTCATTATCTTCATATACTCTAAAAAAAAGAGCAAGGCGTGGCACTGGTAGTAAGATATTGAAAGAATATGGTGATTTATATAATTCAATAAAAATGGATGAACACGCGGGATTATATATGACTCGTGTATATACCGATGTTGTTCATGCCAATGCTTCACATCACAAAAAATATAGTATTTGTTATGCCGGATATCACAATGAGGGGAAGGGCACTTATGGAAGTGGTTGGAATGGGCATAAGCCCAAACCTTATATTCGCAGACAGTTTATGGGGCATTCCAGTTATTTAAATCCATTTACAGACAATTTTATGAGAAAAATGATGAAGCTCTATTTATTTGATAACGTATTTCTTGTTAAACGGATATAAGCTATTATCAATAAAGATTATATTATGATTGTAGATAAAAAAAGCAAGCATATACTAAGTGGTAATAAGCAAAGTATATTGGCATCCATAGATAAAAAATCTGAAAATGAAATTATGGATACCCCCATTCAAATTGAGCCGAATGGACCAATAGATGTATTGAATACCATCAAAAAAATACTTCGTAAAGTTACATGGGAGTATGGAGTTGAGGGTAGTCCATTGATTTTTAAAACAGTGCAAATAGATGATGGACAATACGAACGGATTATATCTTCAAAAGGAAATCAAGAAGAAACGATGGGATTTCCAGCTGCTTTTGTTCATTTTATAAATTGGCACTATTTGGTTCAACAAGCGAGAATAAACGAAGGTCGTGCTGTTCTTAGGATTCGATTTATACTTAACAGCTTGAATGTTCATGAAGATGGACATGATACGGATGTATATTATGTGGCAGAACGTATTCATCAAACAATTCAAGAGAATATAAGCCAATATGAATGTCTGCAAGAACGCTGTCAGTTACAATATATTGACCCTATGGAAAGTTTTGACTATGGTTTACAACCTTGCTGGATGACTTATGAAGTTTGGTTTAAACAAAAAAATATTTGGATTAATAGAAATAAAGTGTACAAGAAATTTGTTTGTCCTCCATTTACAAATCATGCAGACCAAGATAAATCTATTGAAGGAATAAATCCTGATGACCATACAAATCTGGATCATCCAATCACTTATGATGAGGCAACAGACTTCATACAATAATTAATGTGTAATAGATTAATAATCAGTTGTATATAATATGCTTTTAATATAGATATTTATTGTTGCATACTATTAGTAATAAATTGAAATACAATGGCAAAGCAACAAGAATTCAAATTTATTAAAGGTGCCTGTTGCGCTGGTATGCCGGCCGACATCTTTTTTTATACAGATGTAGATTACTGGAGTGTTGATAACTTTTTATGGGAGTTTGATTACCTCATCAATTATGTAAATCCCAGCAAAATTAGAATACATATAAACTCCGTTGGTGGAAGTGTCATTGAAGGCATGAGTGTATTCGCAAAAATTCAAGATTGCGCTATACCGACAGAATGTATTAATGATGCTTTGGCCGCTTCAATGGGGTCAATTATCTGGGCCGCTGGTGATGAATTGTATATGAAAGATTATGCGCTGCTTATGATTCATAATCCATTTTGTGATGTAAATGGAGAGAAACAATATGACCAAGCAACAGAGGCTTTTACATTGCAATTAAAAACGATTTACATGAAACGCTTCGGACTTAGCGAAGAAGATGTTGAAAATATTATGAATGGCAAAGATGGCGAAGATGGTACATTTTTAACAGCAACTCAAGCGATTGAAAGGGGATTTATTAAAGCAGATCATATCATTGAAACTCCTAAAGCTGTAAAAGATAAAATTAATGCTGCTTTAAAAAGTAGTAAAGATATAGCTCAAATCAAAGCTGTTTATGGATTAGTCTCACCTACGTTATCAACAACTACTATTAACAAACAGAATATCAACTCAATTTTAGAAACAATGGAAAAGAACGAAATCACAGTTTTCGCTGCTCTCCTTGGATTGACAGGAGAAAAGGCAACGTCCGAAAATGTTTCTGCAAAGATTAATGAACTGAAGGCAAAAGCTGACAAGGCTGACGCTCTCCAGAAATCACTTGACGAGACAAAAGGTGAACTGACAAAAGTCAATGCGGAACTTACCGGTGCAAAAACTTCAATCAAGAATCTGAATGAAGATTTGGATAAGACAAAAGCGACCCTGAAAGTATATCAGGATGCAGAGGCAAAAGCCAAAGAAGAAAGAGTTGCGGCACTCATCGACAAGGCTATTGCAGAGTGTAAAATCAACAAGGAGGAACGTGAAGCCTATACCGCTATGGCTCAAAACAATTTTGAACTTGCTGAGAATGTATTGTCAAAAATTCCGGCACGTGACAATTTAGGACAAATCATTTCACAGGCAAATAAAAATAATGCAGAAAAAGGAGTTCAAACTGAACAGCAAAAGGTTTTTGCAAAGGTGGATGAGATTGTCGGAAAGGATTTTAAGTTCCGTACACTTGACTAAATGATAAATAACTAAATTTATAAAAGCAATGGCAACATTAAATTTTAATGCGGGCGAAAGCAATTATACCGGTGAGGTACTTGAAGATTTGCTTACCCTTACCGCGCAAGACAATGAGACTTATAAGGAGGGTTTGATTCATATCAAATCCGGTATTCAAAAGAAATACACTCTTCCGGGTGTAAGGCTTGGAAAGATTATCCAGGATCATAAGCCCACGCCTGATAATAGCAAAGGTGAATACGATTTCGCGGAGCGTTATCTGGAGCCGGAAGACTTTATGATTTATATTGAGTTCAACCCTCGTGACTTTGAAAAGTACTATACTCCGTTCCAGCCAAAGGGGAACCTTGTGTTCCGTGAGCTTGACCCGAAAGTACAGTCAACTATGATTCGTCTGTTGATGGAGCGTAGGGCTGAGTATATCAATCACGCTATTTGGTGTTCAGCTACATCGACAGAAAAAGCTAAGATTTCGAGTGCTGATGGCAAGGTAACTGCTGGAAATACTGAAATCGGAAGTGAAGACGCGGCCGGTCCTATGAAGTATTTCAACGGAGCGATTGCACGTATGCTGATGAATGCAGCAGCCGCAGCAACTACAGAAGATGCAAAGAGCGGTCAAATCAATGTCGCAGGCACAGGAACATTTGCTGACGGAGAGGCTGTTGAAAAAGAGCTTTACGCTATGTGGAAGGCTACCGAGCCTAAGGTTCGCAAGAAAGCCGGTATGGTAATCCTGATGGACTACAAGTCTTGGGATGCTTACGACCAGTATTTGTCCTCAAAGACAGTGAAATACAGTGATAACCGTGATGAAAATGATCATCGTTTCCACGGCAAACGTATCATTCCTATGGTAGCACTTCCAGATGATACGATCATTATGGGATGCTTCACCACAGGAATTGACTCAAACCTTTGGATGGGTGTTGACTACGCAAATGATGAGGAAGTTCTTCAAGTCGATAAGCTTCAGAACAACTCTGAATTGTATTTCTTCAAGATGCTCATCAAGATGGACGTAAACATTGTTCGACCGTCTGAGATTACTGCTCATATTCCATTTAAATATACAGTTGCAACAGGCGATTAAGGGGCGTGATAAACACGTCCCACTTTAAACTTTTTAATTATGGGTAGAACAAGTAAAAAAATCGAAAATACCACTGTAGAGGAAAAAGCTACTACTGTTGTTCAAGAAGAGAAAGAGGGAAGAAATGTTCTTGAAGAGCAAGCTGTAGAGAGTGCTCAGGAAAAGCAAGTTACACAGGATATTAATGCCTCTGAACAAATGCCTGAAATTTCTTCTGATAATGTAGAAGATGAGGAAGAAATTCCTCCTCATGTGGTAGAGTTGATGCGACTGTATTCTCATTATAAGGAAATTTGGGTTACATCATGTGGATTCGTACATCCAGCAGGTGTACCCAAGTATCTTTTAAAAGATGCAGTCCTTTACAAAAATAAATTTTATAACAAATAAAACTCTTTACAATGGCTACGAATACTAATTTAGGAGGTGTTTTTACTACTGATATTGATAGTAAAAAGACCAGTAATGTGTTTCTCAGCACAGAAAATGTCGTTGGTCTTATTTTTGATACCAGTATCGTTGGAGGGCTTGACAAAGCTCTTGGAACGGACACTGTAGCAGCTAAAGCTTTTGCAAATGGGAATGTTGTAGAGCTTAATACTTCAAAGGATTTGAAAGAAGCCGGTATTGACGAATCTGTTTTGGCAGGTGTCGCAAAATATCATCTTGATTGTTTTTTCAGTCTTGCAGGTGGTACACAACGCATCTTTGTTTCATTCATGAACAGTGATGAAGATACCGAATTTGAATCCGTTGAAAAAATGCAATTGGCATCCGGTGGTATTATTTATCAGATTGGAGTATGGACTGGAAAGCCTATTGCAACCAAAAACGATGATGATACTTATTCGGTTGAGGCGGGCAATATTTGCGCTAAACTTGAATCTGTTGCTGAAATCTTGGGTGGAAAGGTCGGCATCACCAACTATGAAGGTAATGCTCCATTAAACATTTTGCTTAATGCACCTATCGTAAATGGGGGTGTCGTGGATCTGAAAAAGCTCCCAGACCTCAGTGATATGAATTTTCCCAAAGTAACTGTACTTGTTGGACAAGCTCCTACCGATACGGTTCATCAGATTATGTATGATGTTAATCATGTCGATGATACTGCTGAATCATTTGCTCCTGTTGGATGTATTGGTGCGGCTATTGGGTGTTTGGCAGTTGCTCCGGCAAATGAAAGTATCGCTCATGTTAATGGCTTTAATCTTGCCGCAGTAATGCAAGATGCAGAACTTGGCTTTGGTAATATTGTTAAGGATGCCGACAATGACGCTTATGGCCCTGAATCTTCATTTACCAACATCAAAACAATTGGTTATACCAAACGTAACACTTATCTTCATAAGAAAGGCTATGTTTTCTTGACCAATTATGATGGACTGGAAAATAGCATTTTCTTCAGTAGCGACCAGACACTCAGTACAGGTGATTATCGTACAATCGCACGTTGCCGTGTAATGCACAAAAGTCGTAGAGTTGTTCGCCGCGCTCTTTTGCCACGTGTAAACAGTAATGTTGAGATTGATGTTACGACTGGAAAATTGTCCGCCTCTGAAATTGCCGAATTCCAGAATATCGTGATTCAAGCACTTGATATGAATATGGTTGAACCTGGAACATCAAAACCGCAAATTAGTGGTCGCACATGTATTATTGATGAAAATCAGGATGTGCTTAATACTGATGCGATTGACATTCATTACAGTCTTGTACCTCTTGGAGTTACCAGCGTAATCAATGTTACAGAAGGGTTCACATCAACCATTTAACGCCAAAGTTTAACCATATAAAACAATATAACAATGGCAGCAGAAATTAATAATGTAGCATATAGTTGGTCTATGATTCAACTTCAGACCAATTTTGATGGAGAAAGTGCTCAGGCTCCCATCTTTGTGGATTGTACCGCAATCAAGTGGGACACAAAACGAAAAATTGAATCTATCTATGGACTTGGCGGTCAGCCTCGTAAACGTGGATTTGGAAACGTAACCTATGAAGCAAGTATCACATTGCCATACGGTACCCAAATTGCTTTACGTGACAAATCTACTGACGGTACATTGTTGGGTCTTGGAGAATTCAATCTGATTGTAAGTTGGGTAAATGATGTGGCAGCGAATGTGACATCAGAAACTGTCACTCTTGCTGGATGTATCCTTGCGGAAGGTGGTATGGATGCAAGTCAAGATGATACTTCAATCACCCGGGAATTTGATTTGCATCCGCATCGTATTTATACCGGAAAGGTTCAATCCAATGCAAACATGAGTTGGTCTCATGAATTGTATGGTGGTGCATAATCGGTTTTTCTTGTTTATACTATCAGTTGTTTAAGGGGCGGTCAGAAATGGTCGCCTCTTTTCATATATTTTTCGAGGTTTACTATTATATAATGATGGCGCACCAAATACGCCTCACTGAAGTATAATTTATGGACAATTAAAACCAATTACAGCAATGGCAAAAGAAAAGAAAACAGAAGTTGCCGAAAACCAACAGGCAGCCCCGGCTATCGAGTTCATTAACGATGTGAATGTTCCGATTGAAGTACGTGAAGAGATTGTAAAAAAGGCAGAAGAGCTGAAGGCCCAGCACAAGTTGCGTAAAATCTTCATCATTGTTGTTGAAGGTGAAGAGGGGGATGATAAACCTCTTTATATTGCTTATTTGCGTCGCCCGAGCCTCATCCATTTCAGCCAGTACATGAATTTTGTTCAAAAGGATTTGGTACAGGCAAGTAAAATGCTTGCAACCAATGTGTTCCTCGCTGGAGATCGTGAATTGGTTGATGATGATGAATTGTTCCTTTATGGCACAATGCAGCAACTCAATCATTTAATTGATTCTCGCAATGCTGACATGGTAAAGCAATAGAGCGTTGCCAAATAGGTAAAGAGGATTATTTTCGACAACGCTTTGCACTAACCGCATATTACTATCCTCATTTAGACTTTAACGCTATGAGCATTGAGGATTTTGCCTTTTGGTCTGAAAACGCATATTGGGTGCATTCACAAATGCTTATGGTGCAACAAGCAAATTCATTAGGTACACTGGCTGGTGGTGCAAAATAGAACGGAGAAATAGGGGCTATTATGGCTCCTATTTTTTTATCCATACTATTATTAAGAAAACAATATGGCACAACTTAGTTATATTAATACCGGAGTTAAACAAAAACCGGATTTAACTTTTAATATTCCCACTGATGAAAGTGTCGGGGCAATGTTGTTTGATATAAGCGGATTTGACAAACCATTTGATGAGTATCCATTACTATACCATAATTTTCAAGATGGCAAAATTCAATGTGTAAAGAATATGGATGATGCTGTCTTATTAGGTATAGCCAATGATGGTTTTATAAATGGTTTATTATATCATCATTTATCTCAATTTTATGATTTTGTTGGTGGAAATCAAGCTTTATATATAGCTATTGCTGATTGTTCAGAAGATTGGGATATTATTCAAAGTATGCAGCAACAAGTAAGTGGAAGAATGTTTCAAATAGGAATATGGACATCCAAGCCTATATGGAGAATGAAAGATGATAATACGTTAGGTTTTACTTCTCTGATTACAGATCTACAACTACAAGCTGATGAGATTAACGGAAGGGTTGGGGTATCTACGCATACTATGGTTCCTCTAAATATCATACTTTGTGGAAATAGCTCCTATGTGGAAAATGGGAAAGCAAATTATAAAATTCTTCCAAGCGCAATTGAATTAAATTGCCCGAAGGTTTCAGTGGTGTTGGCACAAAATGGTTCGCCAGAAGTACACCAGATACAAAAGAACAATCCATTACAAGCCCCTGTAGGTTCATTAGGGTTGATTATGGCGTGTTTAGCACTTTGTGGGGCAGAAGAAAGTATTGCTTCATTGGACAAATGTGACTTGAATAAAAATGAGGGGTTTAATTATCCCGAATGGGGAGTCGGAGATAGCGGTACTCCGATAGATAGTGTACATCGTATATGGGCTAATATCATATCATCACGTGGATACATCATACCAATTGATTACGAGGGTATGGAAGCTTCATACTTTTTTAGTAGTGATCAGACATTATGTGATGGAGATTTCAGTACAATTGCCAATAATCGTGTTATACATAAAAGCAGAAGAGCTGTTTGTACGGCCCTAATACCATACATTAATAGCCATCATATCTATGTACCAGGAACACATAATATCAGCTCAACATCAATTGCAATCATCACAGATTCAATTAACACTATTTTGGATTCTGTTATGAGAAATAAGCGAGGATTTAATCAAATAAATGGCAGAGTTGTGACATTTCTGGAAAATGATGATATTTTGGAAACAGATTCTATCGCAATAAAAATGGATATTAAACCAATTAATTATAGCGAGTTTATATCAGAAGAGGTTTCGCATGATATAGGATAAGTATATTATTATAAAAGCATACCCCAAGCCAACAAATGACTTGGGTTTTTTCATACACTATTAATAGGTAGTAAAACATTTAATTTTATTACCTATGGCAGATTATAAAGATTATATCGTTAGATATGATATCCAAGCCGATGTAACAAAAGCAGCAGAAGGACTTCAATCAATAGCAAATATTGCTAAAGAGTTTGAGGTTCCAATGAGAGAACTTTCTGCCGCAATCAAACAAGTAAGTCAGTCGGCATTTCAATTAAAACAAAATGCGAATATTTCTTTTACACCTAAAATTGATGTCGGGGCATTTAATAACCAGTTGCGAAATATGGTTATTCAAGTTAGAAGTGCGGCTGCTGAAATGCACGCTGCATTGTTTGAAGCTCTGTCAGGAAATACTTCAGCAACCAAAGCCATGCAGAAAGGAATTGGTACGGCTCTTGGAAATCCCAAATCTATAAAAGATTTAAAAAGTGATATTGCAGCTTATAATAAAGAACTTGATAAACTTTTAGGCACACCAGTAACTAAGAAAGGTAAAACAACAAGGAATAGAGATGGGGCGATTCAAATGGCAAAGAATGCCAAAATGGATGATCGTGTCATCGAGCTGGAAGCACGTAAGAAAATGCTTCAACAGCTAATCAAACAGCGTAATGCGGAACTTTCTGCTGCTGAAAAGATTGAAAAAGAAGCGTCTTCAACAGCTGTTAAAACAGAATCAAAAGTTAAATCAAAAGTGGCAAATGTAGGCCAAACCAAATCTCAGCCTGCAAAACTAACTAATGTCACACCATCTGTTATTCGTGAGTGGAAAAAGGCATTTGGAGATGCTAAAAGTAAATCATTAACAATTAACATTAGGGGAAATGCTGGTGGAGCAAATGGCGCATTGACGGTTATCCAGCAAATACAAACTTCTCTTGAAGCATTACAAACAAAGGGCACATTCAACATTAATCCAGTGTTGAACATGGAGGCTTTTGCCGCAGCGGAAGCCCAACTTAAAAGATTGGCCGGATTAACTTCTTCTGTTACGGCTCCATTTATAGCAAAGGATGAAAGAGCACAAGGTTCAAAATTAGGAAGTCCCGTAACATCACTGACAAAAAACGAAAAAACGAAATTGTCAGAAGCTAAAAAACAGATTAAAGCATGGAATGAAAAAATTTCAAGCGTACAATCTCGTTTAGATGCAAATAAGGCAAAATTTGAGCAAACGCCCACACCCGGATTGAAAGGGCAAATTACCCGTGATACTAAAACTCTTGAAAAATACCAAGCTAATAAGTCGGCACAAGAAGATATAGTAAAAAGTCTTCAAGGTAAAGCCTCTACAGCTGTACAATCTTCGACAAAAGGTGTAAAGCCATTATCTATTGATGTTATAGGGAATTTAAAAGGTATTAATATTACTGGAAAAACCCCTATAGTGCCAATTATAGGAGAGTTGACTAAAATACAAGGTAAGATTACTGAAACCATCCCAGTCAATGTTAAAATCATGGCTGATCAGGTGGCTGCATCCATTAAGTCTATACCTACTCCAACATTAAATGTTAATGTACGTCTTAATACAGAGGGGATTACGCAACAGTTGCAGACTATTACTGCAAAACCAAAATCTGTAGCAAAACCTGAGACTAAAACAGAAACCATTCCAGTAAAAGGAATTGGCACTAAATCTAAAATGCCGTCTCCTAAAAATACAGCTTTAATAACAAGTGATATTGATACTAAAAATATCATCAATCAAATTAAAAATATTCCACGTCAGACAATTCCGATAGCGGTAAAATTGATGTGGGAAAAGGGTGCTGTTGGCAGACAAGAGCAATTGAAAAATCTTGCAACTAAAATTCCACCTATAACAATTACTCTTGATACTAAATCAGCTATTGCAAAATTTGAAGAATTTATAGCTCTTATCAAATCGAATAGTGTCCAGAATATACGTTTAACTACAAGTGGAAATGTCGCAAATACAACAACCAATACATCTTCAACTTCAGTTGCTTCTGGAAGTAGTAATAAAAATATTGGCAATACAAATACTTCTACTAAAAACAAAGAACTGACTCCGCAAGAACGATATGCAAAGCTGAAAGAAGATGCTGTTAAAAGGGCACAGAAAGCAAAAGCTGGTGGCAATCAAATGCTTCTGAAAGGGAAAGAAGTAAGAACCAAAGAACAGGCTTGGTATGCTCAACAACAAGCTATGTATAATCGTTTGTTCGAGGCTGTCCCAAAACCTGATTATGGTTGGCTGAAGCGAACAGAAGAACAGCGGGCTTCTGAATTATCAACTATGCGTGAAGATGCAAAAGTTGCATTTGCCAAACCAACACCCTTTGAACGAAAGGAAATGGCTGCACATAATGCTGATGTATCAAATAGTATAGCCAGACATCAGCAAAAAGCTACAAGGCTTCGATCTCAGGTTTATAATTCAATGTTGCCTTTTGCTCAAAATAAGGAGCAGGCAAATATGATGGCTAAACATCGAAAGTACTTTAGACAAGCAGTTTCAGCCACTGGCATTATGCCTACGCAGGGTATGGAGGCACCCCAAATGCTGAAATATCTACAAGGGGTGTCAAGCCAAATGCAATCTGCAAGTGTAGCTGTGCCTTGGCAATTGCAAAATCAAATCAACAAGCTTGAAGGACAGATTGCTAAATCAAAAGGTGTTGTAAGTGGAAATTCTGCTCATAGAACTTCATTGGTTTCTGTTAATGGCCAAAAATCATTTTTTGACCAATCTCGTAGATGGGCCTACCCATTTACGGGTCAGACATCATTCGGAGCCCGTACCCCTATGGCTGTTGATATGGCTAAAGGCATGGGCGTAATGTTTGCCATTGGTGGTGCCATGTCCGCAATAGGAAGTTCATTTAGTCAGGCAATGGAATATCAAAATACAATGCGTACAACAAAAGCCATATTGCAACATGGAACTGATTCATATAGCAAGAGCTCTTTCAAAAATATGGAAGCGACTGTACGTGATGTTGGTGTTAAAACTAAGTTTTCTGCCCCTGAAGTTGCTGATGCGGCAAAATTCCTTGCTATGGCAGGTTATGACATTGACGCTATCAATGCTTCTATCCGTCCTATTGCAGACCTTGCCTTAATTGGAGATTCTGATTTGGGAGAGACAGCTGATAAAATGACTAATATCATGACTACATTCCAAATCATGCCAGAAAAGATGCGTGAAGCAGCAAATATCATGGCAACAACTGCAACTCGCTCAAATACGGACCTTATGATGTTGGCTGAGTCTGCTAAATATGGTGGCGGCGTTGCTAATATGTATGGAAGGAATGACCCTAATCTTTTTGCAGATACAATGGCATTATTTGGAGTTATGGGCAATGCTGGTGTTCAGGCTTCATCTGCCGGTACTGCATTGCGTATGATGTACCAAAATATCTTCAAGCCTAATAAAAATCAAAAGGCTGTGTTAGATATGATGGAAAAGACCTATGGAATAACCACCATTAAACAAGATGGAGGTTATCGTTCTATGTCTGATATTCTTGTTGACATGGCGCAACGCATACCGGAAAATAAGATGGCTGAAATTGTTGGAAATCTGTTCCGAATCACAGCGCAGCCAGGTGCTACTGCTGCATTACTCGCTGCTGCCGGTGGAGATGCTAATGCTGCTCAAGAAATTGGAGCTGGAATAGATGCGATGTCAAACAAAATGAGTGATAAGGCTGGATTAAGTTCACTTGTTTCACTAATGTTGGCTAATCGTGCCTCAATGAATGGCAATATTTCCGGTTCTATTGCAGAAGAAAAACAAAACACAATTCAGGGGTTATGGGCACAGGTAACGTCAACATTTACAGAAGGAATTGTTCAAGCGTTTGAGCAACGGCAAGGGGGATTTGAAGGCATTCTTCGTCAACTTAGAGACTATTTTGCAAAACCTGAAACTATCCAGATGATGCAGAACCTTATTGATATGATTGTTGAAATTGGTAAGGTAATGGCTTGGTTTGCAAAAATATGGGCTGGATTATACAATATGGCCCCAGGTATGATTAAATACTGGGTTACTATTCAAATGTTCTTTACTCAAATGGGAACTTTGATTTCTCCAATCATTTCTTTGATTGGTATATTTAATCGACTTGGAGGCTCGATTGCGAAACTTGCAGGCGTATCTCTCGCAGGAAGTACAGCAATGACGAAAGTTGCATCAGGAAAAATGATTGCTGGAACCGCAGCAAGTTCTGCTTTACTTGGAGCACCATTTGCTGTGAGTGGTTCTAAATACATTTATGGTAATGCCGCAGCAAGAGCAAACAGAGAACTTGCTTCAAATGCAATATTGGCAGGTGAACTTGCACTTAGTGGAGCATCCAGAACAGAAACGCTTCATAACTTGAATCAAGGCACACGTCAGCATTATGCTGAGGTGCGTAAACGTGCAAGTAAAATCTATGGTCCATCACGAGCTTGGAGAGCATTAAAAACATCAGCTACTGCCATGCCTACAATTGCGACATTTGCACCAATCATGGGTGGTCTCCAAAGTATGTTAACCGGCCTTCTTACTGCTCTTGCTAAAGCAATAGGCTTTTTGGTAAATCCGATAACATTAACAATTGGTGCGTTAGGCGCATTAGGATTCGGAGTTTATAAACTATTCCAATTTGTAAATGGCAATACTGAAGCTCAGGTATTAGCCCAACAACAAATGGCCAAACATTCAGAAGAGGCGGTCCGTGCTATGATTAGCAATAATCAATGGTATAAAGAACAATTAGATAAATTCAAAAATCCAGCACAAATTCTTGAGGCCACAGAAAAATCAGAAAAAGAACTTGAATATGAAGCAAATGCAAAGCGATTTAAAAGTGAATATGCTGATATAATGGCTGATTTGTCTAAAGATTCAAGCTATAAAGGAATAGACCAACAAGTTGCAAGCTGGCGTGAACGTGTTAATCGAAATCCACTTTACAAATTTGCCATAGGTAAGGATTATGATAGATTTGTCGGTGATGGATTGACAAAAGATAATTCACAGTTACAATATACTGGTACAGATGCAGATGGCGGTATAGCTTTGTACAATCTTTTATTTGGTGCAAAAAACAAAGCAAAATTTGTTCAAAACAATGAAATTCAAGCTGCGTTAAGAACCGCTGGAGCCAATCATCCTGTTATTCAAAATGCCAATGAACAAATTGCGAATTTGAGACAACAGTTTTTTGATGGTACTATCAATGAGGAGGAATACTATAAACAAGCATACAAGATTCGTGACAGTATTGTAAATCTGAATGATTCAAGACTCCGCACATCAACAGGAATGAGTCTGGAGCAATTCAATAATATTTCGGATCCAAGCATTTATCGTGAATATGCAATTGGTCAGTACAATATTATAAACTCTTTCATCAATGGGGAAAGTGAATCTTTAGTTGGAAAACTCAATGCTTACAGGGTATTAAGGAATGGCGTTGAAGTTTATTCAAATCAATGGTGGAGTGCGATAAGTAATGTAATTGGTGATTTTCCTTTGATGTGGAATGCTGTTTCTGCTGATAATAAACAATCTGCATGGATTGAATTACAGTTATCAATGTTGCCAGACGGGAAAATAAATAGTGATAATATAATCAAGCAGATAGAAGAAAAGGTTGGCAGTTTTAAAGGTAGCTTACAAAACTTTGCTAATATGTATGCAAAAGTTTATCAGATGATGGCTGAAGCCGATTTAGTCCCTAATACCAAAGAAGATGCTTTGAAATGGACACAAAACCAGCTTTTAAATCTACCCGTCACACCAGAAGACGCCGCATCATTCTATCATAATAATGTCCCAAATAATTCTGCGTTAAAGAAATATGGAGCAACAGTTGAGGAATATCAGGAATATGTGACAAATCCAAATGGGAAATTAACAATTAATGGTAAAACATATTCTGCGGTCAATGACGCGAAGTATATACGTAAAACTTTAGCGAATCAAGCCGTTAATAAAATATTGGGTGGAGTTCCAGGGTTTAATGGAAATGGGCCACTTTTACCGGGAGTTCAAAACAATGGTAATGACAACGTGAATACCCAAACAAATAAGGTTACAGCACCTAATATTACAAGTCAGAATGAGTATGCGTCCAAGTATGAACGTTCGTCTGCCAGACCAACACAAATAAATATCCATATTAATGAGCTTGCTCACTTTGATCGTACAACAGTGGCTTCAAGTGCCGAAGAACGAGATTTGGTTGAATCTATGGAATCAAAAATTGCAGAAGCTGTATATAGAATATTTGCTGAAGCATCTAATCATGCACAGAACACCATTGATTTAATATAAAAACAGCCTCCTATTACCAATAACAATTTGGGAAAGGAGGCTTTCTAATTTTACGAACTATTATAAGGTATGAGTAGTTTAAATAATCTTGCAATTACAGCCACGAACAGCGCAATGACCTCTGCTATGGGGGCGATGTTTAATACTTTGCAAAGCAAAATAGCAAATGGTGGCAGAGATAGGAACTGTAAATTCTACTATAATGATGGTGCCGGTGGCTCTATTTTACAAGTAGCAGTTAAAGGTGCCGTTGGCGGAGCAGTATCTGCACTTAAAAGTGAAGCAGTCAACGCATTTAATTCATTATTGAATGGTAAACGCACTAAAAGCAATATAGGATCAGCTTGGATAGAATCTGAACTTAAAAAACAAGAGGAGGAAGCCAAAGAGTATGGGATGATGCAGGTTGATGGTGGAACTATTTATGCACTTGATGATTGGGGATGTAAAGCACCGGAGGCTCTTATGCTTGGTATCGAACTGGACCAAAGTATAACAGTAACACAAAAATTTCCAGTATATCGTACCCAAGTCATTGATGCAAAAAAGGGGATATATAAAGAGCAAGAACCCAATACAATTAATAATGTTGTAAATACTAAAACTTTGGTATGGTATGATACGACTGCTCTTGTAACAATCAATTCAGACAAAAATTTAATTGCTACACGCGTTCAAGGACGTGATTACAGCAGAAAAGAACTTGTATCTAATGGAGATATTAAATTTTCAGTCAGTGGGCAAATTACCAGTGGCAAACCTGATATTTATCCTTCTGAAGAGGTGAAGAAATTTATCAAAGTTATGCAGTATAAGGGTATTGTTAAAATTAATAATCAGATACTTGATCAATTTGGTATTAGTCATATTGTAATAACGGATTTCAATATGCCACCAAGACAAGGATATAAAGCACTTCAGCAGTATTCTTTTTCTGCTATTGGATTGCAACCTGAAAAAGATATTGAAATCTCAGAAGATACAATATCAATTATACCCCAAAAAGCGGTAGCTGCTAAAGAAGATGATAGTAGTGAATGGATGAAGATGTTAAATAATCAATTGGAAGGACTGAAGTCTATGGCTGCTGACGTATTTAGTCAAGGAGTTGGGCTTGCAGCCGGAATGTTGGAAAATAAATTATAACTTATGGCGGCAGATTCAACATCATTAAGAACACAACGTCCTGATATAGTTCAAAAAATAGACTATACATTGACACCTCAATATTATGAGCATAAAGCGTATGAGGATAAGTTAGCAATACTTGTTTGTCAAATTAAGATATGGAAAGCTAATGGTACGGATTGGTTTTCAATTCCTTCTGCAAATCAATGTTTGACTATCCGGGAATGTGAAAGTATTGAGATTTCAGATTCATCTAAGGAACTGATAAATAAAGCTACTGTTAGATTCCCACGAGGTACGGTGATCAGTCTATCAAGTAAAAAAGACAAAAATGTCAAAAGTGGAAATAAAGAGAATTCAACGGAAAAAACGAATAATCTAAAAGACACTAATAACGATGGTGATGTTACAAGCACATCAACAGCACAGTTTAGTGACGATGGAATTTCAACAACTTCTATGGCTGTTAATTATGATGATAAGGGATTGATAGATTTCAATCGTTCAAAAACAGAAAAAGCATTATTAAGTCCTAATGATGTTGCTGTTGGCAATCGTATTGAAATTAGGCTTGGATATGCTTATTCTGAAATTGAATTTAATAAAATGAATATGGCTGATAATGATCCTAATATGAATGTAGCTTTTACCGGATTCATTACTGCCGTTTCTGTAGATACTCCATTGGAGTTGGAATGTACTAACATGGCCCATGTCTTAACAGCAGTCAGTACTCCTAACATTTCGGTTAAGTCTACTTTGTTTATAAAGGATTTTCTTGATGATGATGGGAAATATCATCTTTTGAAAGGTACTGGAATATCACTATCTGAAGCCAGTAAAAATTCTACTATTTCAGTAAGCGGAGGATCTATCAGTAATAATCTGACAATTGCGGATGTACTTACAGAATGGAGTAAAAGTGGCGTGTTGTGTATAATGGAAACTAAATCAAATGGAACAGCGCAACTCCGAGTTGGATTAACATATTATGCAGGGAAAGGTGGAGGAAAATTGCCTAATAATGACAAAAAATATATCACATATAATGGTGGAAACAATTCTGTCATGCTTATTCAGTTTGACTGGGATGTGGCGCAAGATAAATTGAGTCTAAAAAGAAATGACAAAAAGTATCTTGCGGTTGAAGCACAGGGTCGGACAAAGGATAACCAATTTTTTAAATTTACGATACGGAAGAATCCCAATTCAGACGATGAAGGGTGGATGGTAGATTCTGACGGCCAATTTCAAGTGATTAATCGTCGTAAAGTCAAAGACAGAAAAAAAATGAAATATGTCGATGGCACATTTAGTACTAAAATGATTGAGGGACACTTGACAGACCCTGTAAAATTAGATAAGTACAATGTTATTCACTATTTATCTACTAAAATTGGTATCACTGAAGAAGAATTGATTGAAGAGGCAAAACAGTATTGGGCCAATTACAACCCTAATGGTATATCAGGTTCATTAGTTATTTTTGGCGATTTATTTATTAAACCAACTGATATTGTTGGACTTGTTGATGTGCGTCAACCTGAAAAGAATGGGTATTATTATGTGGAGTCGGTCAATACTACATTTGGTATAAATGGATATAGACGTGAACTTAAAATACCATTCAAAATCGCCTCATTCTCAAAGCCGGTTCAAATCATAAAATAAAATAGATATGTCTCTTACAGGTGAAATAAATAAAATTTCAGGTGATGTGCGTAGATCCATAGAAAAAATGGCCAAAAACGGTATGGTTAGTTCTGATGGCTCCGTGCGTGGAACCAAAAAAATATTTGGTTATGTATGTGCTATCCATGAAGATGGGGATTTAGCTGGAACTATTGATGTTCAAGAATTTAATTATGAACCAGATGAATATCAGACAATGGGCACTGGTCATCATAAGGGGGTGTTGTTATCAGCCATTCAAGATAATAAAAACGGAATACAAATTGTGCCAATGTTGTATTCAGAAGTTGTTATTGTTCAAAACCCGACTGATGGATGTGAATACGTGCTAATGTATAGCCATGCCCGTCATATCAAAATGAAAGCTTCGTCATTGGAAAATTTAGATGATGGTGAAATAGAAATAAGTGTGACAGAGGTCAAAAGTTTTGTTGAAACGGATGATGGATTGGAAAGAGATTATTATGAATTAGAACCAACAAAGCACAAAACAAGCACGACCTACAAATCGCAATCAATAATAGACCATATTGTTTCTCCTGATGATGAAAAGGGTTTTAAGCAAGAAAAAACAGTAGAACATAAAATTATTACAGTTGGAGATACAAAAATCACCATTGATGGTGAGAATATTATTATTGAAACAAGTAAGCTGGTAAACATCAAAACTGATATGGCAAAAATAGAAACAAACGGTTGCGAGATTAAAGGTAATGATGTTAAGGTGGATGGAAAAACTGTCACTATCACTGGAGGAACATTAAAGACAAAAGGTGTAAGCAATACAGATTTGAATGGCCCATTCAATGCAATAAAAGCCTGCCCTTTCAGTGGTGCCCCACATTGCGGCTCTTCAGTTAGTGGAACTTGATTTTTGAATTATGAGTAAAACAACTTTTGCACAAACAATAATCAGTAAACTTAAAGCTGCTATAGGAACTGATGGCAGCATCTATACTTCTGGAAGTGCATCGTCTGCAATGGCTGCTGTAGCACAAGGGATTACAGAATATTTAATAGCTAATACAACTGTCTCAATCGCTTATGCTGGGATGGTGATAACAGCATATCCATATCCAGACCCTATAATTTCAGATACTTTTAAAATTGTAGGAACTTGCGCTCCACCCAGTCCGGCAAATAGTTTTGATAGTTGGATAAAACAAATCGAAACAAATATTATAGCCGGATTTCAATTAGCCCCATCAGGAAATGCAGGGGTTGTGTTTGTGCAAGAGCCTTTTTTAAATATTGGAATTAAAACCATACAAGAGAATCTAAAATCCATACATGATGTTTCGGATAAGGATCCACAATTAAAAGTATGGGAAGTCGTTTGCGGTGGAATTATGGATTGGATTAATAGTATTGCATTAAATAGTATTGCCGGACCTGCATCACGACCAACTGCACCATCGGCAGGAACTGCATCAATCACTAAAATTACAATTACTTAGAATGATATTGCGGTGTACTATTATAAAATATAAGATATAATCAATATGGTAAGGGACTTGATTTTGGATATGAAAGAACGTGATTTGTTGACCGAAGACAAATCCAATGCCGCCGAACCGGTATTTGACTCTCTGTGGGGAAACCTATTTGATGAGGATGAAGCTATAGATGTCTTGATTTGTAATATAATCATTCCCGAAGCATATTGGGATATTGTTAGATATGAAAACGGAGAAATGACTTGTCGCTTTACATCTGTATATGTTCCAGATACAAGGCATTTCAGAGTTCGTTTAGTTGGATTGAAAAATGGTCAATATGGTGTTTTTAACAATATTAGAGGTGAGTTCGGAATCCCAGTAAACAGTTATGCTCTCAGTAAAAACATCGCAGCACCAATATCAGCTTGCATGTTGCCATACATTGACATTGATGGTGAATTTATTGTCAAGGTGGTTCAGAATTACAAATCTGAAATCTTAGACAAAGCATATATTTATTCATCTAAAAGCACTGATATCAGCATAAACTATAGTGATGACCAGGCATCTCAGTTATTAACATTGTGTGCACCTGGTAAAAGCTATCGCTATCCGACTACTGGTGTGGGAATTACAAAATATCTTAATTGCATAGTAGCTCATTCGGATTTACACAAGGTGCTTGAAGCTCAATTTGATGCAGATAATAAACCTATTCAAGATGCTGATTTTGACAATGAAACTTGTAAGCTTGATGTGCTTTTTAACCCGGAAAAGGAGGTCGTTGATCCAAATCTGGAAGATTTAGAAAATTTGAACCTTGATTTCTTCAGTATGTTTACTGATGAGTATGTACGTAGAAATATAGTATTGACAGAATTGTCTGATATTAATTTCATGGAATTGTTAGATAGGTATTCAAACGTGCTTGATATAATATTTTTTCAAGATTATACGACCACATCAACTCGTATTGCAAACAAGATTGAATCCGGTCAGTTTGATGGGACCGGAGAAGTTATTCCAAACAACGAATACTTTATTGTTTCAGCAACATTAGAAGCAAATACCATTATAATGTTTGATGATGAAAAAGAGGACGAGATTAAGGATGCGCCCTTATTTATTATCAATGATAATGATGAGACACGTTTATATACAGCATTGGTCGAACAACCATATTGGATAACTGAAACGTGCCATAAATGCTTTATACTAAAACGCAGATCTACTATCAAATACATGATTAAACAAGAACAATTTAGAATTGGCAAGGGGTTATATATAGTTCCCCAAACAAGTGCCAATATTAAAAATATGCTTGGATTAATTCAAGACATTAATACAGGACGATTACTGGGCATTGTTTCTAACAGCACTAATATTAGTGATATAACACTGGATGAGATAACCCAGCATATATATGCAACTCAAATAATTCAATAATATCATTTTATCATGAACAATAATAATATTGTCAAAATAGGAACCGCTCTTAAATGGCGTAATACCTTTGATATTACAAAAAAATACTATCAGGAAAATATGGTCACTATATGTGGTTGTGTATTCCGATGCAAAGTGTTGCAGGCACAAGGGAAAACGCCAGTTCGCATAGCAGATGATGCGGGGCATCTTGCTTTTGCTAATACAGATGTCTGGGATGTGATTGTTGATATGGCGTATTATTACAATTTCGCTATTGATACTAATAATCATACAAAAGAGACATTAGAGTATATTAAAAAGTTAGACGCCGAATGGAGAAGGCAGCAGAAAGAAATTGAAGCAATTCAAGAAGATGACAAGAAACAGTGGGAACACATACTTGAAATTGAAAAATTAAATGCCGAACAGCAGCGTGAAATAAATTCTGTTCTTGATACATATAGCTGTTTCAGTGAAGGTATTTGGTTTGACACTTTACTTTGGAACAATGATTTGTTATGGGATAACAATAAATATGCAATAACGGATGATTTGCAAAATCAAATTGATGAACTTTCAAACCGCCATAAAGAGGACATTGAACAAATAGTTTCGGATATTGAAGAGATTAATGCGCACATGACCCGGCATGAGGAAGAACAAAATCAAATCAATGATTATCTTTTGGAGCAGTGTGATAATTGGAATAATTCTATAAGCTGTTTCAGTGAAGGCGTATGGGAAAACTTATTGTATTGGGGCAACATGTCTTTATGGGACAACAATAAGTTTTCTATTACTGAGGATTTGCAAAACCAAATTGATGATATTGTAGAACAGCATGATAATGACACAAATAACGCAGTCATTCGTTTTGAAAAAGATGAATTACTGATAAATGAACATGATGCGCAGTTAGGAGATTTTCTTGAACGCTTTTGTAGCTTTAGTAACGGACAATGGGATAATGGATTAAAATGGAATAATGCGGCTGTCTGGGAAAATTCAAATATGACATGTGACACATTTGAAAAAGTGTTGAGTAAAATTAGTGAACATGATGCGAGCATAGCCAATCTTGTTGATGAACATGAAATCATTTATCAAAGCATTGATAATTTGGAAGATAATATTTCCAAGAATAAAGACACAAATAGAGAGCAGCAAAGGCAAATAGATGTTCTTCTTGAAACTCATTCAACTATAAATAATGGTTTTTGGGATAATACCTTGCTTTGGATCAATGAGTCGGAATGGGCCAATCGAAACATCGTTGATAAATTATCCGACATTGTTATCAAAAACATAGATGATATTACTCAAAATAAAGAAACACTGGATGACTTACATGAAAATGTAAAAGAACTGGAAAGATGTGCAATAGAATCAAAGAATAACATAGAGGATATCAACACGCAATTAGAGGAAAACTCAGAAGAGCAGGCTGTTCAGGATGAGAAAATCACACAGATTGGATCGCATTTCTGTTGTTTTGCTGATGGAATATGGGGGGATTGGTTTTTATGGCACAATGATGATATTTGGATTAATGAACCTAATAAGCATGAGAGCCGGATTTCCGAATTGGAAACATCATTTATGAATATACTGAATATACTGACTGCTCAGCAAAAACAGCTTTCCGAACAACAAGAAGAACTTAACAAACAAAAAAATATGCTTGAAACTATAATGCTTTGTTTGTCAGTAATCAGTGTAGGTGCATGGAATAATGAATTGTTGTGGTATAATGAAGCAATATGGTCTAATGGAAGTTATTTTGATGATGATGCAAAGGAAAGGCTTACAGTGAAATCTTACAATGAATATGGTCAAGAAATAACATTAGAAACTGTTTCACACTATTATAATGAAAATAATCAATCTTTAGGTTTTAATAATGTTGAGCATTCTTATCAAAATTCTTCGGAAACGATTGATTTTAAATGAATAAACAATAAATATAGAGAATACTCTACTATTTATTAACAGCTTAAATTAATAAAAATATGGCAGATTTAAATGTGACTCGTTTTATCATTGATGGTAAAACATTTGTGATTCCTTTAGCAGCAGCAAATCAAAACGGTTTGATGTCCGCAAGTGACTATTCTAAACTGGCTGGTATTGAAGAAGGGGCACAAGTAAATGTATTGAATGGTGTCAAGGTCAATGGTGTGGCGCTGGCTATTGCAAATAAAATTATTGACATCGTAATTGCAAGTGGCTCGACTAATGGCACCATTTCCATTGCTGGTGTAGATGTAGCGATCAAGGGGCTTGCAGCATTGGCTTACAAGGAAAAAGTTTCCGAGAGCGATTTGAACTCAGCCTTGCAGACCGCTATTAGTAATAACACAGCAGCCATTGAGACTTTAAATGGTATCGGTGTCGGTTCCGTAAAAAAGGCCATTGATGATGCGTTCAATGACTTTTCCACCAAAGTAACCGATGATGCCGTAGTGAATTCTTACAAAGAGTTAATTGATTGGGTGGCAGAACACGGAGCCGAGGCGACAGAAATGGCGGCTTCCATTCAGGCTGTGGAAAATCTGCTTATCGGTATCGGTGGTGAAGGAGAACCGGCAACAGTAAGTGCGGCTATTGCAAAGAAAGTTGATAAGGTTGAAGGCTATGGACTGTCCAAGAATGACTTTACAGACTTTCTGAAAGCCAAATTGGATTCCATTGACAATGGAGCCAAAAAGGTTACTTACAACTATGATTCGACAACAGAGACTTTAACCATTACCGGTATAACAGCGGCGGCTGTCTAATCATTATTAAATAATCAATCGCAATGGCAGAAAACAATGTTTTACAGACACTCAAGATAGATGATAATTATTTTAGTATTAAGACTTGCTGGGAACAGCTTGGCCTTACGCAACAATATATGCTCACCTTATTGAGTCGTGACGAATATACTCCCGTTGCGAACACGCAACCGTCAAGCACGGACACATTATACACCGATCCGGTAAGTGGAAATCTCGCAGGGTTTCATGCCGGACAGTGTGTGATATATCCTGACACTGACGTTCAAGACGGGTGGGGGCTTTCTATAGCCAAACATGTTCTTTATAATGAACAAGGGATTCCCATAAAAGTATTATGGTATCATGCTACAGACATTGAAAAACGCATTACTTCATTGGAGGAAAATGTTACAAAGAATTTTTATGGATGTCTTGGTACAGGATTGTGGATAAATGAATTTCCGTGGCAAAATGATGCAGTTTGGGGTAATGGCTTTTAAAGTTTTTGTATAACGAGACTATTATATATAAATATTTAATTCAAAAAATTAAGTAACATGGCAACAGAAATTACAATGGAAACTGACTGGGGAGCGAAAGGCGCCCAGTTGACTGGAGCACAGGTTCAAGCGTTCATAAAAGAACAATTGACAGCTTTGCACGAAAAAGACACTTCACTTCAGAATCAAATCAACAATTCAGAGCCTCGGTTGCAAGCTGCAACAGATGGTTGTTTTGTCACTTATCATCGTAAAAGCGATAACTGGCCCTTGGCTGTTCCATATTGGAAATGGCCGGCTTTGGAACAAGCTGGAGAAAAGGCTGATGGTGTACTTGTTTTGATTGATGGACAAGCACCTATCATTGTATCTCCAACGGGGACTCAGCTTAGATGGTCAAAAAACGCAGTAGCGGTAAATGCTAATACCGGTGGTGATTACAGTAAGGCTTATGTTGATTACACTGGTAAAACTCGGACCGCCGCTATCATGGCAAAAGGAACTGAGTTGTTTGGTGAAAATCAGAATGAATGGACACAGTATGCTCCAGCATGGTGTAACGCTTATGACCGTTCTTATGATAAGGGGGATGAAGCGCATACTAAAATTGGTATTGGTGCAGGACAATGGTGGTTGCCTTCTATTGCAGAGTTAATCATCATCTGGAAACACAAGTATGCAATCAATCAATGTCTCTCAGTCATTTCGGGCGCAAGCCCGCTTGTTGAGAGCTGGCATTGGAGTTCCACTGAGCTCTCGGCGACGCACGCTTGGCGCTTGTACCTGCTCGACGGCTACCTCGCCTACTGGCGCACTAAGGTGTCGGACAGCGGCTATGTGCGTGCCGTGGCAGCATTTCATTAACCCTTTATCCCTTCAACCCTTTAACTCTTCGGAGCGAAGCGACGTGCGAGCTACGCGAGCATAAAAGGGTTGAAGGGGTGGTATATATTCAACTTAACACAAGGGACGTCGCCTTTTGGAAGGTTCAGTATGGTTCCAACCTCTTGTATAAGATGAGTATATATGAAATATCAAACTAAGGGATGATAATTAATGATAATCAGTGTTTTGTAGTTAAGAGAATTGATAAAAGCAGTGTTTAAATAAAAAGAGAAGTTGTTATGGCTTTATCCAACGAATTACCGGTTTATATAGATACATATCATTACATTCAAGCAGTACTTGACACTCACAAAAATTTCCCAAGAGATATTAAACACACTGTTGGGCAAGAATGGATTAGAAGAGCAATTGCGCTTCCTACTTTTATAGTCCGGGCAAATATGTTCAAAAGTGAGCGTGAAGCATATCTTACTGATTTTATTTGTGAATTTGAGTTCTGTAAATTGATAGTTCGTTTAGCCGGTGAAAATCGTTGGATAAGTCGTAAGCAACAATCTCACCTTATGTATTTGGAGGCGACTGTCGGCAAACAAGTGACAGCATGGAAGAACGCATCAAAAGCAAAATATCGGAAACGTATTAACGAAACTGAAAAATAGTAATTGATGCAACGCACAGAGTATGGAAGTTTACGGATGACCATAGAGTTTGCGCTTCCGTGAGAAATGGGGGTACTACTGCCAAAATGTAGTTAAGGATAAGATAATGTACCCGATACACTGAGAACTCGGCGACGAACGCTTGGAACTTGAACCTGAACGACGGCAACCTCAACAACTGGAACACTAAGGTGTCGAACAGCAACTATGTGCGTGCCGTGGCAGCATTTCTCCGAAAGGTAATTTTGCGAATAAGTAATTGTAGTACAATATAAAATAAGTATTATCACATTAGTGCTGATATGGTGACGTATGAGGATTTGGTAGAGGCCTATTATGATTGTCGTGTACATAAGTCGCGGACAAACAACTGCATCAAGTTCACTCTTGATGTGGAGGGCAATCTATATGATATGATGCAAGCCATCAACAATAGAACCTACCAACCTAAACGCTCCATTTGCTTTGTTGTTAGTCGCCCCAAATACCGTGAGGTGTTCGCTGCTGATTTTGCAGACCGAATTATACATCATTATATCAGGTTACGATTAGAACCTATTATTGAAAAAGAATTTAATGACAGAACATTCAATTGTAGAAATGGGAAAGGCACATTAGCCGGGGTGTCACAATTAAAACGTGATATAATTGAATGTTCTCACCATTATACTAAAGATTGCTATGTGGCAACAGTTGATATTCATAGTTTCTTTATGTCTATTCCTAAAAAACTTGTTGAAGATTTAGTCATACAACTTGTTAATAAAAAATATGAAGGGGAAGACAAGGAGGATTTGATTTATTTGTGCCATGTTGTTTTAAGCCATTGCCCGGAGAACCACTGTATTAAACATTCATCAGATGAAATGTGGAATCATCTTCCAGCAAGTAAATCATTATTTACTAATGGAGATGGATTGGGAATGCCTATTGGTAATTTGCCATCTCAAATGTTTGCCAATTATTTGTTGAACTTGGTTGATTGGGCTATTGAAACAGATTGTGGTATTCAGTATCATGGTAGATATGTGGATGATATTTACCTTGTTGCAGAAACAAAAGAACAAATTTTAAACGCCATTCCGATTATCAGGGCACGCTTGGAATCATTAGGACTTAAATTGTCTCCAAAGAAATTTTATATGCAACATTACAGCAAAGGTATAGATTTTACCGGTGCTATAGTAAAACCTGGAAGGGTTTATCCTTTGAATAGAACTGTCACTTCATTTAGGCATAGTATCGACAGACTCAACCAGTGTAAAACCAAATCTCAGATAATAAAAGCATTGTATTCTGTAAATAGCTATTTAGGATTGATGAGGCAATATGATAGTTATGCCATCAGGTATAATGTTCTACATGGAATAGACAAAAGATTGTATAAGTGGATATATATCAAGGGAAGCATGGAAGTAGTTGCTCTGAAAAGAAAATATCATCCTAAATCACGTATAAACTATAGGTTGTCACATGGACTTAATCACAAGTTGTCATTGCCAAAACCTATAGCTGTTTTTGAAGAAAGAGAAGATAGGATAAAATACATCAGACTATTAGCGGAGTACACTCCGGTCGATATTTTGCCAATAAGCAAACTTAAAAAAGAGAGTAAGACTATTATTTAATATATAGCATAAGTTTAATTTTTAAATTATTGAGACATGAGTGAAATTAAAGATGTCAATGAGATTGACGAATCTGAAATCTTGACTCCTGAGCAGATTGCAGAAATTGAGGCACAAAAAAATCAAGAATTGTTTGGCAATAATGTCAAAAAAATCGGTGGATGTGCTGTGATAACCGTTGATAATGAGACTATTGCGGTTGAATTACCTGTTACCTATCCGCAACTGGTAACGGCGATTGTGCGGCATAAATATGGTCCAGACCAAACTGAAGCCATTCTCGCCAATATTGCTTCAGCACAGACGATGTGTGTATCTGAAGAAAAAGCAGATGAGTATTTGAACGAATACACAACATACAACAGCTGGAGAAGTAAGGCAAAAAGTATTGCGAAAGAAGTTCTTGGAATTGAGGGGTAACAATACCATAATGAAGAGCCGCCCTTGGAGTAATATCCTTGTGGCGGCTCTTTTTATGGCTATAAGTCAAACATAAAGATATAGTTACCACAAAAAACATAGCGATGAACTATTATTAATAAAAACGAATACAAATGTTACAATATAAGGTCAGAAGCGGACAAAACATATATGATGTTGCTTTAACTCTCTATGGTAGTGTGGAGGGTATTTTTGACTTACTTGTAAGCAATGAATGGTTAAACATGGATACGAAGTTATCTTATGGGATGACTCTCAATTACCATGAAGAGTTTGCAATTAATAAAGATATTGTTATATGGATAAAAGATAATAATATACTGGTAAAAAATGGAGAGCATGTGCACAACTATCTTGATATAGAAAAACTTATAAAATCACATATCCAAATCCATCATCAGGACATATACGATGAATTACAGCTTATGTCTCCGGATGAACAAGATATGTATTGGGAATCTTTATACATGCCACGAATGGTAATCCAGCAACAAGGACAATTGTCAGCCATCAAATTAAAACTGAGGCCTCAAAAACATCTGATTGTTGATTGGGGAGATTACACGCAACCACTTATTGTGGAAATCAATGAAGAACATGAAATTGAGCATTGTTATAAGGGAAATGGGCAACACACTATTACATTATATGGAGACTTTGAATTTGAATTGTTCGATTTGAGAGAAGTAAATGGCGTATATTATCCGCTTGGAACCATTTATGCCGACACATTTATGTCAGAACTGAATATTGAGGATTTAAAAAAACTGATAATAACACAATGAGAAGCGTAAGCCAAATCTATTCAGAAGCTGTTGCTACGAGAAACAATTACTTGCAGTTGACAGAATTAAATACAGGGAGAAGTAATAGCAAACTTAGCATGATTAACCTGCTGACGTATGTGGTAGCTGTCTGTATTCATACTTATGAAGCAATATTGGATTTGTTTCAGGTTAAAATCGTTGAAGTTCTTAATGGTAGGATTAACGGAACCCCGGACTGGTATGCTATCATGGCTAAAAAATTTCAGTATAACAATGCTACAGAAACAGGCGACCAATTGATTTTCAATGAAAATACCATGAAACTTGAATATGTTGATGTGGATGTATCACATCGAATCATTGAAAAAGCGGCTTGGCAAAATGATGAAAATGGGACCTCCTTGATACTTAAAGTATGTAAGGCAAATAACAATTCAAATGAGGTTAATAACGGAATACCGTATATGCCGTTGAATGACCACGAATTAACCGCATTCAGGATGTTTGTCCAACAGATAAAATTTGTAGGGGCAGACATTTATTGCGAAAGTTCTCCCGGTGATATTGTGACTATTATTGCAGACAAATACAATCCGATATTTTATAATGATAGTTATGTTACGGCTGCGCAAGCGCTTACGAACTTGCAACAGGCCATGATAGATTTTGCCAATGAAATGGAATTCAATGGAATGTTTTACTATCAGTCCGCATTAGACGTGATAAGAAAGACAGAATACATTACAGATATTGGCAACAACATCAAAATTTATGTGAGCTCATATAATAGCGAAGACCGAAAATATAATGAGCCGGTTGAATTGATTGGCAGAATAAAATTGAAAAGTGGCTATATCCGATTACTCGATACGGATTCAGCAATAACAGTCAATAGCGATAACTTAACATTGGTACCAGCTTCAAAAATGGACCAGTATTTTGAATCATTGAATCCTAAGAAATGATAAATATTGATTTTGCAAATATCAATAATGCCAAATTGATTGGGAGGCTCTTACCTTTTTGGGCAAGAGGGAAAAAAGTGTCTTTGTTTTTGCAAGCAATTCTTAGTCCTATTGCTTCAGCTCACAATTCATTTAAAATATGGGCATTGGAAAAATTTATAGAGTGTCACATAACAGCCCAAAAAGCATCATTAGAATGGTATTTGAGATATAAACTCAAATCTCATTTTCATAATGAAAATGATAACTTTTTTATTACACATGGTATTAATGAATCACTATCATGTTTTAGTAGTGACGTTTGGCGCAATGGATTACATTGGGACAACAACTTACGATGGAACGTGGAAACAGAATCATTGGTACACATGAATATGAATCTGTCCTGTATAAACACTGGTATGTGGGAAAATAGGATGTTATGGAATAATGCTCTTCTATGGGATAATGAAGATAATGGCAAAAAATATAATGATGACTATCTGGAGATTGTAAATCAAACAAATGTCTATGCTCCTGCTATCATTGATACGGTAAATTATAATCATGAAGATTATGAACGTGATATTAGAAATATCATGTCTAAATTTATGATTAACTTCAGCAGAATACATATTGTAATCGCAGATACAGAGTAATAAATCAATAAATAATTTAGCAGTATGAAAATTTATAATTTGGGCAATGATTATGCCTTTCAGCAAAAACAAAAATTGGAACAGGAAACATCCAAGATGAATCCAAGTTCTGACAACAAACTAAAAGAAGAATCCAATGTTGAAAATAAAAATTCAGATGCAGGATCCGACAATGTGCTTGGTATCTCAGAAAAGCCGGAAACCGCAAAAAAGAAAAAAGAAGCCGGGGCCAAAAATCGGGAAAAGAACGAGGACCATCAGATTTGATGAAACGGCTGTGGGGCATTTCCTTTATGTTTATGCCCCTATTCAGTATCATCTGCTAATGGAGTACTGTAAGACAATTAAGCAAATAGAAAAAGGACAACGTATCAAATATAACATAATTGAAGCCATTGCTATCAATAGTGATAACGCTGCTTTCAAAACAGCACGCTTTAGGAGGGCTCTTATAGCTTACCGGAGGTTTGGTACTCGTCCGTTAAGAAAAACTGGATGGTCTTTAAGGGATGCTGTTTATTATGCCAGAAACAGTCATTATATTCATGAAGCGGTAAAAATGAGAGGAACATAGCGATATATTTTTTCTGTTTGTTGTATGACAATTCCATAAAGGGCGTTACTCTCAAAAATACGATTAAGATTGAAGATGTCTTTCAAAAGGCTGACAATAAGCAAATAAAAAACAAAAAATCCGTTGTTCTTGTAGAATGGCGGATTTTTTTGCATATATTTGGGGCAGCTTAAAAAATGAACAAAAGAATATGACAGCAATAGTAGGAGTTTTGAATAAACATGCTGTGGCAATAGCAGCAGACAGTGCAGTCACAATGGGGAACACTCACAAAGTGGTCAATAGTGCGAATAAAATTTTCACGCTGTCGAAGTATCATCCTGTAGCAGTGATGACATACAGTAGCGCATCTTTTATGGGTGTACCATGGGATATTATCATTAAAGAATATAGAAAACAGTTAAAAAATAAGTGCTTTGTAAAACTTGAATATTATGTGGATGATTTTATGAAATATCTGCATAAAGAGCATTTCTTTTGTGATAAAAAAACTCAAGAAACATATTTGCGATGGATGTTGGAATCCTTTTTTGACATTTGTCGTAATGAGATTTGTAATGAAAATCATATAGATAAAAAAGCTTTGAATGATACGCTGATTGAACAAAAATTAACAAATTGTATTGGAATATATAAAGCAGCCGATAAATGTCCTGATTTTGATTCATATTCATTGGTGAACTTTAAAAAATATACAGAAACATCTATACAAAATTTTGCGAATGAAAAGGGTTTTGCAAATGTTGATTTATTGTCAGAGTCTTTCTTCTACTATTTGTCGGTTAAAACACTTACTTATTCCTATACCGGTTTGGTTTTTGTTGGTTATGGTGAAAAAGAAATATATCCGTCACTTATTCCTGTGAATATCTCTTCATTAGTTGTTGATGGACATTTAAAATATTTTATTGATCAGACTAATGTTGCTAAAATTTCAGAACATGGTTCTTGGGCTGTGATAAGTCCTTTTGCACAAGTTGATGTCGTTCAAACCATAATTAGAGGAATCAATCCAAGTTTCCAAGATATAATTTATAATGTTATAGGAAAATCTATTGAATCTTATACAGATGCAATTACAGGTATTCTTGATAAGGATCCATCCACAATATCGGTATCAACAGCTATAAAGGGATTGGATAAGCAGTCTGTAATCAAAGGTATTACAACCCAAATAAACAAAGAGATGTTTAGTTTGTATTCAAAGCCATTGATTGATACGGTAGCACATTTAGATAAAGAAGATATGGCAAATATGGCTGAAAGCTTTATATCTCTTACATCATTGGTTCGTAGAATGCAACCTGGAGAAGAAACTGTAGGAGGTCCAGTAGATGTGGCTGTTATTTCAAAAGGTGATGGCTTTGTGTGGATTAATAGAAAGCACTATTTTAATCCTGAGTTAAATGCTTCATTTTTTAGTAATTATTTTAAGTAAGAAAGGAGCTTATTATGTATGGAACAATGACTTGCGATTTATGCCAAAATTCAAAATTGGAAGGAACCCTATTGACAAAAGAACAGGTTGAAGAAATTTCAACTCGTATATCTAAGAATGTCTCTGAGAATGTGTCAAAACAATTGGAAGAAGCTATCTCTGCTTTATCTTCCAAAAAGACAGATAAGGAAACAAAGAAAAAATGAATTATTCTAAAAAAAGTCCGCTTCGCATTGTTTGTTTTAGCGGACTTTTTTTGCGATTGATTTATTAGCAACGTATTAGCTAATATACTTTATATTATTGATTTAGAATTTTTTTCTGTTTGAAAATGTTGCATTGAAAATAATTTTAGCTTCTGGCCCTCCATTGACTTTGGTTCCACATGATACATTGTGTAAAATTGAAGAACTCGAATTATACCATTTCTTTTGAACAGTTTCTATATCAGTATCTACACTAATGAAAAATTGATGAAATTGGGGCGATTCTCCAACATTGTGCGAGCATGTTAAATGATATTTCCATTCTGATGGATTGATAATAGCGCCACACAATCTACATTTACATTTGCCTTTAATCTTAATCCCCGTATCTAATACGCAAAAATAATTATGGAATCCCGATTCACAAATAATATCATGGAAGCGAGCTAAATGCTTTTTCCATTTCGTGAGTTTTAACACCTCTCCGCATAATTGACATTTTATTAAAGGGGCAGGTTTTGAATGCGTAGCAGCCTTAATTTTCTTGCTCGGTTTCATGTTATTCTATTATTTGTGTGTGTTGTTTTTAAATCATATTTTGGCGAGCTATAATTGCATTAATTGTAGCGTTAATTCGACTTGCAATCTGCTCATTATCGCCAACATGAATTTCAAATATTGGACGTGAAATGTTTAATGTATTAATGATAACTGAATAATTATGATAAATCTTATCAGGCTTCTTTTGATATTCTGTTGTATATTTTTCTGGGCCAGCAAGTAAAGTACCTGCTGTTTTACCAAACGACCGTTGCATAGAAGAGCGTTTGATTTCATTCCATAAATCCCCTTGAGTCACTGCAACAACAGTACCGGCTTTTATTTTCGGATTATCTACAATTTGAGAGCTACTTATATCATTGAATTTTAACCATGATGATGAAAAGTATATTTCTTGTTTTTCTTTAAAAATAAGTACGGTTCTTTGAGGATCCGATGGGGAAATCGGAATCATAACTTCAATTTCCCCATATTGATTTTTCATACTTTTAATCCATTCATTGAAATTATCTATCCTTTTTTGCACCCAATTACTTACTGCATAAGGATTTTCAGTATGGTGTTTGGGGGCCTGAGTTGAATTTGTGCTATTGGAGCTTATAAAACACACTAATGAAATCACGACAATAGCTGCAATGATAAGAAATAGTATAAATATAGCCATATACATTTTGGATTTTGTAATACATTCAATTTCAATCTCAAAATGGCGATGGCATAAACGAAAAGCGTAGAGCCATTGCCTTTCGTCTCGTGGTTCACCACAAACCATACTCAGTAAGGCAGGCTCTACGCTATATGCAGAACCGCCTAACACTGAGTATTTAACCTTATTCTATTCCGAGGTGGTGATTTCGAGACGAATTAGGTCATAATATGTCGCTTATAAGCAAATATGCTATACAAGTATCGCAAAAGTAAATATAATATATGAGAATAACAAATGAAATATCTGTTAATCACTGTTTTTATTACTTAGCGTAATTTTTCCAGAAACGATTAGTGATATTTCTCAGAATATATCCATCCACCTTATAGAGACGCTGGTTGGTCTTAGGCGAATTGAGACCACCCAATTTTTTTATATATGGTCCCAATTTTAAATAATCAAAGTTCTTATACTCAGCAAAAATAGAAAACCACTCCTGACCGCTGTACCAGCCAATTTTCAAATGAGGGTAAACCTGACGAACATATCCAGCGAGCTTATTGACTTCATCCGGTTCCATGTCCCCACCCATAAAACATACACAAGTCACCTCCTTAGACAAAGACTTAACCCAATCATCCAATGAATCTTCTGTTAATGGAGTTCCTTTGTCTTCCCACAACATTTTCGCATGACATCCTTTGCATCTTAATGGGCAGTTTGCAATATTGATTACAAGAGACACCTCACCAGGTATCTCCTGTAATCCAATTAAACTATTATAGTATTTAAGCATAAATTAATTACACTTGGAATATCCACAAGAAGGACAAGACATACATCCTTCTACCATACTCAATTCCTCTCCACATTTAGGGCATTTAGGATTCTCAACCTCAGTAAAAGAGCTGCTGGTTTCTACCTTATATATAGGCTTTATGTTTAGCTCTTTCTGAATCTCATTATACATATCCATTAGAGCAAAACCAATAGCAACAGGGCAAGACGAACCTTTAGAGGTGTCTTTTTTAGTAGCTCTTCTAACAGCGTATGATGGACAAGTGCCTGAACTCATCAATTGGTCAACAATCTTTTCTATGGGAACATTTGCTCTTGCGGCCAAAGATACCATACGAGAAAGTCCTACCATAAACAAAGCACACCCACCTTGTGACCCTTTACTAAAATAAGTTTCCAATAACTGACCTGTATGCCGGCAGAAGAACCCAGTCAAATGCAGTGTTCCACATCCAGTAACCAAAGTACGCTTGCGACCGATACAATCATCTGAAGTCTTTTTTACCTGAGTAGGGATGAAAACGAACTTATCTTCCGGTTTACTATCAGTATCCTCTTCTGTCTTCTTGTTTTTATCAGTAGAAAGAATACCCTGGCGATTGCATCCGTCCCTCCAAATTGTGACTCCTTTTAGACCTTGCTTCCAAGACTCCATGTAAATATCAGCAACCTCTTCTACGGTACAGCTGTTTGGCAGATTAATTGTCGAGCTGATCGAAGCGTCAATATAGCGTTGCAATACACTTTGTACTTTAATACGGTCTTTATAATGGATGTCTGAAGCAGATACAAAGTAATCAGGTAACATATCGTTTCCAGTTATGCGCTTATAATCTGAAACAATCTTGGTATCGACTTTATATGTTGTCTCTTTGCTGTTTAAAGATATGGTCCTTCTATTATATGAGAAAGCATAATTAGGCTCTACACCAGTGCTTACCTGAAGCATGGTTCCAATAGAACCGGTAGGTGCGCAAGTAAGCAATTGTGAATTATAAAGTCCATTTCGTTGAATCTCGTCAATAAAGGCTAATGGCAATTCAAGATTTTTCACGAAGTCTGATGTGGTAATTGTTTGCTTCATTAATCTTGAACATTTAGGAAACGCTCCACGCTCTTTTGCAAGTTCTAATGATGCAAGTATCGAATTGGTGGCAATTTCTTTGTAAACCTCATCTATAACTTCCAAAGATTCTTTGGAACCATACTTTAACCCAAGCATAATAAGCATATCGCCTAATCCAAGGGTGCCAAGACCAATTTGTCGCCAATCTCCAACAGTTTCACGCTGTTCCTGAAGTGGATGTAACGGCAATCCTTCTATTAAGACATCATTTAATGCGCGTATAGCTGTTATAGTGGTACTTTCTAACGATTCATAATCTATATATGCCTTATCTGTAAATGGATCAACAACAAACTCAGATAGATTAATGCTTCCAAGTAAACAGGAACCACCTGCCGGCAAAGGCTCTTCTGCGCACGGATTTACTCCAGCATACCTAAATCCACTGTTTTGGAGTAAATTATAGTTTGAAATTCTATCCCAATACAGCATACCAGGTTCTGCCATTTCCCAATTTCTTTTTGCAAGCAACAAAAACACTTCTCTTGCATTAACAATCTTCTTGATTTCACTTCCATCTTCCATCGTAAAATGAAGGGTGAAATCAGAATTCTCATCTACTGCCTGCATAAAAGAATCCGTTACACGTACTGAAATATTGGCTTTAGTGCATATATCCAAATTAGACTTCAGATTGATGAATTCAATCAAATCTGGATGTTCACATGATATGCTGATCATAGTTGCTCCTCTACGCCCTTCTTGCCCGATAAGACCGGTTATGTAACTATAAAAGTCCATAAAACTGGTAGTCCCGGTTGTACTTTTTGCAGCATTATTTACTGGTGCTCCTTTGGGGCGTAGCTTGCTAACATCAATACCGCATCCCCCGCCATAACTAAATGTTCTTGCAAGTTTGGCACCGGTTGCAAAGATAGATTCGAGATTGTCTTCTGGAGGAGTAATAACATAACAGTTACTATAGGTAAGGCTTCTTCCTTTTATGCCTCTGTTAGATAAGATTCGTCCTCCAAAAATGAATTTCTTCTTTCTGATAAGCTCTTTCACATCTTCATTTGAGCCAGAAACGCGGTCAAGCCACTGTTCAAATGTCTCATTGTCCTGCTGATACTTGTTTTTCCATATTGTTATAGGAAGTTCCTCGTTGTTCAGCCATTCATTTACAGTCATTTCTCTTTTATTCATTATGTATCAATTTTAAATGTTAAGCCGGAATGATTCCCAGCCTGTACATATTAATAGATTCATATCACCATGCAGAATATTCAGTGATGTCAGGCTCATCTGTATCTGAAATTTCTTCATAATTGGTAATCGGATATGAATGTTCCAGATACCTGATTTGACGAATCAGATTGTCAATACAATCTCCCTGGATGAAATTGAGAATAATGCTACACACCAATAATATGAATAAGATAAGGATGTAGTCGTTGTTCGATTTTTCTTGTTTCATTACTTTTGGATTTAATGAAACACTGCTCTCATCAATTATATATTATTTTTTAACTTCCCGGATAGAGAGAAGGAGTGAGGTAAAGAGACATTTATCCCTATAGGGGTATGTGTGCCCCGTTAGGAATAGTCTCTTTTTGCTGTTATAACTTTCCGGCGTATCGGTCAGTCGTTCGGCATTGGAGGCACCTCATACAGAATCGGTACTGGCGTATCTTATTTACAGCTCTGTCACTGCACCTTTTACAGTTCCCCTTAACGCCCAGTATTTGTTGTAATATAAAAATTGCATCAAATACCATTATCCTTGGGTAGCCTTATGCCTTGGCTCTTGAACGTGACTGGCGGTTTCTGTCATCCCTTCTACTCACTTATGGGTGTTACTGAAGTTATCTCTCTGTCATCTAATGATGGCATTGGCTGTGTCACGCACTGCCGCTCCCCATAGATTTTTCGTTCAAAGGACATTGAAGAATGTCCATATTGCATTTTAATCAGTTGTTGAATTGCTTGTGGAAGATGTAGAAAAATAAAAATCCGCAAGCTGGTGATGGGTCGCTTGCGGATTTTAAATATATTTGTCGAAGACTACGAGGTCTTTGGCATAATATTCTTAATATATGTATGCGCTTTGTTGACCCATCATCTTCAACATTGCGTTGCAAATATACGGTGTTTTTTTATACTACAAAAATATTTTTGATTAAAATCGTATATAAGAATACATATTTAACTTTTGTTTTATTTTACAATGTGTATATATATTAATGTATATGTGCGTGTATATATTGTACCTTGCTTTGGTGATGTACATTGTTTGGTTGTTTATTATGATTGATTACCAGTGATTTATCAAAAATATAGTGTTCAGTGCTAATTTTTTTATATAATTATTTTGAGCTTTCGGAAATGTTTTTCTACATTTGCAATTGGAAACATGATTAATCAACATTATAAGCAATTGTTATGAACAAGAAAACATGATTAGAGGAAAAGGAAAATTGATTAAGGTAGCCGGGAATACGGTAGTTGACGAATTTTATCGAGCGTGTGAAAAGCTGCCGGACAATGACAATTATTTGTTTGTCATTTGTGACGATACAAAAAATAGGAACTTACCTTATTTATCCTATTTTTTTTCCGTAGTATTAAAATACATTTCGGATTCTTTACCGGACCATCCGGGTACTACGGCTCTCTACAAATATTTTGAGGATATGTTTGCTCCGATACATACCGTCAAAATAAACAATAAACAATTTGAATATTGTGAATTAAAATCGGAGAAAGCAAGTGATGTCAACAACATAATAGAGAAGGTTGTTGAATATGCCCTAAAGGAATGGGGCATTGAGGTTCCCAGACAAGAGGATTTGAAAGACCCTGAAGTTAGGGAACTGCATAGCCAAGCCTACCTGAATCAGGAGGTAGAATGGAGCAATTTTATCTCTTCGCGCAAAAAAATATCTAAAGATGAGCGAAGAAACAAGAAAACTGAGCGCATTTGAAGCGTTCGCACAAATCCAGCAAACGTATGCTGAAGCTGAAGAAAAAGCAAAACAAGAAGCCGGTTCTCCCAAGGTTGAGCGTTTTAGAATAGGAGAAGATGGCGAGTATTCAATCCGCATTTTGCCTTTGGCTCCTAATTTTGATGAGAATGGTAATATCTTGCCTATGGAGCGTAAGGGATATGAGTATGCAGTCCATCAATTCTTTTTAACTATCAAAGCACCTGCAAAAAAAGGTGGTAAGACAAAGAAGCTGAGTATTCCGGTTATTCGTACTACAGACAAAGAGGTGGGTTTCTCTGTTGATTTGATTGATACTTATCTCAAGATTGCTAAAGAAATGTATTCTGATGATGAAAAGTTAATTAAATTCATATCAGACAACGCATACAGCGGTGGCCTCCGTTGGAATTACCAGCACGCAATCATGGTTCTTGATGTTTCAAGTGACAAAGAACGTGCAAAAGGTCCGCAATTGTGGCAATGCTCACATAGCCAGTATAAAGACCTTGATTCGGCAAAAATGCGTCTGTGGAAAGAATTACGAGAAGATGGCGAACAAGAGACATGCCCGATTTCCAGTTTTACAGGTGCTTATCCCGTTAAAATTATTCGTAGCAATAATAATGGTAAGACTGAATATACTGTTGAAATTGGCCGCAAAACCCTTAACATCAAAGAGGAGGAAGCTGAAAAATTGCTTGAACTTCCTCGTATTCCCGAACAATTGTATCGTTATACAAGATACCAGTTTGAAGCAACTTTGGTATTCTTGCAGCAATATGATGAAGAGCACGACATGGAGGTATGTAAGGAGCCGGACTTCATAGAGGCTGTAGAGAAACTGAAAGGTGAGCTTCCAGCAGATGACAATTCACACTTTGATTTGAGTGGCGCTGCTTCTAAGGATAGTAGTAAGGAAGAAACTACTATTGATTCTTTATGGGCCGAATATGATGTTATCGTTGACCAAGATTTGAATGAAAAATCTGATGAATATCAGGAACTTCGTGAAAAGATTCGTCAATTTATTGAAGATAATGGCATTGATGTTCGTATATCTCGTTCAAAGAACAATCAGCAGTTGCTTGAAGAAATTGATGAAGCGTTAGATGAAAAGGCTAAGGATAAGCCAAAAGAGGAAAAAAAAGAAGAAACTGTTGTACAGCCATCTCGTCGTGCTCCGAAACCTAAAGTTGAAGAGCCAGAAGATAAACTTGAAAATGGCGATGATAACGATGGTGATGGTAAAACGGAAGAAGAAAAAGTGGATGAAACACCTCGTCGCCGCCGTGCTCGGCCTGGTAGAGAAGAGAATGAAGAGGCTCCAGCAGAAAAGACTGAAGATGAAACATCTGAATCTACTACAGAAGAAGAGGCTCCACGTCGCAGACTTCATTCCCGTCGTTTAAGATAATTCTTGTCTTTAGATAATTATTGTGTGGTAGAGAGGGTATTGGGATGGTACCCGTACCCTCTCATTTTTTTAATTTTCAAAATAGACAGGAATTATGAAAGAAGCTATTGCTTTATTAATTAATGATATACACGTCAGTAAAGATAATATCTCAGATTTTAATCAGAATTGGGATGAAATGCTTGCAATATGTAAGCGTGAGGACATTGCTGACATCGTAATAGGTGGTGATATGTTTACTTCCAGGGCATCACAAACATTGGCAACATTACTTGCTGTCAAAAAAGCTTTGAACAGGGCTGTGGCTCAGGGTTTATATATCACAATTGCAGAGGGAAATCACGATCTTGTGGACCAAGAGTCTTTTGAGGGGTATAATCATCTATGGGTTGGTCTGAAAGGCATCGAAGTTATAGATGTATATAAGGTGTTGATATGGGAAGATTGCGATTTTGCATTGCTTGTAATGAGTTATTTCCCAGAAGACGGTTCTTTTTTAGAACGAATGTATCATGCAGTTCAAGATACATTAAAACAGTACCCGAATATTTCTCAAAATGATATTATACTTTACATCCATGAAGGCGTGCATGGCGCTTTAGGGGATTTTGAAATTCCATGTGAACTTCCGCAGGAGCCTCTACTTGGATTTAAGGCTGTATTGTGTGGTCACTATCATAACCGTGTAAAAATCAAGAATACAAATATCGAATATATTGGTTCATCACGTCAGGGCAACTTTGGGGAGGACGAGAATAAAGGATACACAATTTTGTATTCTGACGGTTCCTATGGGTTTGTTAAGAATGAAGTGAATACACGTTATGAAACTATAGAACTGGGTGCTGACAAGGTTGACAATTTTCAGCTTAATAAAGATGACCGGTACAAGTATAAAGTCAAAGTGAAATGCAATGAAAAGCAGGCTAAACTCTTTGACAAGCAAAAGTTATTGGATTTAGGCTTTAATAAAGTCGAAGTCATAACGGAAAACGCATTACCGAAAGAGTCTGCTGCATCTGGTATTCAGGAAAAGTATGACAAACAGGGTATTAAGAAAGAATATCAGAATTATTGCAATGAAAATTCAATAGATAGCAAATTAGGTATCAAATACTTGGAGGGTTAAAATCATGTGGAAATTAGCAGAAATTAGAATTAACAATATAGTATCTTTTCACGAGGCTTCACTTTCCATAGAACAGGGTGTGGCAACACTTATATTCGGAAAGAACGAAGACAATGCTTCTCAGCCTTGCAATGGGTCTGGTAAATCGTCCTTAATTGAGGCTATTTCTTTCGCTTTGACTGGTGAGCAGTTGCGCAAGGTTAAGAGCGTTGAAGAAATTATTAATGATCATGCTGAAAATGCTTATGTGTATGTTAGGTTGACAAATGATTATAATAATACAACATTTACTATCGAGCGTACCATCAGTCGTAATGCACCGCAAAGTATAGAGTGCCATAAATATGATTGTGCCGGTGTAGAGATTGAAACTGACAAGACAATTCAACCTACGGTATCTGATTATAACAAGTTAATTCTTTGTGAAATCGGGTTAACAAAGGATGAGATTTATAATAACTTTATTCTTTGCGATAATAAATACGAGAGCTTTTTTGATTGTTCGGATAAGAATAAAAAAGAAATTATCAATCGTTTTAGCAATGGAGTGATTATAGACGATAGCATTGACAGATTGCAACAAGATATGGCTCCTGTTGTAAGTGAATTGACTGTGGCCAATAACAAAGTAGTTGGTATCAACGGATCTATTTCAGCTATTAAGAATGAATTGGAACATGTTGATGAGAAAAAAGCAAATGCTCGACAAGAACGTGGCGCACGTATAGAACGATTGGACGAGCAGATACAGAAGTGCCGTTCAGACATCGAAGTTGTTGAGGAAAAAAGAAAAAAGGCAGAATCGAGATTGATTTTGCTCAACGGGCTTCAAAAAGAGGTAAAAGGGTTGGACGAGTCGAATTTGTCTTTACTTGAAGCATACAATGAGATAAAAGCAATGTGTGAGGATAATGAGCTTGAAGCTGTCAGTGAATTTGATAAAATGTCCGAACAGTACAAAAACTTGTTGTCCGAACAGAAAAATAGTATCAAGCAAATTAACCGACAAATTGATGATGCTACTGCTACTCTCGAACAAAGCAAAGATGAGCAACAGAGATATGCAGAATCTTACAAGAAACATTGTGACGATGAAACAAAATTGACAGAGAAAGATATTGCATTAAAGGAGAAAATCAATGCAGAAATCTCAAAGATAGATGTAAAACTTGATAAAATTGAAGAGGATATTAATGCCAATAAGAAACGCCAAGCAGAATTAAGCGCATTGATTTCCAGAAATGAGACTTTGCTTAATGGAGCGGTGATCTGCCCGAAATGTCAGCATAAGTTTTTTGTTAATGAGGATATAACTGTTGACGATGTAAAAAAGACATTGGATGACTTGCGTTCAGAAGAAAGGACAAAGAAAGAGGAAGCCGCAAAATTGATAAAAGAATTTGATTTTGTTGATGAAGATGGGGCTAAAAAATCAGAAGAGATTGATTCCATTAATGCAAAAATGAAGGCTCGCTCTAATGAATTGGATGCTGAATACAGGGAATTGAAATCCCTATCAGGAAAAGTGGACCAGGCAGAAAATAGTGTAATATCTCTTCAGAAGCAGCTTGCAAATGCTGAGAATGAACTTGACCGGTTGAATGGTAAAATTGAAGTAATGCGTAATCGTTTGTTTGGTGAAATTACTGGAATCTTAGAGGGGCGAGTTATGAACGGCAAGAATTACATTGAACAGCAGGATTCATCAATTGTGTTCTTGAAAGGGCAAATGAGCCAATACCAGCAGTCCAAAAAAGAGCTTATTGAAGCTCCTGAAACCGATTTTGAAGCATCATTACAAGAGTCATTGGAGAAATATCAAGATGAACTTAAATCAGCTCAGAAAATAGCTTCAGAAATTGAAACTAAGTATAATAGGTTGAAAGAGCAAGAACTTCATTTTACAATGTTCAAATCGTATATCGCTAATAAGAAGATTGATGCTCTTTCTCATATTGTAAATGACTTCTTGGAAAAAATCGGTTCTGACATCCGACTTAAACTGGAAGGATTCACAGTTACTAAGACAGGTAAGTTTAGGGATAAAATATCTGTGCAAGTGATGAGAGACGGTATTGACTGTGGCTCTTATCATAAATTCTCCGGAGGTGAAAAAGCAAGATTGAATTTGGCTTGTATTCTGTCATTGCATACTCTGACAAATTCCAATTGTGAAGAAGGAAAAGGGCTTGATTTTATCATTATAGATGAATTGCTTGACAAATCTGATGAGGTTGGCATGGCGACTTACTGTGAAGCTTTAAACAAACTTGGCCAAACAGCTTTGCTTATCACTCAGGGTGGCATATCTGAAGGGTATCCGCATAAGCTATTAATAGTTAAGAAACAAGGTGTTTCAACAATCCTTAAATAATAGTATTATGCAGAAATTGACAGAAGAATATGTAAGCCAACTCAAAAGAGGCGATATTATGGCATTTGATGTAGCTACTCATTGTGGTTACTATACTCTTGGTGATTATGGAACTGCTCATTTCCCAAACACAGAAAAGGCTCCTAAAAAAATGGGACTTGATTATGCGCAACATAAGGCTTTCAGAAAATGGCTTATAGATATTTTGACCTCTCATAATATCAAAGCTGTTGCGGCAGAAGATGTTGTGTTCGGTCATTTTGTGGACTTCAGAAAACTTTGTGAATTTAGGGGTATTTTGTTTGAAGTATGCGAAACGCTGGATATACCAATAGTGACTTTTAAGCCATCTGATATAAAGAAGCATGGTACAGGTAAGGGTAATGCGGATAAAAAGATGATGATGGAGTTCGCAGAAAAGCGTTATCACATTGAGGTAAATGGTGACGACAATCTTGCTGATGCGATTCATATCTACATGTATTTCATTCATCGGTATAAACTTTAATAAGTGGCGGTATGATTGGAATTTATTTAGAAAATCAAATCAATAAATGCAGTTTATGTCATCAAAAATGCCGTCAAAACCGGACAAATCAACTGCTAAATGTAAGCAGTTAAGTCCAAGTGAAAAAGAAATACTTTTTAATAAGTACATTGTTCCTAATTTCAGTAGCATAAAAAGTCTTACAAGGAGATATACTGATAATTATCAGGATGTTGATGAAAATTACAATTATTGCCTGGCTCAATTGTTTAATTATATAGGGTCATATAATCCAGATCAGAAACTTGATACATGGATTCATATCTGTGTCAAGCGAGCGTGTTTTCATCAAAATAAAAAACGTTCAGAAGATGCTTCACATTGGACCGATATAGAAATGTGCACCAATGAAGACATTTATCAAAATGGAACGAATATGATTGTTGATGCGGGATTCGGAACATTGATAGATAATATATCAGATCAAATGTATAACGCATTAATGCAAATCCCTCCACAAAGATTATCTCCATTTATGATGTATGTACAAGGACATCGTATAAGGGAGATAACTGCTGCCGAATGGAAAATGGGACATCTTGAAAAACGAAGTGAAGATGTTGTGAAAAGTCGGATATATTGGGCTAAAAGAGAATTGCAATACATACTCAGACAATATGGAATTACAAGAAAGAACCGTAAAGGTCCGGCAAATGATCGAGACCGTAGTGAAGAGGACGATTAATCCTAAATGGAGGTTTACTCAAAGCGGAATTGCTGCAATCTATTTACAAAATGGGTTGCAGCAACTACCCTCCTTATTTGGGGTATCGGATATTGATGATGAGAGAATTGTAGATTACCTCATTTATCAGTTGTATCGAATGCGCTCATATATTGCAGATGGTTCATGGCAGTACACTTGGCTGTTTTCAAATTCTGCTATGGATAAATTTAAAAAGCAATTTTTAAGTGCTGACGGAAAATCCGGGATGAATTATTATATCAATCAATGGTTGGATGAGGCAGAATTGTCACGTAGTAAATTAACTGTAATAATAGCACAACCAAAACCTAACCCATTGAGAAAAATGGTTTATCTGGCTTCTGAAGAGCCGATAAAAAAGAGGTTCTTGAATACAGAAGATGGATTAGCGTTATGTCAGCGTTCGACTACAGGATGGAGTCCGCTGTCTGAAACTTGTGGACGATGTGATTACTGGGTTGAGTGTGGAAAAATGACCGCTAAAAAGTACCCAGAGCTTATGCGGTTTAGAAAAGAAGAATATGGCAGGAAAGAAAAATGATAATGTATTGACATCTGAGTTTTTGGCAGAATTGTATAATTGTGCCATAACGAACAATCAGATTTGTTCAGTAGTATCAAGATACATGGAAGATTCATTTCTTCCAGACCAACAATATCAGATGCTTAATTCTGCATTGAAGAGTTATTTCGCAGAATATAAGACTGCACCGCAATATGGTATCATTACGCAGCGCTTATCCTCTTCAAGATCAGTTTCAGAATTGCTGGAAGAGATTCATGAAGTGGCGACAAGCGTAGATATGGACGGTATCAGAGACCAGTTTGAAGAGTATTTGAAATTGGTCCAGTTCAAGAAGATTTTTAAGGAGGTTTCTAAAAAATATGAGGATGGTGAGCGTATTGGCGCAATGATGTCCTTTACAAGAGAAGCTGTTAAATTGCAGCAATTTACATTAAAGCCAGAAGAGTTCATAGATATTGCTCAAACTTATGAAGAACGGTTGAGAGAAAACAAGGTTCGTAATGATAATCCTGTTTCTAAAATAGTAAATAGCTTTTATATTGATGGACTGGATGAACTGAACCAAGGCAGGAATTTGCGAACACAACTTTCGTTATTCCTTGCTATGTCTGGTGTTGGTAAAAGTCATATAGCGCGTTGGATAGGCTATAATGCTGCATATATAAGTGGACTTGATGTATTGCATATTCAACTGGAAGGTGCTGCATCAGAAACAACAGATGCTTATTCTGCAATGCTAAGTGGCACCACAACTTACGAATATGAGAGTGGGAAAGTCAATAATCATACATTAGAGCATTTGAAAAGTCTGCTTGATACTTATAAAGGGACATTGAAAGTAAAGGCTTACCCTAAATTTGGAAAAGAAGTATCGACTACGGATATTAGAACGGATTGTGATAAATATAGGGAAAAATTTGGGAAATACCCTGATGTTGTAATTGTCGATTCGCTTGACCTCTGTACTGATTCTTCAGGAAAGAACTGGGATGCAAAATCATTGCGACATAAACGTATCGCTACAGCTCAAGACTTGAAAGACCTTGCTGGTGAAATAGACGGCTGGTTAGTTGTAACGTATCAGGCTACCATTGAAAATCCTGAATGGGTGAATGATGAGAAGAATGTACTTACAGCATTTAATACATCTGAATGTAAGGGGTTGCAGAGACCTTGCACACATCTTATATCGTTGAATCAAAGCAAGAAGGAATATCGCGAGGGGACCATGAGACTTTATGCTGATAAGTTTAGATTTTGTAAAAAGGGAGAACCTTTTAGGATTGCTTTAGATTATGAGCATGAAGTCTTCTATGATAGGGTACGAACATTAAATTTACCGCAGGAATAAATGATTAAAGCAATTAAATAAGCTGATTACACACAATGATTATCACACCAGAAATGCAGCGTTCTATTACAGAAGAACTGCTTTATGACTTTAGTGGCAAGATGGACGGGTCTCGCCGGAATATACTTATACAACATTGTCCTTTCTGTGGGCATGACGGTTTTAAGTATGGCATTTATGTTGGAAACAATCTTGGAAAGAAGCGCTTTGGTATGTCTAATTGCTATCATTGTAACAGGCGATATGGTTCATTGAAGGAAACTCTGAAAGCACTTGGAAGAGAGGATTTACTCCCAAAAGAAACGGCGCAACTTGATGACTCAGAAACAGATATTTCATCCATGTTTGATGATGAAATAGATGATGAATTAGTTGACGCAGTAATGCCGGATGGTTATAAACGCTGTTACAAAAATAGCTATTTAAAATCACGTGGTTGGGTTATGGATGATTATGAATATTTTCCGGTTGGTACTAATCGTGGTTTTAACAGAGAGTACAATGATTATATTATTTTAGAGGTTCGTGATGAGGGGCGATGCGTTGGATTTGTTGCACGCAGCATTCTTAGTAAAGATGAGATAGATTCATATAATTCCAGACATCATTTTAAGATACGTCGATATAAAAATTCAGATGAACGTATGGGTAATGGATTTTCTAAAATGTTATATAATTATGATGCTATTGAAACAATGACTACTCACTCTGTAATTCTGTGCGAGGGGCCATTCGATGTTGTTGGGCTTAATCGAAAATTAGAACTTTATGACAACAAACATATTGTTCCGGTAGCAACTTTCGGCAAAAAGATTAGTCAGGAGCAAATGTTTAAGTTGCAGAAAAAAGGTGTTGAACAAATTGTGATAGGCTATGACAATGACGCAAAAGAAACCACATCCAGAATTGCTATGGAATTGGAAAAATACTTTGACGTATTGATTGCTGATATACCTAATGGCGTTGGTAAAGACTGGGATGAAATGGATGTTGAGGATATCTATGATGTCTTTGCTTTTAATTTAAAAACGATTCGTGAATTTAATCTTGGATAAAATGAGTGAAGCAGTAACATTAAAAGAATGGCTTGATAATCATCATATAACTTATTCTCTAAGAAAAGATGTATTGGTTATTCCTGGATTTGGTAGATGTTTAATTCAGGAAAATTACGACCATATTTTCAAACAGAATAAAGATGGGGAGGCTGTTTTTAATTCTATTGAAAACATGTCATATCTTTTGGCTGATGATATTACTTATATCGTTTTCCCATTTGGTTGCAGATGGTTTTATGTGGATATCCGCAAAGACCCATTGGATTTACAATTTCAAATACTTAGATATGTTGGTGATTCTCCTGTATTTGAACATAAATGTGAATTTTATCCGCTTGGTATCCACTCTGGATATGAATTACTAAATGGAAGTGGTTTATTGAAAGATTGGTGCACAAAAACAAAATTTTTAGGATATAAAGGCTTATCTGTTGCGGATAGAAATACAATGGCAGCGTCTTTGGACTTACAGCAATCTGCAACAGAAAAGGGTATTAAATATTGTTTTGGCTATTCATTGACAGTAAATACCGGGAAAGATAAAGTTGGGGTTAAAATATATTCAGCTACGCAACAAGGGTTTAAAAATATGCTCCGTATTCAAAAGGCAATAGCTGTTGACAATATAGACACCAAAGAGATTAACCTGATTGATTTTTTGAATTTGGCAGATGGTAATACTTTGGTATTTGATAAATGGTCCGGGCATTGGCTGACTGACAATAAGGGAATTCTTCAGGATTTTATTACAGCTTTTTCTGGGTGGGTGTTTTTTCAAGTTGATACGACTGAATATCGTGCTGACAGAATAGATTCAACTCTTCTTCAAAGTCAAAAGGCATATTTTGATAATTTTTATTTAGGTGATTTAGAATATTACATGAATATTCGTCCGGTTCTTATTCAAGATGTATATTATTTGGATAAAGAGGATTGGAAGACAAAAATCATTCTTAATAAAATTGATACTGGTGCGGCGCATGAACAGTCGCATAATCAATATTTGAAAACTATAGACGAATTGTATAATGAATTTAGATTTCTATTCTCGGACCGATATGATGATGATGTGTTTTATGATATGTGTGAGTCCACTGCCGACATTATTGAAAATGCCACAGCTGCTTATGATTTGAGTGATAACTATGCCCCTAAATATGATATGACTCCACAGGAACAGGCTAAATATGGCAATACGCTTAATATGTTTCATCAATTAATTGAAGAGGGGTTTAAGAAGCTGGTTCCAGAGGGAGAGGAAGAGCGGTATCGTAAACGTGTTGAATATGAAAAATATGTCATAGAGAGTACGGATAACATAGATTATTTCTTGATTCAGAGAGATGAGTTGAATTGGGCGCAAGAAAATGGTATTTTGACTGGAATTGGTCGTGGATCTGCCGGAGGATGTTTATTGTTATATTTGATGGGCATTACATTTATTGATCCACTTAAATATGATTTGATTTTTGAGCGTTTCCTGTTACCTGAGAGAGCCGGCCTTGTGCCTGATAAAGTAACAATAGTGGCAGAAGAAATTCAGTCCTCGGATTATTTTGAATTGGTTTTTGAAAACGGGGAAAGACTCTTGCTTGATAAAGATGCAGAATTGGTTGTAAATCGTAATGGAGAGCAATTAGTTGTGTATGCAGATGAACTGCAAGAAGGTGATGATATTCAGTTTGATAATTGTGATTTACTTCACACATTGCCTAATATTTTGCAGTATGAAAATTCAATCCATAATCAGAAAAACTAACACTGTATTAGTGAATGACTGTTATGCCGGAGACGGGTATGTAAAGCGTAATCATGGTTCATTGCCAGATATTGACTCAGATTTTAATGCGGAACGTAGGGATGAGGTTAAGGCATATTTAGAGAGAAGATATAATAAAGATGGGTTACAGAGGGTGTTTTCGGCCGGTACATTTACTACTGAAAAAATTAAATCAGTGATTAAAGATGTGGCACGAACTTATAAAATTTCACAAGCCACTACTAATTATCTTACAGCTATTCTTGATGATAATATGACGTGGACGGATTTGATGAAAATGGCATCAACCGATAAACGCATGAAGGATTTTATAATGAAATATCCTGATGTATTTGAAGAGATTTTGCCAATCATGGGGCAGGCACGTTCTGCCGGTATTCATGCGTCCGCACTTATTATTACTCCAGAATTTGTTAAAGGTGAGCGTGTTGAGTGTTTTGATTTGTTGCCGATTAGAAAAATGGGCGACCTTCTTGTTTCTGAGATTTCTGGTAATGATATTGATGCAATCGGTATTCTTAAAAATGATGTTCTCGGTATCAGGGAGCTTACAAGACTTTCCGATACATTGAATCTTGTTAATGATGAGTATGGTGTGCGCTATACCATATTGGAAATTGCATCAAAATACTTGAACGACCCGAAAGTCTTCAAGATCATTCGTGAAGGGAATACTCAGGGGGTATTTCAAATGGGCGGCGAAGGAATTACGAAATTCATTAAACGGCTTGCTCCAGATAATGTCAATGACCTTATCGCATCAGTGGCTTTGTTCCGTCCTGGACCGTTAGATTCGGGTGCGGCTGATAATTATGTTCGTGCTAAACGAGGTGAATATGAACCGACATATTTGTGGGGAACGTATGAAATACTTAAAGATACATACGCTCAAATGGTTTATCAAGAACAAATATCTCGTGTCGCTCAAAAAGTTGGTGGTTTAAGTCTTGGTGATGGTGTCAATTTGGTCAAGGCTTTAAGTAAGAAAAAATTGGAGAAGGTTCGTAAATTTCAAGATAAGTTTTTCTCAGGTGCTAAACAAAATGGATGCCCCAAAGATGCGGCTGACCAGATTTGGAGTAATGTTGAGGATGCGGCTAAATATTCATTTAATGCTTGTATAGGTGGGCATGAATATCTTTGGGGCAAACACAAAGAAAAAGGACGTGGCACAAAGATTAATATTGGTGATATGTGGCGCACGACACATGATTATAAATGGGCAAAAGAAAATGGTAGATTATCTCTTAGGCGTAAATATAATAAATATGGGTATGGCACTTGCTGGTCTTTGAATGAAGAAGAAAAATTGGTCATAAACAGAGTTGTTGATATCCGTTATCAAGGAATTCGTCCTGTGTATCGAATAACATTGGCAAATGGTTCAACTATTGATGTGACGGATAATCATAAACATCCAACTCTTAACGGTGAAAAACGCACAGACCAACTGGTTCCCGGAGTGGATTTTATGTTTATAAGAGTTGGATGGATAAAAGAAGACACGTCATATCGTTTTACGGATAGAGGACAGCAAAACGATCCACGTTATCATTCAAATGATAATGTGGAGCCATACACTATCAATACTAAAGCAGGTCAATGTGGCTTTATCAAACGTGATACAAACTATACAAAATTAGAGTATTACGAAAAAAATCTCAAAAAGGATTATTGTGAAATTTGTGGCTGTAAAGATAAACGCTTAGAAGTTCATCACATTAATGGAGATCATTCAGATGTAGGTGAAAACTATTCAAATGTACAAACTATATGTGTTAGCTGTCATAAAAAGGCACATTATCAAATGGGGCGCACAAAAATGGGGCGCAAAGGACTTGGAACAGCTGTGGCGCAGGTTGTTTCTGTGGTGTATTTGTGTGATATGGATGTATATGATGTTGAAATGGCAGATCCATATCATACTTTTTTGACCGGGAAAGGTGTTGTCACTTGCAATTCTCATGCAACAGCTTATGGTTTGACTGCCTATGTCGGGGCATGGTTAAAAACATATTATCCTACAGCTTTCTATACTGTAGTTTTGCGAGACCAAGACGAAGATAAAATGGCGGTTTTGATGAATGAGATAAAAGCTGTTGGAGGAACTGAAATTGAACAGCCGGATATTAATATTTCAGATGAAAATTTTACGGCAGATTTTAAGCATAATAAGATTTATTGGTCTTTGACTCGTATAAAACAGTTAGGACCAAAAGCAGTGAAGTATATAGTCCAGGAGCGTAAGCTATATGGTGAGTTCTATAACTTGGATGATTTTATCAAACGTATATTTAAGAGTAAATTTAAGAGTTTTAATGATGAAGGTACGGAAGAAACCAGAGAACGATGTCCTGTTACGGCCCGTAGTGTCAGGAACCTTATTTTTTCCGGTGCTTTTGATAAGTGTGAGCATGTTGGTTCTGTGCTGGAACGGTATGGATTGCTCGATAAAGCTGCCACTCTTTTGGGATTTAAGTTGAGTGAAAAAGAAGTTCCAGAGGATATGCGTGATAAGCATTATTTTTGGAGTAAACAGCAAATCGCAATTTCAGGTCATGGTTCCATTGATTATCGTAGAATTTATGATAATATGGAAAAACCAAAGTCTCTACAATCTTATAAATACATTGAGTTCAAAGATTTGAATAATATGTTTTATGAACTTAGGAAAGGGGTTATTTGTGCGGCTATTTGTTCTGTTTCGGACAAGTCATATAAAGACAGGCGTACTGGTGAAACAAAACATTTCGGAAAAATAGAATTGCAACAAAATACGGAAACCAATATTCTGACAATTTGGGATGATTGGGACATACTGAAAAAGGAGTTTAAAAATTCTGTAGGACACATTATTGCCATTGTCGTGAATGTAAAATGGAGTGATTACGATGAAAAGAATACACTTCAGGTTGGTAAAAATTCATTCTTTAAATTGATATAATATGTCATTTCTGATTGATATACGAGAAGAACTTGATGAGCAAGTTCAAGAACAAATCCGAAAATTCAGAAAGGAGAGTGCTGCTACGGGATATAAGGGGTGGTATAGAATACAATCGGCTATTGCAAAGGCTCGTGATTTGACGATATATCATGATAATATAAAGAATTATATCATGCCTAATCTTTTTGATGATAATGGTGATGCAATCACATGGTATCATTGGAGAGACCCACAGCAGGTACAAGTGAATATGATTAAACGAAATTTGAAAATAGCATCACATTATAGTCGAAAACGGGGGAAAGTGACCCCGACCAGACTTAAAATGTTGATGAAAGAGATTTTACGGTTCAGAATCAATGAATATTTAAACCCAATTGAAAATATGGAGAAACTTAAAATCATGTGCATTATTGGTGGGTCAGGTTGTGGAAAAACGCTTGCATCCCTGCATTTGAAGTATCATAAAGATGCGAATGTCATTTGTTCTTTCACTACCAGACCTCCAAGAGAAACGGAGGTTGAGGGTAGGGACCATCATTTTATTGATATAGTACCAGATAGAACAGAGTTAATCGCTTACGCTCATTTTGGGGGTGCATATTATTATGCTACAAAATGGCAAGTGTTTGGACCATGTACGGTCTATGTGATAGATGAAAAAGGTTTGGAAAATCTACGTAAGGATTTTGGTGATGTATATGATATATATACAGTTTTGATTAAGCGAGATAAGTCATTACGTAGAAAGTCTGGTATTGATGAAACTCGTTTACGTCGTGATGAGCGGAGAGATTTAAAAGATGAGGATTATGATTATGTAATTGAAAATAATGGGAAGAAAGCTGATTTATTTTCAAGCATAGAAAGTATTTACGAAAAAATCAAAAATAAATGATATGGCAGCACCAGCAGAAAAAGTAAACATTGTCACAGCAATAGTATATGATTTTGAAACAGGAGGTACAGATTGCACCAGATGTGCGGCAACTCAAATCTCACTTCATGCGGTTCGTCTTGATACGTTTGAGGTAATGGAAAAATACTCATCCTATATTTATCCATACAATAAAAAAACAGATATTGGAAAACCGAAACGAAAGGTGTTGAAAAACAAATATGATAATGATGATTCGGAATTAATGGATTATGAAGATGTTGCATTGAAATACTCGCATATAACAATGGATATCCTATACAGTATGGGAAAACCATTGGAAAATGTTTGTCAAGAGATTTGTGATTTTATAAAACGGAATACATTTTCTGTGGCGGCAAGTAATAAACCAATTATGGTAGGGCAAAATCCATTATTTGATAAAAAGTTCATGCAGCAGATAATGTTGTATTCCGGGCTTTGGAATGATTTCTGTAAATTGGTTCGGGGAGAAAAGGATTTTTGGGGAAATTTCCAGCCGGCACAACTTGATACTATCATTTTATCACAGCTAACTTTTGATAATGACAAAAGCATTACAACATGGAGGCTGGAGTCAATGGCAGAACGATTTGGTATTGATTTGGAAGATGCACATGACGCTGATGCCGATGTAACAGCGACAAGGGAGATTTTGAGGATCGTTACATCCCGAATGCGTGAACAAAGTACTGGAGGTAATGCTATTGGTGGTTTGGCTACTGAGAAGCAAGAAAAATTGAGAGACCATTTTAAAATTTAAAACTATTGTAATATGAAGCATAAATTTCAATTTGACAAAAAGACTGGAACCATGGTTCCAATGACAAGTACAGCTGTTGAAGAGATTAAGGTAAACGAACAAGATAGTGTGCAACAAATCCAATCTGACATGCAGGCTAAAAAGCCAGTATTTGCAGAGGGCAAAAGTATTACAGTGAAGTCCGGTGTTATTAATACTCAACAAAATCAGATTGTAAAAATGCAACGGGTTGATGCTCCAACACCGATTCAATTAATAAATGAAAATGGAATCCCTGAAGCTTATCTTGATTCAGTAACTACAGGTGTGATGATGTTTCGTGAACTTCAAGATTATGATATTTGCCAGATTACAGATGAAAAAACTGGTAAGGTACTTGCATATATTGGCGGTTATGCGCTTCAAATAAATTTCAATATGGCAGAATTGAATACTATAGAGCGAATAGACCAATGTTTGCAAGGAATAGTAAAGCTGTTCAGACATAAAATAATGAATCAAGCTATTAATAATAAGTCTTCTGGTGATTGATTTTTGGACTTTGTTTGTGAGTATTCTATTATCTATAAAAGATATATTTTTGTTAAAATTATATTGGAAATGAAAGATAATAAACTCACGGACTTGGAAGAAAAGTTCTGTTTAGTATTTTCCTGTGGACCATCGCCGTATAATGGAAATGCTAATAAAACGTATGACTTGGTTTTCAATGGTTCTACTGGTATACTTAAAGACCCATTGAATGACAGTTCAAAAAGGGATGTAGAAATAGCTCTTGCTGCAAGAGAATTGATGTTGCGTGATGACATAAGAGACCGCATTGACCAGATTCAAAGTGAAAGCGTGGTCAATGCGGCCACACTCAGACCACGATTGACTGAAACATTGTTGAAAATTGCCGATGAATGCTCTACTCTGATGTGTGCAGATAAATTTGGAACCCCATTATCACCTGCCGCCTTACGTTCCGTTGCAGTCAATGCTATCAGCAAATTAACTGATATGTATGGAATTAAGGAAGATATTGCACACAAGGTGATGCTTGAGGGTACAAATGGTGATGGAATTGTGTTTAACCTGGTTATGCCAGAGTCGAACAAGGGGAATGAACTTGGTGAAGTGATTGAATAACAATAGTAATTATATAAGATGTCTTTAATTATGAACTCATTAATGATTGGTGATAAAATTACTATCCGATATTCAAAACAGCTTGATAAGAGTGGAAATAATATCTTGACCAATAAGACTGGTATTGTTACAAAATTGATGAAAATTGGTAAAAACATAATTGGTGTATATGCTGATGTAAAGGTTATGCGCCGCATAAGAAATTATTATGTGCCAGTTTGTTCCATTGAAGGGCCTGGGGAGATTGATAAGACAAGAACATTGAGCATTTTAAAATCAACAATATTATAATACAATATGAATATAGATTTAGCAAATGTATTTAGTGCGATTGGTACGATAGTGGCTGCGTATTTCGCTTATAATCAATATACTAAAAATAAAATAACAGATTTGAAAGTGGAATATTTTAAAAAAGAAGAGGAGCGCAAATCATATAAAAGAAGCGAAAATACAGCGAAAGTATTCGGCGAATTGTGGCGAATCTTATATGAGTTAAAGGCTGACCGTGTATATATAGTGCAACCGCACCCACTTGGACATGTGGCTTTTCTTTCAATACAATTTGAGGTAAAACGGAAGGGTGTATCTGGAATGTTAGAATCAATACAATCACTTCCTATGAGTGAAATAGCTGCTTTTTCAAAGGATTTAGCTGAGAATTTGTTTGTCTTTTATACAGATATAGACTGTGAGGTGAAAGACAAGGCGGCAAAATCATTAATGGCTGTAAATGGCTGTGAAGCAGTAGCAATCAAACGATTGAATAGTTCATCAGATTGGGTAGGGAATATATTTTGTGAATTTACGGATGCACAATATCCAGATGAAGATACTGTTCATCACGTACTCCATGAGGCGGCCATTAATATACAATATATTCTTCCTGAATATAGAGAGCGTAAAGTATAAAAACAGATTTAATAATTATATTATGAATACATTAAAGAAAGGTAGTCGTGGTGAGGATGTCAAGGTATTGCAACAGGCTTTGAACTTGATATCTGATGGAATTTTTGGCGATTTGACCGATGAGGCTGTTAAGGAATTTCAAAGATTGAATGGGTTGAAAGTCGATGGAATTGTCGGAAACAATACATGGGCAAAACTTGGTGTAAAGGATGATGGTGAGATAAAAAAGAGCGTGCGCAATATCAAGGAGATAATCATACATTGTTCAGACACGCCAGAAGGAAAGGACTTTACTGTTGCGGATATTCGTAAATGGCATTTGGCCCGTAATTTTAGTGACATTGGTTATCACTATGTCGTTTATAGAGATGGTTCGATTCACGAGGGAAGAGATGTTAATATTTCAGGTGCCCATTGTACAAATCATAATTCTATCAGTATTGGCATTTGTTATATTGGTGGCCGTGCTGCGGTAGGCACTGCACCGAAAGATACACGTACAGATGCACAGAAAAGGGCTATTGTGGATTTGTTGAAGAAGTTAAAGAAGATCTATCCTAATGCAACAATTCATGGCCATAAGGAGTTTGCTGCAAAGGCTTGTCCGAGTTTTGATGTCAAACGAGAGTATGCTGATATTTAAAAATGAATTGTTATGTTGAAGATACTGTTAAAAAAAATCTGGGTATATATCGTTATTGGTATATTGAGCGTAGCACTGTGGAAAAGCATGCACAAGACTGCGACATACTATAAGAAGGCAAATGTGCTTGAAAATACTATCAGTGATTTGAATCAACAAATCAAGTTCACTGAGATACGATTGAATGATTCGATACAGGTATATCAAGCGGAGGTTAAAAGCCTTAATGTAACGCAAGATAATTTAAAAGCAAAATATGACAAACTGCTTAATGCTTCAAAGCTAAAACCAAAAGATGTTAGTTCTGTTACAGAGATTAAGGCGATTATACATGATATTGATACTGTTCCTGCTGCTATAGATTCTCTTGGAGGTATCAGTACTAAACTTGAAGACAATTTTGTTAAGATAAATGTGGAGGTGTTGCCGGACAGGAATGTAGTTATAGATTATGAAATACGTGATAGTCTGACAATTGTTAATGTACAGAAGAGACGGTCTATACTTTGGGGATTAATTAAATGGAAAAAGCATAAAGGTGTTCGCGTAATAAACCATAACCCCAAAGCAAGCATTGTTAGTTTACAAACAATAGATGTTATAGAATAATGGGAAAGAAGCTTATAAAACCTATCACGCCGGAAAAACTAAAATTACTTGGTAAGGGTTCAACTGATAAGTTGAAAAAGATAAAAGACAAATAAGCTCTTACTTTTTGTTCATTTGATAAATTTAAAGGTGAAAAATGTGTGCCGTTCTGCTGTGAAGTAGCGCGGCATTTTTAATATCAAGCATTGATGTACTATTAATAGTAAAACATTAGTATGGCAAGATTAGAAAAACCAAGAGGACTTAATATAACATTTAAACCATCTGAAAGACAGTATGAATTGTGGAATGCTTTGCAACCTAATCATTGCGATAAATGTGGTGGTAAACTTGTTATGAAGCCAAATGGCTTTGACAAGAACGGTCATCAGATTTATCAAGCTACTTGCGACAAATGTGGAAATAGTGATATACCAGAACAAGTGCTTGGAGGTGGGTCCGCTGGTGGAGGTAAGTCATATATCGGATGTTGCTGGCTGGTTATTAGTTGTATGCAGTTTGAAGGAATCCGGATGGTTGTTGCTCGTAAAGTTCGTAAAACACTTTTGGAAACAACCTGGAACACTTTAAAGGATGTGTTGAGAGCTTGGGGGTTGAAACAAGATATACATTATCATATTAATAATTTGTTATACACTATCACATTTTGGAATGGTTCTGAAATAATAGCTATGGATTTGACACCCAGTCCTGGAGACCCGGACTTTAACTCTCTTGGTTCTTTGGAAATTACAGGGGGATTTATAGATGAGGTATCGGAAGTTTCTGAAAAAGCAGTTGAAGTATTAGCTTCACGTATTCGATATAAAATTGCAGAAACTTTCATAGTTGGTAAATTGTTTATGTCAACAAATCCATGTTTAACTTGGGTAAGATCAACTTTCGTTATGAACGATGATGGAGAGCCTGTAAAGTTACCTAAAGGCTATCGTTACATTCCTTTCAGTTTGTTTGATAATCCAAATGAACAATTTAGGGCAATTTACTATAACAAATTGAGCAAGCTCCGTAATAAAGCAGACAGAGACCGTTTGTTGTATGGCAACTGGTTGTTCACAACCAGTAATAAAATGGCCGCTTATTGGAATTTTGATGGTGATAAGCATCTTGTTCACAATCTTAGAGAACAGGTTTATGACCCGATGAGGCCGATTATACTAAGTTTTGACTTTAATGTCAATCCTTATATGAGCTGTTTGCCTATGCAGATAGACTTTGAAAACAAGAAAGTTTATATTTATCCAGAATACATCGGCTACCCAAAGGACAAGAGGAATAACACGCCTGCTTTTACCAAGTGGATAGCGTCACAGCTTGTTGCTGATGGTCATATTGGAGGTGCTCTTATTACTGGAGACCCGGCAGGTTTGGCTCGTTCAACTCAAACTGAAGATGGGGTGAATAATTTTACCATAGCCAATAAGAATATGACTAATTCAGTTCTAAAGCCAAAGATACAGCTTCTAAGCAAGCAACCGGCAATGGTAACGAGATTGGAGTTTATTAATGAACTATTGAGTGGATATGATGGATGGAGTGTATTAATAGATGCCCGTTGTCATAGACTAACTGAGGACTTTGTGTATCAGAAAAAGAACCCGGATGGCACCAAAGAGAAAAAGAAAGTGTTGAATGAAAATGGAGAACGTGTAGAGCGGTATGGACACTTTTCAGACTGTTTTGATTATGCTATGATTTATTATCTCGGTCAGGAATATTCTAAATATCGTACAGCAACTGTAGAGATAGTTACAACCATAGATATGGGAGAGACTGTTTATGGTGACTTTGACTATTAATAAATAAAAAACAAAAACATAATGGCATATTTACGCTTTCTTACAGATAAGGATTATTGCTCCATTGCGACAGAAGAGCACATGAAGCAAATTATTAGGGATGTCCATGAACGAATACCACAGGCCGAACAAAGAGCTGAAATGCAAATGTTGGAGTATCTTGACCAATATTATGAAATCGAGAAAGTATTGGCAGTAGGCAAAAATATCCGTGAATATAACATTTTCGTGTCTTATCCGGGACAAGTATGGATTAAGAAGGATGGAGATATATTCAAAACATTGACTTGTATCAATAGTTTGAAGAGACCGACCAAAATTGTATATTGGAGACAGATAGTCGAATTTATTGATCCGCTTCTTATTGATAAAGCAAAGAAGTATTCTCAGTTACGCACTTATTCAAAAGGCGAGGTCGTAAAATTTGGAACCGAATATTGGCAGTGTGCAACGCCTCATGGATATGATGCCGGAGATATTCATATACCTGGAGTTATAGTTTGGAAAGAAGCTGAAATTATAGCATGGGAGCCTAATCTTGAATGGGAGAAAAACATGGTCTGCTCTTTTAATGAGAGATTTTATCAATATCTTGAAGAGAAAACTGAAGATAGTTCTAACGAGCTTTCAGATTCGGAATTGGTATTGACGCCGGAAGAAGATGATAAATGGGGGTTGATAGGGGACTATTCAGAAGAGCTGGAATATGTGTATGCAGAAGATTCGCATGATTATGTTGTTGCTGAAGGAACCGTATTTTATCCTGTGATGAACCCGAATCCTGATGAGTTGGTAGAGGGTAAGAATATAACAAGGGATGATCCGAGAAACATCAATATAGTGGCTCACATGAGTCGGATTGCACTATATCATCTGCACTCAATCATATCGCCGACTAATATTTCGGAAACTCGTAGATGGGCATACGAAGATTCAATCACATGGCTATATAACGCATCTAAGTTTAAAATTAATCCACAGCTTCCGAGAAAACGAGAGCATGATTCCTGCTTGCCTAAAGTTGATTGGGCTTGTGAGACTTTTCATAGAGATTTTGACCCTTATGAAAATGCCTGGTTGATATAAATACGATATTATTTTCTTTCTTGTCTGTTGAAATAGGGTAGTATCTTATTCAGTGATTGGAGATGCTACCCTTAATTTATGAAGTGTTTTAATGTGAAAATAGTTTTAAAATATAAATTTGATAAAGATAATCGTGTTTAAAATTCAAATTTTAGATGTATATTTGCATTAGAAAGCGTAGTGTTTTATCACAAATTGTGTATAAAATGTGACATGAGCCTAAATATAAGGTGTAACAACTTGCTGATTTTCAGCTGCAAAAATATACGGATAGAGAGTTCCCCTGTCTCTCCGCAATAAACGCTGAAAATCAGCAAATTGCAAAATAAAC